GGGCGTGCAAATAAGGTGCGCTATAGACTAGACTTTCATACCTGCATCTATAAATCTATTAGAAGTCCCTTAGTATATAGTAGGAGGATTGGCAGCTTACCCCATAGGCCGCTGATCCTTTTGCTATATTGGTAATGTATAGTAAGGGAGGGAATACATAATGATATCATTTGCGTATACAGTACACTGTGACGAGTGTGCGACTCAGCAGCCGTTAGTAGCTCAGAAATTGACTGATGCACGATCTGAAGCTAGTAACCTGGGCTGGACCGCAGAGAAGATGGAAACAGGAGCACAACAATGGTACTGTCCTGACTGCTCCATGCAGAAACTACAGGCCGCACAACAAGGATAAGAGCGTTTATAGACTGCTACGGTGCTAGTTAATACAATTGCACTGGAAGCAGTCTTTCTGCGTTAATAGAGGGCGTGAGAGCCGTTAAAATGGACGTTATACTGGGCAGCATATAATTACTATTATTCCCGATTATTTTAAAATATATTCATTTATTTTCTATTAAGTTGTTGACTTTAAGGAAACAATCCTGTATTATATAGGTAAGAGGTAAATAACACATACTATATAAGAGGAGTGAGTTAGAGTGATTACTACAGTAGAGAAGCCGCAAGTGTTTGACATAGGAGGTATCTATAAGTTAGAGTTGGTGAAGACAGGATCGGGCTACTGCGGTGAGTATACGATTCTAAAGTCAGGTGCTACATATTCATTCGATGGTACAGGGATGACACGCAGGAAGATATTGCAGAAGTTTTGGGATCGGGCTAAGAAAGTTGACCCGAATATTTCAAATAAGGGAGGGAGATAGTGTGATATCATTCAAAGATAGACATACTGCCCACTTAATCTTCGTAGAGCAGCTAGACGGACAGTTCGTAATTGATAAGGATAGCAGAGAACTGTTTGTAGTAAACAAAGCGGATCGTACGAATGTGGAGCACGCACTAAGAAATGGTCAACATCGTGTAATCGTATGGGATGTTAATGGTAACTTGAAAGCTAAAAACTATCTATAATAGGAGGAAATTAAAATGACAAAAACATACAAAGGGTTTGAAGCGTTAAAAAGAATGATGGACGGTTGGATTCAAAAAGAGGACAAGCCATTCAACATCTATCGGTTTGAAGATGGGATCGTTAAGGCTAAGAGCTTAGGGGCAGATTGTTACTTAGACACTAATATCAATATTAACCTATTCTTCAATAATACATTCGTAGACTATGTGGAGCCATTAGTAGCAGGTGACACGGTTAAAACTACAATAATGGCTGGTACTCTATATGGTGAAGTAGAAGCAGTATTTGAAGAATATGGTACAACCTGCTTCCGCTTCAAAGGTAACAAAACTCCTTACCGTGTAGATAAGGCAACCCGTATTGAGAAAGATGAATTAGCCGCACTAAGAAGAAAAGCTACATTCGAACAATCAGGCCGCATGGTGGACGAGTTCCGTAAAGGAGATATTGTCAAGTTTAAAGTAGCAGGTTACGAGTATATAGCAGAAGTTATGCAACAAGGTCTTGGTAAAGATAAAATGGTAGAGTTTAGAAATGCGTACTCAGGTATTGTACCTGGTAGAGATATTACACCAGTTAAGTTCGCTACATATATTGATGCTACTGCTCCTGAATATGTTAAAGTCGATCCAGTAGCTCCCTGCACTGCTCCAATGTTAGGTGCTATGGTAACACCTAACAACTACAATGTGGGAGGACGACTATAATGGCTAAGAAACCTTTTGCTTGGGACACTGAAGAATTGATTAAAGAGTTCAATACACATGAGAAAGTAAAGCATGAAGTATATAAGTGTACGTTAGCAGGATCGTCATACGTTGTTATCCTTACTTATAAGCTTACGAATGAAGGTTGGAAGTTTAAGAAGAATAATACGATGTTGAAAGAAGTATTTGATATTGCGGCCGATGCAGTAGCAGGATCGGACATATGGTAATTAGCTTACCACTGTTCGGTATCATGTTCGGGTTCTCTATGTTCATAGTTGGTACGGTGTCATACTGTATTGGTCATAGTCACGGAGTAGATTGGATACTAGATGAGTGGGAAAGGAAAAGGAGGAGAGATTGGTAATGAGTAGCGATATGGGTGTATGTAACTTTTGTGAAGAAACGTTCTCAAGATGTGGTGAGTTTGTAGGATGTGAATGTGGCAAGAGCTGGTGCAGTGAAAGTTGTGCAGAAGCAGATGGATACCAAGAAGAGGAAGAAGGTTATACTCCTCCTGGTAGTAATTGGAGACAGGATACTAGCTGCGACTATTGTAGGAAAGAGGATCATGACGATGATACACTACTAGAATATGCATTAGAACTGCTAGGTATGACAAGATACGAACTAGTAGATAAATATAATAGTAAATAAGTAGTAGCTCCCTGCACCAGTGGGGAGTTTTTATTTATTATGTCAATTATTTAGTAGCTCCCTGCACCAAGTGGTAAAACGTTAGTAGCTCCCTGCACTGGCTATTCGTTTGGCAGCAGGGCCGCATGATCGTCAGAATATTCAGACTATTTATACTTTGCAGCATTCAGGTTTATAAATGTTCTGACTATTCAGAATTGTATTTCGGATCGGTGGGACTGTCAAGTAAATTTACTTTACATATACGTTTGATCCTGTTTTGAAATAGATTTAAATTCCCTATAATAGAAGGAAAAGTTTTTTAAATTAATTTTGGTTATATTGTTGACTTTTGGGCAATATATCTTTAGTATAGGTATCAAGCAATAACAAAACTTGATAAGGACGTGTGATACATGAATCAATTTAAAGAAGCTAATTTTACTATTTGTGGTGAAGGTATTCAATTAAAAGGTTATGCAACGATTGAAAGAGTTTTATATAGTGGAGGTTGGGAACTTCCTTACTTCCCTAAAGAGTCAGTGGAATTATTTATGCAAGATAACTATAGTGTAGGGATTAAGTCATGGTATATAGAAGAAAATGACACTTATGTATTAGCAAGCACTTTTGATAAGGATATAGAAGAACATGAAACATTTTGGTGGACTGGTGAAAAAATAGAACATAACGGAGAAACAATTCACGTATACTGTTTAGACGGTTTAACGTGGGAACGAACGGAGGAGAAGGAAATGGAAAACAATAACGTATCATTAGAAGAGTTTAAAGCACATATGGACGCTACTGTAAATGAAATAATGGATTTACTGCATGAAGGGGAAGACATAGAAGGTTACAACGTTACTATATCATTAAATGGTAAATCAATTGAAATAGACATGAATGCAGACTTATACGCAAACCTAGAAAACATTATAGATGATGAAATTGCAGGTATTTAAAAAAGTTTTAAAATGTTGTTGACTTTAAGACAACAAACAATTATACTGAGTATAGAAATTAAAAAACAAATTAAATGAAAAGGACGTGTCAATTATGGAAGAAAGAACAATTTATGTATATCAATATGATGAGTTAACAGTGAGTGCAAAGGAAAATGCTCGTAAATGGTTTGCAGAAAGTTTAAATGAAGAATTTAGTTATGAGACTGAATGTATCTCTGAGAACATGCAAAACGTTTTAGAAAACAAAGGTTATAAAGATTTCGATTTAAATTGGTCTTTAAGTCATTGTCAAGGTGACGGAGTAGCGTTTTATGGTACATTGTTTACAACTGAATTAGTCAAGTTAGCAGAACGTTTATTATCTGATAAGGAGTATAGACGCTTGAAAGCAATTGCAACTGGTGAAGACTTCTCTATTGAAATAAATCAAGTGGGATATGGACGTTATCACCACTGGAATACAATGGAAACATATCTAAATGATGAACATGTTTTCAGTGACTATCCTAAAGTTTGGGAACTGCTACAAAAGTTAGAACGTGCCGTTTCTAATGATATAAAGGATATTAGCAGAGAACTAGAAAAGCAGGGATATGAAGAAATTGCATACTATTTCTCAAAAGAGTCTATAGAAGAAAATATCCGTGCAAACGAATATGAGTTTGACGTGGACGGAGGTAGAATATAATGACTAAATTTAAAATTATAGACGGTGGGGACTCTTCTGTATCTTTCCTATCAGAAGAGAAGTTAAAAGAACTAGCAGTTTACTACTATGACAATTCGGATGATGTAAACGAATATGATTTTACAAATTTAGAAACTGCAATTGAATTTGTTGAAAGAGTTGATAAGGTGGAGTTATTCAACATGTCACCACGTCAAAAAGAGATTCTAGAAGTGTTTAGCAGAAGTTTAACGCTATTAAATGATGAATGTAGGGAAGACGATAACTTTTGTGAATTGGTTGCAAGTCTATATGCTTTTAACCGTGCTATTGATAACGTAAATAGAGAAGTTTGTGAGATGATAGAAGGGGAATGATTTTCCCCTCTGCATTTTAGGATCTTAATTTGTGTCAAGTAAATTTACTTGACAGTTAAAACAAATAAAATTCTTTTTAAAATGTTGTTGACTTATAAGCAACAATGAATTATACTGAGTATAGAAATTAAAAAAAAAACAAATTAAATGAAAAGGACGTGTCAATTATGACAAACGAAATGATGAACGTACAATTAACTGTAGCTTTAGGGGAAGAACAAGAAGAACGCTTATACACTTTCTTACAAGAAGAATTATCTCATAATGAGTTCGTTGTGCTTGATGAAATTACAGTGGACACATATTTACTTGAAACACAAAAGGAAAACTTATTTGCTTACAATGTTGGTCACATTATGAATCATTTAAAACGTGAGGTTGCAATGGATTTAATTAACGATGATATTGGTTGGGAAGAATTGAGAAAGTCTATCCTACATGCACAAGAAAACTTGTGTGAGTCTGCAAATGGATTGATTCAAGCACTTACAGACTGGAAAGCACTTATTTTAAGAGGAGCCGAACTTGATGGAAACGGGCATTTCATTTCTCCTTATGACGGAGAAGAACACGAAATAAAGTTCGAAGGTTTAGACTTGTTAGTCTATAAGGCATAGTGGAGGGGTTTCCCCTCTGCTACTGTCAAGTAAATTTACTTTACACCAATTGCTGCTATATCGCCGATCCTAAATATAGATTAATAAAATTCTTTTTAAAATCTTGTTGACTTTAAGACAACAAACAATTATACTGAGTATAGAAATTAAAAAACAAATTAAATGAAAAGGACGTGTCAATTATGAAAGAATTAAATTGTAATGAGGTTGTAAATCAGTGGGGAAATTTTGGAGATAATAACCCTATCGAATACGGTACTAAGTTTGTAAAGGCAGATACAGAAAATGAAGGTTGCTATCATGTTATTGTTGTGGAGAGTCTTGCGTGGACTCAAGGAGAAGACGGTTGGTTTCTATCTCAATGTTATGTGGATTTAAATGATACTTGGATTGATTGGAATAAGATTACAGAGTTTTCAGGGATTCAACGCTATGATGAGACAGAGGAAGAATATAAAGCGTCTGCACTAGTCGAATATTACGGCATTTACGAGTTCAACGGAGAGCCACTTTCTAATGAGTTTGGCGTGGACTTTAACGGGGTTGTAAATGAAGTGAAGAAAGAAGCAGAGGTTATTGCACTATTAAATGAATATGATATCATGCTAGAACGTAAAGAGGAGGTATTGAAAACAACTGTCATCTATAATAATGAAAGTGAGTTCTTTTATACTCTGAAAGATGACGTGGAAAGTATTAGTGAAACTGTAGACGGGGAAGGAGTTCTACATTTAAGTGATTATAATAAAATCGTTGTTAGCGAGTCATTAGAACAACTTCAAACAATGCTAGAAGGTTATGACGTTGAAGTCATGACAGAGGAAGAGGAGGAAGAAGACAATGAGTAAAACTATACCTCTTCATGAGATTGAAAGCTTAATCTCTCAACTAGAAAAACATACAGACAATGACAAAGAACTACTATCAAAGGTGAAAGAGCCAACATTAAGAGCACGCTTAGAAGGTAAAACGGTAACATATGATTATGTTATAGGAAAACTCATATTCATTATGGAAAGGAGTTTATAACATGTATAGCGTTCGAGTGTACTTTATACACCCACGAAAAGGCTTGATAGTACGCTATCTCACGTTTGATACTTATACAATGTCAATGGACTGTTATTACACGCTAACAGGTGAGAGGGAAAGCAAAACATATCCTAAAGACTTATATTTCAATCTAGCTACTATCACGCATACGGCAATTGGTGAACTGTTTAATGAGAACTCTATAGAGTGCGAACTACTAGCAGAATATCTAAGCAAAACTATTTAATCATTCTAGGATCTTAATTGGTGTCAAGTAAATTTACTTGACACTGATATCTTAATAAAAATTCTTTTTAAAATGTTGTTGACTTTAAAGCAACAACATGAGATAATGATTACAGAAACAAATAACAAATAACTTATGAAAAGGTGGAAATTACAATGACAAACACAAATACTTACAACGGTTGGGCAAACAGAGAAACATGGTTAGTGAACGTACATTTTGGGAACGAATTAACATCTTATATCGTAGAACAAGCAACGGACGGTATAATTGATATCACACAAGACGAGGGAACAATTAGAACGGACATTGAAAGAACGTGTGAGAGTTACTTTGATGACATGCTAGAAGAGGAATTAAACGGTTTAGGAAGCTTCTTATCTGATTACATTGACTTATCTCTTATTGACTGGGACGAAATAGCAGAGCACATTTATAGCGATGACATTAAAAATATGATTGACGAACTAGAAGCAAGTGAAAATGAAGAAGAGGAGGAGGAAGAAGAGTAAAAACTCTTCTCCTTCAAAGGAGGTTATAACAATGACAAAACCGATGACGTGGAAACAACAACATTTATTAAACCAATTAGGAAACGTACTAAACGATTTAGCAGAGCAATGCGAACTAGATGATAACTTTCATGAAATTATGATTGACAATAACGATATTATTCCGATGTCTTTAGACGAACTAGCTTTTGAGTGGTTTGCAATAGCACAAGGGAAAGAAAGAAGGAGGATTGACGGTAAATGAGAGAGTTCGTGAAGGAGAATTTAAAAGGTAGTTTAAGAGTATTGGTATACGGGACTATTGGTTACTTATTAATGGTATTATATTCATATCTAATTGCACTAAGCTATACAAACTAAATGAAAAGGACGTGTATATTATGTTAGCATTATCAGAGTGGAAAGACGTACTAAGAAACTTATCAGAGGAAGGGGAAGAGGTAGAAGTCATATGGTTAGAAAGCACTAATGAATACGTACTATGTCATGAGTCAGAACTATATGAGGATGGATTCAAGACAGAGGAGGAAGCAAATACAAGGCTAGAAGACATATACAAACAACTATCAGATAGTGAAGAGTTTAAAGCATATGACAATGCTAGTTATAATAGATATCAAGATATGATGAGAGAAGCAGGACATAAAGAAAGTGACTTCATGTAGAGGTCGCTTTTTTCTTTTGTTCATTTTAGGATCTGAATTTCTGTCAAGTAAATTTACTTGACACCTCCAAGCTGCAACTTTCGACAATTCGACCTATTCATACTATTCTGAATTGTCTGACTATTACCCCACCCCGTGCTGATCCGACCATACGTTCGTATATGCGGCCCAGGGAACCTAACCCCAGGCTCGAATTTTTCCGAAAAAAATTTTTTGGTTCTAATATTGGACGTATCTTAAACGGACTTGAAGGTTCCGATCCGATGCCCCGTGTCATTCCCCTAACTATAGCCCCGTTTTAAGCCCCCTAGAAGCCCCCGTAACAAGCCCCGTAGTAAGGTAATGTAATTGCACTAGTAAGACCCTCCCCGTGCTTATACGAGGTTCTCCGCAGCCCAGCTATGCCCGATAAGTGGATTATAAAAAATCCGAAAAATTTTTCGTGAGGGGTAGTACTAACTTCCATAATTTACCAGTTAAGCAGCAAACCGAAAAAGAAAAGACTCTAATTAAAGAGTCCCTTGAATGCCGATATGATCCTGTTCTTACGTGCCGATATCTCATGTTTCTTTCTCATGTCCATCTCCATTGCCCGTATCTCTCTCCATGTACTGCCTAAAGGGTGGAAGCTTCGATACATGTCACTGCATCTCCACTCCTCTCCTAACGGTATATGTAACGGCACACCGTACTTGGTTAACCTAGCGGCCTTAATCTTGTCGTCTATGCTCATGATTACAGGAAACCTTTGATGATTCCTAGTTCGTTACCTAAATGAGGGGTAGGTTCCTCGTCTTCATCTTCTTCCACACTATCCACACGAGCTTCGTTAATCACCCCGTGGTATACGTTACCTGTTGTTACGTTCTCGTGCATATCCCACTCGTCTATCCATACGGTAGTGTCCTCACAGTTTACATCTAAATTCACATCAGCAGCCAGTGCTTTCTCTATTGCATCCTGCTCACTTGTTGCTCCGTTTACCTCTACGATCACCTTTGCTACGGCTGGTACTGCTACAAAGTATGTTTTACTCATATTAGTTTCTCCTCTTTTCGTCTATTTTTGATATTTCGTATGGACGTTTCTCTCTACATAGTTTACATCGGGTACACATGAGAGACCTGCAATCCCAGTGCAGTTCCCTCCTCCACCTGTGTATCCTAATCTTACATAGTAATTTACCTATCATTTTTTAACCTTCTGAGGTTCAAAGTGACCTTTTAGATACTCATATAGTTCTTTAGCATGTCGTGTTGGAATCTCATAGTTAGGTACGTGTTTTCTCTCGTTGAACGACTCTTTATCGCAAAGGTTGAGCAGGAAACCCTGCCCGTCCTTTAACTTTCCAACTTGGAACGCATAAACTTTAATCATATGTACCCTCCTAGTTATCCTCTAAGAATTTTTTAAACTGTCTTCGGTATGTAGAACTCTCTGAGATGAACTCTGCTAGGATCATATATGCTTTGTATTGCCCTGCTTCTGTCCAGTCTTCTTCACTTACGACCGCATACGGTACTGGTTCCCCGTAGTTACCACAGTCATGAACGTAGTTGGTTGCCCACATCGAATCTGTGTCTTCGCAATCCTCCCATAAGTTCATCTGCTCGATAGTGATGTATCCTTTACCTCTGCACCACATCATGAAGCTACCTGGTTTTAAATAGGTATCAAAGTAGTCTAAGAAGTCCTCTCCTGCTTCCATTTGCCACGCTACAATCTTGTCATATACTTCGTACTTATTCATATTAGTTCCCCCCATTCAAAAGGTTGTGTTCGTCTTTCAAAGAAGTGGTCAATATCCATCTCAGGTTTAAGACTTAAAAACGGATGTTTAGCGTTATCATAGTACCCACTTAGTACGGTACAGAGGTAGTATTGTACCCCTTTACCGTCTAATGGTGGAACAAATAGTATGGTAAGGTCTACCGAGTCACGACCTTCTCTATGTTGGAACTTATCCCCTTCTCTGTACTTTGCCATTATAACCCTCCTTAGTTAGCTTTGAAGTTGTAAAGTGGTTTAATCGTATGTACGATGTCCATTGTATCTTTTGTGTTGTTAACGATCTCTTCCATTGGTTTGTAAGCCATTGGTGCTTCGTCTATCGTGCTAGTACCTACGGAAGTTGTCCATACGTCTTTCATCGTTTTCTCGAAGTCTTCTAGTTTGATATTCTCTTTAGCTTTTGTACGGCTCATAAGTCGTCCTGCTCCGTGTGGTGCTGAGAAGTTCCAGTCTTCATTACCTTTACCTTCTGCGATAAGAGAACCATCACGCATGTTGATTGGTACGATAATACGTTCACCTTTCTGTGCAGATACTGCCCCTTTGCGAAGAACCATGTGCTCCATGTCAATGTAGTTATGGATCGTTGTGAATTGGTCAGTGATTAACCAACCCATATGAGACACGATTTCATCTACCATCGCTCTACGGTTTTGGGCCGCATAGAACTGAGCGATCTTCATATCGTGCATGTAGTTCTTGAAAGCTTGTCCTTCTACGAATGCTAGTTCTTTCTTGATTTTAGGTTTCTTGATACCACGTAGGGCCGCATGAATCTCTTGTTGTCGTCCTTCACGTTTTAGTTGTTCAACTAGCTCTTGCTTTGCATCACGGACGCTCATAAGCTCATTGTACGCTACACGTTGGTAATGTTCTGCTACTTGTTTTCCTAGATTACGAGAGCCTGAGTGGATTACGATGTATACTTTACCATCTGTATCTTCATTTAATTCGATGAAATGATTTCCCCCGCCAAGAGTACCGATGCTTTTCTGTGCGCGATCCGTGTTGAATGGTGCAATTACGTCTTTTAAGTTTACTAGATTAGAGAATCGGTGTGCTTTATCACGGATATCGTAACCGCTTGGTACGAACTTACGGATTACATCGTCCAGTTTATCGAAGTTGATTTCGTCTTTATGTTTGTTAATTACTGCAACTTCCATACCGCAGCCGATGTCCACACCTACTAAATTTGGCACTATCTTGTCTGTAATTGTCATTGTAGTTCCGATTACACAACCAGCACCTGCGTGTGTATCAGGCATGATACGGATGTTGCTTCCTTGTGTGAACTCTTGGTTACACAGTTCTATAACTTGCCCAATTGTAACATCGTCCACGTTATCTGTAAATACCTTTGCTTGGTTATATTTTCCTTGTAGTTCTATCATTTTAATTTCCTCCCTTTTCTATCGTGTGTAGTTCTGTTTTTCCGCATTTATTACAAGCCATGATGATTGTTCGCGATCCGTCTTCATTTACTTTGTCGTACTCTTTATCGCAGAAGCAACATGTATGCTCGAATATACTCATTAGCTTCGCTATGATAAGGCTACCACACAATGCCGTTCGCCACGTCTCGGTCGTATTTGTCCTTTGATAACTCGTTAACCAATTCAATGATTTCGTTAATCTTGTTCATTACCTCTATCTCAGATGGCATACTCTCTACAATCTGAAGGGAGTGGAAGTTCTCGTACGTTTGTACGTGCTTCTTTAACGGTTCAATCTGCTTCATTATTAATCCTCCTTAGATGATGCTAAACATATTAGTATACCTAGTGTCCAGTAGTTACGAGTTAAGTAGAATACGAACGCAGTTAATGCAATGACTCCTACATTATGTAGTAGGATTGTTACCCACTTGTTCATGTTAATCCCTCCTAAAAGTTCCAAAAGAAGTCAGCTTTTCCACATTCTCGGCAGAACTTGATGATTATACCTGACTTGTCCTTATGAGTACAAATGTCCTGAATCCTGCGATTTGTTAATTGTAACTTTGTAATCGCAATCTCTAACTCCGTTTGTTTTATTGCTTTAACCATTGCCAACTGATCCCGTTCTTCCCTTAGTTCATCCATTGTCATAATCTCACCTCATTTCATATTAGCGAACGATTCTTCTAGTGCCTGTAGCTCGATACGCTTCTTCTCTATTTGGGACTGTAACTGTATCTTTTCTCGTTCGTTATCAGCAATCGGATTGTCGTACTCGAACTTACCTGTCCTGCGCCAATGTTGGTACACTACCTTTTGGTGTGCAGTAGATATCTTGAACTGATTGTTCATAAGGTATTTATTTGTTGCCACCATTAATGACGCTACCTTGAATGGGTGAACGTCTACCTTTTTAATTGTCATATACTCTGATCCAACTACACGGTGCCCGTAGTGAGCTTCAGGGTCTTCAAACAAAATAGACTCTTTACCGCAACTATAACCTACTACTGTACCTAGTTTGGCACCTTTACTCGTACTACACTCTACAACGGTTCCAATACTCAGCGCCTTATCTAACGGTGTGTTATACGATAGAGCACGTTTTAGATACTTCGTAGCAAACTCTAAATGAGCCATGTCCAAGTATTCTAATTCTTCGAAATGTTTCATATTAGTCCATCTCCGCTCCGCACTTTTGACATATTTCTAACTCCGTAGAGCAATCAGGACAGTATTTAGGAGTACGTGAATTGTGGTGCATACGCTCCTTCTTACAATGCTTACACTCATATTCAGTAAACGCTTGCATTGCTAAACCGTTTCGTAAGTAGAAACAGGTCTTACACTCCTGACTACGGACACGACCTTCTTTATATGGATCGTTCTCGTAGTTATCTAACTCGTTCTTTCTGTTCTTGTAATACTGTTTAGCCCAGTGCGTATCCATCTTAATCGTTTCTTTAACGTCTTTCATACTTATTCCCCCTCTACATCTTTACGTATAACTTCCCAAGACTCACGATCCTCTAAGCAATCACCATAACCAACTTCGTCCCCTGGTTCATAGTAATCATTCATATACTGGATACACGTATCACAGTAATAAGTCGAGGTTACAGTACCCTCATCTGCGGCCTTAACGCACTGTAGGGTACTTCCTTTCTTAAAACCTCGTGTACATCCCCAACACTTACGATCCTTACGAATCTTAACAGGCTTATCTAGTAAAATGTCCATAATTAACTCCTTAGTACATAGATTTAAATGGTTCGTTAGACCCTTCTTTAAGGAAAGAAGGTAAGACCTCTTCTGCCCAGTCTTTCTGTAGCTTACTGCTTGTCTTACCTTTCTCATCTACTTCACGATAATGGATCATACCGTCCTTAGAAGTTCTAATTACAACCAGTCTCTTCTTACCGTTTGACCAAAATCCGTTGTATTTCATTGTTGCACCTTCTAGTTGTTATTTTTCGTTCTGTGCCGAAGCTGCTTCTTGGAATGCTTCTTGTAAAGCAGTCAGTCTTCGTGGATGGTACGCTCGTTTCTTATGTACTTCTAGCTGCTGTTCCACTTGTTTTAAACAGTTCTGTAAATCCTTGGCTAATTTCGGGTTACTTGCTACTAGCATTTTAATAGGTGTGGCTATCTCGGTGAAGTTCTTCGCTTGTCGTCTCTGTCTTTGTAAGGTGATGAGGTCTTCCGTATACTTCACCTTGTCATCGACCGATTCATCGAATAACTCTAATGCGTGTAATAGGTCTAACTGCATTTCGTTCATTCGTTTAACGTCTTCGGCTGCTAGATTGTATGTTTTAGCGTGTGTTACAAACACATTGATAGCGCTTTGGATATCAGATACTAGAGTTGTAGTGTCGTAAGCAGAAGGTGTTAGCCCTAACTCCTCTGCTCGTGCTTTCTCTTTATCTTCCTCAGCCGCTACACGTAACATGTCATATGCTTCTTGGATGTCTGCTTTAACCTTTACTGTCATCTTTCCTGCTTCTAATACACCTTCGATTAGTTCTGTAGCTCTTACTAAACTCATAATTATACCTCATTTCGTATTTTTATTAGTAGTTCTCCAACGATTCTGTTGTCTTCTTTCTAATCGTCTCAACCGTGTTAACTCTTTATTTTGACTATCAATAATTTTCTGTAGGTTCACATTTTGTTGTGTAGTTTTTACTACCTCATCATATATTTGGTAGTATTCGCTAACATGTACGTAAAGTTCCCCATCTATGAACTTATCTTCATGTTCTTTTACGTCCATGATTCTCGTTAACTCCTGTCATGATTTCTAATTTCGTATCCTTAATTAGGATCATTAACTCTTTCACACTAGTTACCTCGCTATCTCGTAACTTCTTGTCCAACAAACCTACGCAAGCTTTCTCTACGTTAGCGTAGTAACCGATCTCTTTGAAACCGAATTGAGGTGGTGCTCCCTCTTCTGTTTTCTTTTTGTATCTTTGATTGATAATCACGTTATTCGTATCGGACGTAAGCTTATAATCTTCACCAATAAAGATTTCCATGATTGTTCCCCCTATCTAATATATTTAGGTCTCTGTGTAACAATGATGGTCTCTGTGTTGACGTGTCCTAGTTGCTTGAACCATCCGTTATCGAACCAGTGGTCTTCATATCGTTTTATCTCTACCTGCTCTTTCCACTGTTGCGCTACACCGTTGTAAACCTCGTCACATACTTGAACCTTCTTTACGTAACCCATTTGCGTAGGTTCCAACATTATTCACCCTCCTTTTTAAGGTGAGCTTCATAGTCTTCTTTTGTTGCGTTTGTCTTGTTGACCGCTAAATCGTCATCCCACTCGAACTCTTCTGAAGACTTTACAGACTCTACGTGAGTCATTACGTCCATTCGTACGGCTACCTGATGTTCAATCTCCTCTAACATAGCTTCGTCACTAGCAAAGTCATACTCACCATTAGCGTCTACTATGTACATTTCTACTTTGTATACTTTTGCCATTATTGACCCTCCTTGCTTAATTTTTTACGGTACACCTTGAACTCGTACTTAAATCCTACGTCCTCTGTACCTTCTTCTCCGAAGCACTCTCGGTAGTCCTCTTTCACAAGACTAGGGAAGAAACTATCTGCTTCGAACTCTTTTTCTAGTTCAGTGAGGTATAATCTATTAGCGAATGGCATAAACTGCTTGTATACGTTTGCACCACCGATAATCATAACCTCTCTGTACTTTTTCAGTTCACTAAACACTGCGGCCACACTTGGTAACACGAGTACAGACTCATGTGGGTTGTAACTCTCGTCTCGACTCAGTACGATATTAATTCGTCCTGGAAGTGGTTTACCGATGCTCTCATATGTTTTTCTACCCATTACTACAGGCTTGTTATATGTATGCTTCTTAAACCACTCGAAATCTTCCTTACAACGCCACAGTAACTTATTGTCTAACCCTATCTCGTTGTTCTTACCGATAGCTGCGATTAATGATATCTCCATGTTGTTCACCTCCTGTTGTTGTATCTGTACTTAGTATATATCCATTGTTGTATTATAGTCAACAACTTTTTTAAAAGTTACAGAAAAAAAAAATAACTAGGTGTCATAACCTAGTTATCTTCTGCATATTTTAGTTCTGTAGACTGGCTCCACAGACGTTGCCCTTCCTCATTATTGATGAGAACGGGGATCGCTTCCTCATCTACAGCGTAGAAGTATCGTCCATCCTCTGTTTTAAAGATAAGGGAACCATCGTCTAACTTACCGACAACGGCTCTATCATCTTTACGTAGAGACTTAATCTTCTTCCATCCATAGAATAACGCAAACAGTACACCTGCAAATCCTAGAATGATTATAATGTTATCCCATAGGATCATTGTCGTACCTTCCTAGCTACAGTCTTCATTGCGATTGCACCCATCACCACGTCAACTGCATCGTATAACTGCTCTAACGTACCTTTATTAACGATAGTATAGTCTGCGTGCATATTTCTAACATACGTCTCTGTCTCGTGGTTCATCTCTGCGTGCGTGAAGGAATCACCTGCTTCTACTGCCCGTTTTGTCCTTACCTTCTCAGGTGCTATGATTTTAATGATGTGGTACCCTTCTTCACGGCAACGCTCTAACTCGTTGTGTTGGCGCAAATCGGTAATAACAGGCATAAACTTTGCTTCCGATCCTGTGATGTTATAGTTGGTAGCGACCAACCTGACATCCTCTATCTTCTTGAAGCACTTATTAATCCAGTAATCCTCGCCAAACAAGTAACGCATAAGTTGCCCGTATAGCTGGTACCCTTTACGGGGCTTCGGTGTTCTAGGTATATGATTGTACGTGAAGTGGAAGTCACGCTTTAACTCATCGGCAAATGCAAACTGTACCATACCGTACTCCTCGTCCAAGTACTCTGCTACCGTAGACTTACCTGAACGAAACTCACCTGCAATCGCAATCTTAATCTCTTGCATGTCTACTCTCCTCCTTATAGTCCCACTGAGACCTTACCTTTAATGGTTGGGTGTGGATCGTATCCTTCTAACTCGAAGTCGTCTATCGTATAGTCCTCGATATTATCATGGACTGTTTTAACCGTTAACTTAGGTAACAAGCGTGGCTCACGTTGTAGCTGCTCTTTAACCTGCTCCATATGGTTAAGGTACACATGTGCGTCACCTGCCGAGTAAACAAGTTCTCCCACTTCAAGTCCCGTCATCTTTGCAATGATATGTACTAATAGCGCATAACTAGCGATGTTAAAAGGTAGTCCTAAGAAGATATCGTTACTTCTCATCGTAAACATTAAGCTTAACTTACCTTCTGCCACATATAACTGAACTGCATAGTGACATGGTGGTAATGCTACCGTACCAAGTACAGACGGATTAAACGCAATCATTAGCATACGTCTTGAATCAGGGTTTGTTTTCACTTGCTCAATTAAATCTTTCAACTGGTCAATGTTATCACCGTTCCAGTTACGCCACTGCGCTCCGTAGATATCACCTAACTTGAATCCACATGCTTGTGCGTTCTTCAAGAAGTACTCTTTATCCATCTCACCTCCATGCTCTTTATACCAACGATAAGCGTCATCATCCCAAATGTGTACGTTATTATCTAATAAGTACTTTAAGTCCGTGCTCCCTTTAACAAACCATAACAGTTCTTGTGCCACGATACGGAAAGGGACTCTTTTCGTTGTAAGTAACGGGAACCCTTCCGCTAGATTAAACCTCATCTGAGCACCGAATACAGACATCGTACCTGTTCCCGTACGATCCCCTTTCTTTACTCCCTTTGTGATAACTCTTTCTACTAGTTCTAGATACTGCTCGTCCACACTATTAATCATTTACTTCTACGCCCTCCTGCTCTGACTGCCACTCTTTTAACCATTTCGGTACGAATGCGTCTTCCTTCACTTCTCTATGTGCGGTCGTATTAATGCACTTAAAACAGTACATGTGCTTAATATGATCCTTTTCTTTTAACCTACTTTTCTTTCTATGTATCTGAGTGGTGTTGCCGCACTCTGTACACTCTAAATATGTTGACGCTGTTTTTGTTCTGCTTCCTGAAGCCATTATCACCCACCTCCTATAGTTTCTATTATACCATGACTCTAGTATTCTAACTTAGATATAGTTAGGTTTTTCTAGGTCGTGGCGTTTGGAGAACATCCGTAATGCTTCCTTCTCCTCATCCCCTGGTGTACGGTTTCCGAATCCTCTAGCTTGTACAATACGATTGTCCATAATCTCTACTGTAACAAGCGATGTATCTATTTCGTCCTTCTCTCGTAGGAACACGATGATGGACTTTCCTTGTGCTACACGTCTCACATAGGACGCTACGCAGTGTTGTAATGAGTTACCTTCCGTGATGATATCCTTTGGTTCTTTAGGTAGGATAATCTTGTAACCGTTTAGACGATCCGTAGCAAGGTTTTGGTATCGCTCTACTTGTTTGTTGAACAGATTTATCGTATCTGCATCCAAAGCAGAGTTATAGTTACGTGCTACAATATCGTGCATTGTTCTGAGATATCTTGGGTATTTGTCGAATCGTTCACATCCTAAATCCATACTCATTCTGTAATAATCTTTGTATTCATCGAACGCTTTCCTGAAGTCTAACCCTTGACTGAAGTAACATTCGAATAGTAAGTACTCTAGAAGCCTATGTACATTAATTTGTTCTCGTTGGAACACGTAACCCCAAAACGTCCAGTCACTAACTGTACCTTTCTTACTTCTATGTCGGTAAAGCTGCTCTACGTATGAAGTTACACCTGCTACCTGCATAAATGCCTTTAGTCTCTCATCTGAGAAGTATTTTTCTTCTAAGTTCTCGATGTGTTTCACGTAACCTCGGTAGTCATCCATGTCTTTCTGCGTTAGCCATGCCATTTCTTTAGCACTATCTATGAGACCATTACCCGTCATACCATGCTCCGTCATGAACTTATACTGCGCTTTTGTTAGTCCAAACACTTCGTGTAACTTCCTGACATCCTTTGTTGTAGCTTCCTGAATTAAGTCTCTTAACGTTGATGACGGTTTACTAACATCTAACCCTGCCTTATGTAACAGCTCTAACTTGTTGTATTTCGTAATGAGTCGAATGAGTGCTCTTGATGTCATACTGACTCGTTCTTCCCCGAACGATCCAATCGCACTTAACATCGTTTGGTACATTCCTTTATTATCCTCTACCGACACCATATCGAAGAACGCTTTTACACTTTCACCTTGGTTGAATACGTCTCTACTCCATTCCTTTCGTCTAGGAATTACGAGGTCTAAGTTAGGGATGTTGAATCGTACGTCTCTACCGTTACGTTTAATGAAGTAATCCTTGTTGCGTAAGTCATAGAACACCTCTGATAGCGCTTCCCTTTCGTTATGCTCGTGGATTGCGTAGAAGTGGAACGAGTAACTTGTTTTCTCTATCATGTAGTACTTCACATTACCGATTGTACCCGATACCTCCATTTCTCCATTTTTTAGCTCGTCCAACACTTCTCTAAAACCTTTTTCCAAATCTATCATCTCCTCTATTAAGTCTGTATTGCTATGTGTAACTCTACTATATCATATACATAAAAAACCAGTCAACAAGAAATTGACTGGTTCATTGCAATTATTTTTATAGCTTACCTTGCAGGTATAAACGAGCGTTCCAAGCTAATCGTAAGCCGAACTCTGATAGAGTGTCTACCTCGTGAGACGAAGCTTGTGGGTTAGCCTTTAGAAGGTAACGTAACAACTCGTAGTCGTCTGCACCGAACTCATTAAGAGCTTCTAAGTGCTCCTCGATTAGTTTTAGATTCTTGAACGTGATGTCTCCTTTTTGTTCCTCTTGCTCTTTAATGTAGTCTAGTAATGTTGCTTGGTCGTGGCAGTAGTAGGCACAATTACAAGATTCACACGGAGATTCTTCTTCCTCCCAACGATCCTCGTTGTCTTCTTCGTCCTCATCTTCTTCCACTTTTGCGCTAGATACGTTAGTAGTCTTTTCGAATACAAACTCCGTTTCTCCTGCAACAAATGTGATAAGGTCGCTAGTTACGTGAAGTTTACCTTGGATCATCCCGCTAGTAGCAGGGATAAGGCATCCTGCGTACCCACGTTTGTTCTCCAACACTTTAATAGCATCTTCGAAACCTTGTAACCACATTTCTCGAATTGTTTCGTGAGCAAATTCGAAAGAGTTTGTTACACGTTGGATGAACTCGTTTAACGTTTCTTTCTTTTCTTTTACTGGTTCCTCTGTAGAACCTTCTACCTGCCCTACTACACCTTGTAGCTGCTCGATAACATAGTTAAGTTCTCCTGCAACGAAGTCATCTTCTAAAATTGCTTTACCCGTTGCTAAATCATGTTGTACATCCTGCAATGTAGCCGATGCGTTATATAATACATCTAAAATTTCTTTCATATATAATTCCTCCTAATAATATCTTAATAGTTTAGTAAGCCTTGTTCTTCCAACTTAACGAATAGTGGGTGAACCTCACTTTGAGGAACCATAATCCCTTCCACTAAGTCGGCAATCTCTCCACGCTCCCCTTGCGTTAAGTGAACATGTGTAAACATATCGTGTCTACCACTATCGTGCAGACCTTTTAGCAGCTTGTAGAACCCGTTATTCTCAGGATTCTTTAGCTTGTCCACGTCAATCTGTGCGAAGTTACCTAATAATATTAATTTACTACCTAATGCTAGTCGAGTACCGATAGCAGTCATCGTAGCGTTATCTAAGTTCTGCGCTTCGTCAACTACTAAGTATGTATCATGGTACGTTCCTCCACGGATCGTTTGAATGTGGTCGAGAACGATTTTACCATTATCTATGTAGTTCTTCATGTAATCTCCTTTATCCAACAACGTTAAGTTATCGAAGAAAGGTCGGAAATATGGATTAGATTTTTCACCTAAGTCACCAGGTAGGAAACCAACTTCTTTACCTACGTCTACTTGAAGACGAGTGTATACGAATTTTCCTGTGCTAGTGCTCCATCTCTTTTCCTCAAAAACTGTGTCAAAACCTACTGCCTGTGCAATTAGTGACTTACCTGTTCCTGCTCTACCTGTACCGATGATGATTGGTACTCGTGATTTACAAGCTTCTGCTAATGCTTTCTGACCTACGTTTCTTGCAGTGATCCCAAAGAACGACATATGTATTCTCCTCTACTATAGGTATTTTTCACCCTTTACACTAATTATACCACATGTAACACCATCCTAACTTATACTAGCTCCGTCAGTATTAACTCTATATGTTATATGATTCATGCTAGATTACTTATAGTATAGCTTGCCTGTATTCTATCTGTCAACAAAAAATTAATAGAAAAAGAGACTACTAAATGTAGTCTCTAAATTTTACCCGAGATATAGTCCATAATAGCAACGTAATCCGTATCCGTTTGGAAGCTAAATACAAACTCCACACCTTGGGTTTTAACGATATTCACTTGTTCGGCCGCTACGGGACAACGCCACTCAGATTGTCGTCCGATATGTCGAGCTACGTGAATGAACTCTGCCGTTTCTCCCTCTTTCTCAAGCATGAGCTTGGAAGGAATGAAGATAGAGTGTTCCGTCTTCATTCTCCCCACTGTTTTACGATCCTTGAAAAACGCTACCGTATCTTTTAACTGAGCCGTTAGAGTCTTACGAGTCTCTTCCATTATTCCTCATCCTTTTGTGGGAATGTATTTTTGTGCCACTCGTCATAGTTCTTCTTTTGAATGAACCCGAAGATAAACGCAATTTCAGAACCTTCTAGTCCGTTTGAGATTGGCGATACACCTGTAGGAGACTGCCCTGTTCCGTCTTCGGTAAGAATTACAACATCCTCTCCTAATCGAAGAACGTCACCTGCTTTTGCAGACTCTGCGAATCGTTTCGATAACTCAGCGCTATCTAAACCATGCTCTACACCTTTACTGAAGATTAATTTATGCGTGTACGGATCGTCTTCGTATTTGCTAACCACTTGAAGGAAGTTATAGTCCTTTGTTTCATCATCCGACTTGGCAATGAAGAACTTGTAGTCTTGGTATGTTTTTCGTACTAGACTCGTTAGCAGGTTAACTACTACATCGTAGTGAGTATCATTTGGTTTATTAGTTACTAAGTCTGAAAGGCTCATGTGATTTTTAATTTCAGGTCTCACTAGCGGCATATATAATGCTGATTTCCCATCTATCTGTAAAGTCCCATCTGCTATACGTACATCTTGTTTTTCCGTCATATTATCTTCTCCTCTTTCGATTGTATTTTTTACTTCTTTAAAGATATCTTCTACCAGTTCCCTAATGTTTTGTTCTGTTTCTTCTCTCTCTTGGACTCGTTCCACTGCTTTTATATACCCTATGAATAGTATCACCGTATACAGGAGTATTCCTGTAAGTCCTACTAATGCAACTGTAATATTATAATCTGCTTCCGTCATTGTGCATTACCTCGCTTCTAACGATCCCTAATGCCCTCTATTAAGCTCCTTACGATTAGATAAGGATACAATAATATGATTAGGTACCAAAAATGTAGGATTAACCCACCCCAGTTAGACGTTGTTACTGCGTAGATTAACAGACCAACACCAATCAATAGATACAACACAATACCGATAAGTATGTAAGATAACATTAACTACCCTCCTTGTTAGGTGTAAAAAGAGGTTCCCCATTGTAGTCTTCTTTCTTCGTAATATCTAATAGTGCTTCTCTATCTAACTCTACGCCTAACTCTTGCGCTCTTTTAGCCAAACGCATCATCAACTCACGAGTTGCATCGGGAGATAGCTTGTACTTCTCTCTCTTCACCTATATCACCACCTGTATCTATTATAACATATCCACACTAGTTACTGATACTTATAAACAAAAAAAAAGAGTAGCAATTGCTACTCAAGTTACAGGTGTTCCCGTTCCATCTACCCAACCGTTATTAGTTGCGTTACGATATAGCGGCTTATTCAGTGTTGTATCGAAGAAGTATTGACCTATTACAGTCCCAGTTGTAGGACGTTGTGCAGTCGTTCCTGAAGGGAATAGGTTGATTGTAACGTTTCCGTTTGCGTCAGGAGCTACGTTGTTTACTTTCTTAACGAATCCTGCTGTACTAGGAATAGTAATTGTTACGTTGCCGTTCGCATCAGGTAAGTTACTGTTTACTGATTTTACCATTCCTGCTATACTAGGGATGGTGATTGTTACGTTCCCATTCGCATCGGGAACAGTGTTATTAACCTTCTTAACAAGACCAGTTAATGTTACGTTACCGTTCGTATCAGGGTTAGTACTATTAACCTGCTTAACCATACCTTGGATATCTTCTTTTGTTGCATAGTCTCCTGTGTTTCCTGCCCCTAGCTCTTTAATAGCTAAGTCTAACTCACCAATCTTTCCCAGTACGTCAGGGTTGTTTTGGTATACACCATTACGAATCATTGGCATGTTATTATCCACTGTCATCTTCCTTTCCTGTTATTTAAAAAGAAAACCGACCCTGCTTAGAGTCGGCTTCTACGGAATTACTGGAATGTTCCCCAGTAAGAGATACGTTTACCGTCACGAGTTTCACCTGTTGCAACGTATGTACCGTCTACTCCTTTGATCCAAACGTAACCGTCTTTCTCCATTCCGAACGAAGTATACGTGAATGTTCCTCCACTGTATAAAGTTCGAAGATGTGTAGCGTTCACACTTGGTTCGCTTCTAACTTTGATTGTAGTGTTGGCTGTGAATACACCATTTTGTGGTGTGAACCAACTAGAGTCGTATCCACCTCCACCAGTGCTTCCACCAGTAGAACCTCCACCTGTGTTTCCACCTGAACCTGTACGTTGACCTGTGATAGCGTAGCAGATAGAGTCTGCGATTTTATCCACGTTCCATTTAGCCATATCGCTCTCGTTGTCAATGAATCCTAATTCGATTAAGATAGCTGGTGCAGATGTGCTGTTTAGAACGTAAAGGTCAGTACGTGGTTTAGCTCCACGGTTAGACCAACCAATGTCGTCAGACAGTTGTTTAGAAACTTTAGCAGCTAAAGCTTGTTGGTCGTAGTAGCAAACCTCAACACCCTGTGCAGAGCCGTTGAATGCGTTTAAGTGTAACGAGATGTCTAAGTCTACTCTGTGTGCGTTACATTTAGCTACGATGTTACGTAGGTTAGCAGACTGTGTAGAGCCTGTTTCATCTGTGCAATCGTATACTGTATGTCCAAGACTACGAAGCTTACTAATTAAAGCATCCTTCACTTGGCGGTCCATAACGTGCTCTTTACGATTTCCGTAGTTAGCTCCTTGCACAATACTATTGTGACCTCCGTGTACGTTATAAGTTCCCATACTAATTCCTCTCCTTTATTATGTAATCAATACCCACCATTAATATAACGGTTGGGATGGTAAATCTAGTAACCTCTAGCGAAAATGTCTGTAACTGCTGGTGCCATACTATCTACCGTTGTATACGCAAATGCGTTCTCTTGCTCTAACGTGATGTAAGGTTCTAATACGTGCTCCATACCTACCATCGAATATACACTCGATTGTGCGTAGTGGTCATCTCCACGATCCGTGATAATCTGATAAACTTCCCCAGTCTTCTCATCTTCCTCGTCTCGAATAACTACGTTCTTCCAATGATGTAGGTACAACTCTAGGTCTTTATCCGTTTGGTTATAGAATCCTAAGCGGCCCATCTTCATATCAGCGATATGACGTTTGTTTTGTGTAAGTTTGTCCACTGTAACTCGTGATTGACTTTCAGACCATGCTGGTTGAATCTGACCAGTTGAACGAGGGTTAGGATTTACTTTTACACCGTATACTCGTCCTACTCCGAAGTGTTGGATCAGTTTTTCTACGTAGTTACCACTATCCCCGATGTCGGCACAGATAATGTCAGGTTGGTACGGGATTAACTGGTTGATGATGTTCTCTAGGTCGGCTTCGATGTTAGCTACCCCTCTAGCACGCTCTACAGAGAATATACGAATCATGTCAATCATACCATTATCTCGGAACCCACGGACTGTAACCCAGTGACGGTTCCCCCAGTCGATACCTACGGAAATGAATCGGTAGTCTCCTCGATTAAATAATGGTTCACGTAAGTACTCACGCTTATGACCCATTACATCATTGTCTTGGACCGCTAACGCTACGTCTTGGTACGGGAACCCTAAAACGTAGTTGTAGAAATGCTGTTTCGATTTTGCTTTAAGCTCTTTACGCTTTAACTCATCGGCACTAACCCATACTGCATTCATTTGCGTGATTAGATATCCACGAGTACCTTGGTTGTTTTCAGTACGTGATGGATATGCGGCTACCCATGACCCATTATACCATCTATCTAGTAATGCACCGCAGTTAGAGCAAATAAATCTGAATGTTCCGTCTTTTACAGTTTTAGCTAGTACGTCTACTCCTGCTTCGTCTGTACACTCGATATTCTTCTCGTAATCTAGTTGTTGTCTCATGTTACACTTGTCACATTTGTGCATGTACACTCGTTGGTCTGATTGGTTATACAATGCGTGAATACCGTAGTCAGGTACTGTAGGTGTTGACCATCTTCGTAAAATCTTAAATTGTGAAGACGACATAGATTCCATCGCTGAAATCTCGGCACTTGCAGTTACACGGTCATACTCATCCAGTGATAAGAAGTCAATATCCACACCCTCTACGGCTGCTCCTTTAGAAGATGAACGGAACAGAATGAAACTGTTACGAATCTTTTTCTTCTCTAAGGAATCCACTTTCGGATCGGAAATCGTAGAGTAGTATCCTGCTTCTAGTAACGGGTTAATACGTGTTGATACGAAATCTTTCATCTGACGGTTCGTAGGGAACGTATAAAGGCACTTAACACCTGCATAGGAGTGTTGGTCTGCGAAGTGAATCATCTCTCCTACGCCAATCTCTGATAGCCCTAACTGACGGGACTTGATTACTGCTTTATCAGGGTGAGTGTCGTTAATCATATCTATTTGCCACGGACGGTGAGCCTGTGCCTTTGAAGAGTCCATCCCTCCGATGTGGAAGGTAATTGGATGGTTCTTAACCCTGTGGTGCTTCAGTAAGTAAGAAGAACAGTTCAACATCGTCAGTACGTATGCTAGTTCTTCCTTTGTCAGGTCTGTACGACCAAATGTTTGTCTTGCAACGTTTGCAAGCATCTTTCCATCAAAATTATTCATTAGAATGCACCCTCATTTTCTGCGTTCTGTGCGGTATCTAGTTTTCGGATTAGGTCTGCCATATCTTCTGCCGACATGTCCATAACGTCCATACGACCTTCCTCATCGGCAGTAATCTTACCTTCCTGAATCTGATCCTTTAATACTTTGTCTTGACGCATATTGATTTCAGGAAGCATACCTGTATTTCCTTGACCATCCATTACTTCTGTAATACCGTTAATCTCTTTGTAAGCTCCGATTACACGAATGAAGTCGGAGATGTTATCAATTGGAATTTCCCCCGATTCCATACGTTGGATAAATAGTTTAAGAGATTTTGATGCCGCAGAGTTAATTAATTCACGTAACTCTTGTTCACTTGAGAAGTCTTCCTTTCTCTTCTTCACACCTTGCTTGATATTGCTTGACATCGACATCCTCTTCCAACTCCCCTTTCTTTTTTAATGTTCTGTAGCATGAGGTTATGTCTGAACATGCGTCCACAATAAATAGGTCATTTATGTGGTATCTCGTATGAGCCTGTATAATTATGTATTTATTCTCATTAATAATCAGAGAGGATAGAGGGCGGCCACACACCACACATAGCTTCGGGCTGTAGACCCTCTTGTCACCTTTGTTGAATGAGACTTTTTTCTTTGCTAGGCTAACGAGCTTCTTTCTTTTCTCTACTACCTCTCTCTTTGTTACCATTACTCCTCATCTTCCTCTTCGTCCTCATCATCGCCAGCTTCACCTATCTCGAATAGATAGTCCTCGTAAGCCTTGATACGATCCTCTAGGAACTTGTCCTTGTCGAAGTCTTCATTCTCTATTGCCTGAAGATACAAGTACGGTAGCTCCACGATAAGGCAAGTCATCGCTTCTTCTACTACATCGACAGAGAACGCAATCCCGTAACGAAGGAACTGGTTTATCATCTCGTTCTCGTATTTATTGTGTAGGTGCTGAATGATATCTATTTCTGACATATTTACATCCGTTTGAAGATGTGCATAGTCGTAAGCAGTATGTAGCGCATTCACTGTAAGTACGATTTCGATGTCTGTAACCAATGACTTGAGGAAGGAAGGAACTGGATAATACTTACCATCCTTCACGATTAAATCTACTAGCAATGTTGAATCCTCAATCACATCTGTAGCCAAATCACGAATTGCATATGTCTGTACTAAGTCCTTGTAACGATCCAACTCTTTTTCTGTTAATCCAAACATTCTAAGCACCTACCTTTTTATGGTCTATGGTCTCGTCCTCTATGACCGTATCGGAGCATCATGATGTTCATTAAACTCTGACGGTCTTGTTGCGCTCTAAGCTCTCCTTTACGGATGATATAGTCATAGGTACTAACCACGATATAAGCTAGTAATGCTCCACACACGATGTAGGATAGAGTAGTGTGTTCAATCGGCAGCCCGTATCTTGTGGCAAAGTTTGTAATCGAGATAGCTAGTGCTTCTGCCAAGAGAATTAATACGACCTTCATGTAAATCTGTTTGTTATATCCCTTCATTTCGATAACCCCCGCTTGAGAAAAATAATTTATACCTTTAATATAGAGGATTATCGAAAAAATACACTGTAAAGTCTTATATTAATAGGGATTAATAAAGTGAAGAGGGTGGGAAGCTATGATACTCCTAGTCATGTCGCTAACCGTTACCCTTATCTTCTATATTATCATTTCGTATATATCGTATATAACTGCATCTATCCTACACCAGGGGATTATGTTTAAGCTACTGTTTCCGACAATTAAAGCTCTTGCATTCATCACACTAGTTTATATCTCTATTATATCAGATACGATCCTGTTCAGGAGTGATATGTACCAAACTATAACTATAAAGAACGGCTTACTACTTGTACTAGTTGCGACTGCCCTTATGAGTAATAGAGAACGAAAGGAGATTCAAGATGAACGTAGTAGGGAATAAGCATCAACCAAATTTAAAGGCAGAGTTCCGTGACCTAGTAGGCAATATGATAAACAGTAACAGATCGAGCTACCATATGTACAGCATTCACAGGCTATTGTCATTAGGTCTCCTAATTGACTTTACATTCAAATACATCGAAGCAGAACAGTCTGACTGGGTGAGAGTCGAGTTAGACTTACAGGAACATGGAAAAGTCGTGTTTGCAATTAATACGGACTCAGAATACGGACAGATAGAGGATGAGGATGGAAAAGAGATATTGGTACATTTCATGGAGAACTACGATACTGGGTGCGATAGGATCGAAAAACGAAGAAGTATTTTTGGGATATAACAGAAAGGTGGGGTTTTAGTGAACAACCAACAAGTACTCCTTAAACTACAGGAAATTGAGTCCACGCTCCAAGACCAAGAACATAACACGACAGAGCTGAAGAATGTTGTTGACGAACTTCGAGGGATCGTAAAAGACATCGACAAGAACATGGCTATCAGTGAAGAAAAACAGTCCCATCTTTTCTATCGAATCGAGCACCTAGAACAAGAACTAGAGCAACTTGAGGAGAAGGGAGAGAAAGGGAGCGACAGGCAGCAAAAGTTAATCGAAAATGCGCTAATGGTCATTCTTGGAGGACTTATTAGCTACATCTTCAGTTTAGCAAGCAAGCACTAATGAGAGAGGATGATAACAAGTGGCTAAGTTAAAAACAGTAGAACTAACAATGATTACAGGTACGAAGGTGTACGTACCACTAGGAGAGTTTAACCTAGGTGGGGTACCTGAAACACCTGACTCAGTAATCGGTAACTACATCAAAGGCAGTCGAGCACCGATGTTACGAGTGTACGCTACAGCAGAATTGACTGGTGACTACTTCTTCGTCAATCCGAAGATGATTGTAAGTATGACACCATCGTACGCATAATAAAAAGGAGTGGGTTTCCCCTACTCCTTATTTTTAGTTCTTATTGTATCTACGTCTTTCTAGCTCCGCAATCTGATCCTGCGGTAAGTCTTCGAATAGCTCTCTGTAGCTAACCCCGAACAAGTCTTCTAATTCCGTAATCTTATTTGGTCTCGGATATTTATTGCCGTTCTCCCAGTTGCTAACAGTTGTGTAGTCCACTCCTAATTTATCCGCTAAACTGTAAATCGTATGACCTGCATCCATTCTGAACTTCTTCAACATTTTTGGTGTCTTCTTCTTAGTTGTTTTCTTCGCTACCATTGTAATCGTACCTCCCTTTGTATTTTTATTATTTAATGTAGTAACCGTCATTTGACTCAACTCCTTCATATTATTTTTTTTTATTTGACGTTTCAATTTGTATTTTATCTTGATTCCATCGTACCACTTTGTTGATTAACTGTCAACAACATTTTAAACTTGACCTTGCCTATTTTAGTTTACCCTATTTAAATTAAATCTATTCTGACCTATTTAGAATTTCTGTCATATTTAAAACCCTTGCTATGACTGACTTTAGAGACTATTTGAGTACATTTTTGTCCTATTTAAATTATAACTGGTCTGTATTTATATTATTATATTTATTATTAAGTACTATTATTACTATTAATTATTATATAAATTAAATAGGACAAACGTTAAAATTTAAATAGGACATTTTTTATTCATTTTTGACATATTTAAATAGTACTAATTTGACTGTATCTTCAAGTAGTTCTCTATTTGATGTTACTGTTAAACCTTGATACATATATACTTGAGATAGATTCAAGTTAGAACTACTTTTTATTTGAAGTAGTCAAAAAGTTATAATTTAAATAGGACATAAAATAGAGAAAACATGTACCATTTAAATTATAAGTGGTATGTATATATAATTATATTATTTATAGTTAATGTATTAATAGTAATTATAATAAATATTAATATTAGGAAGGACGATCCGAAATGGAAATCATCTTCAAATAAAAAATATTTAAAAAAGTTTTAAAAAAGATGGTCTCTAGGGTTGTACTAGGTTACAGTGTGTGCTATAATCTAATTAGGCTTTGATATTTAGTAAGTTCAACCACTCCTTATTGGTTAGGGGGCGTGTAACGATCCTGTGGAAGGGTGACTTATACTTTAGCTCCTAATTTTCTATCTATCACATAACCTATAGATGTTTCTCCTCCGATTTTCATTTATAGGTTATGTAACTTTTTATTACGGAAGGGTACTCAAGTTGGTGAAGAGGTCAGTTTGCTAAACTGATAGTACCTATTACAGGTAGCAAGGGTTCGAACCCCTTTCCTTCCATATTTATTGTGAGGGTGTACCGAAGCGGCTCAACGGCACAGATTGCAACCCTGTTGTTCGTGGGTTCAAATCCCACCATCCTCTTACTAATGTGTTATAATGAATTTATGTTATAATATATACTATAACGTGCTTGTAGCTCAGTCGGTAGAGCTGGTGGCTGTTAACCACTGTGTCGTTGGTTCGATTCCAACCTAGCACGCCAAATGGGGCATTGGTATATTGGCTATTACTCTTGGCTTCCAACCAAGCAAGGTCGGTTCGACTCCGACATGTCCCTCCAATTTATGCCTTCTTAGCTCAGTTGGTTAGAGCGACTGCCTTGTAAGCAGTAGGTCGTGGGTTCGAATCCTACAGTCGGCACCATTAATGGCTCGTTAGTTTAACGGTAAAATACTGCACTGTCTATGCAGGGTCACGGGTTCAACTCCCGTACGGGTCGCCATTCTATTATGTCGCATTGGTGAAATTGGCTAACACACTCGGCTTTCTACCGAGCATTCAGGGGTTCGAATCCCCTATGCGATATCATGGTTGCCTGTATATCCGTTAAAACAGGGTAATACCTATGGACGTATGAGCCATGCGTTGTGACGGGGCAACGATAAAACCCGTCTTTTCTTTACCCCTTTAGCCAAGTGGACTAAGGCATCGGGCTTCTATCCCGTAGATCGTGGGTTCGATTCCTACAGGGGGTGTTATATCGGGGAATACTCAAATGGTTAAGAGGGTAGTCTTGAAAACTACTAGGCGTGAAAGCGTGCGGGGGTTCGAATCCCTCTTCCTCGGCTTAAAAAAAAAATTAAAAAACTTTGATTATATGCTTGCATCAAGTTACAGGCTATGATACAATGATTACAAGTTAAACATTTCGGTGTGGACAAACTGGTAAAGTCGTCAGGCTTTGACCCTGAAGTTTGGAGGTTCGACCCCTTCCACCGAAGTATACCCAAGGTCACACCTTGGAAACTAAGCCTAATAGCCTACAATGGTTAACGTGACCACTTATTAGACTTAGTTTCCAGTGTGTGGTGAAGTGGCTTAACACGGACGACTGTGGATCGTTCATTCGCAGGTTCGAATCCTGTCATGCTGATAATTTAATCACTGTCCTCCTACAGGGATGCGTCCTGAGTAGGTTAAAACTTTGAGATGCCGAAGTCACTGGGTTATAGGTATCTAGCTCTTATTACGTAGATGTAGGCTAGAGGTCAGTCACTCCGTTTGGGGCGGAGGTCACGCAGGTTCGATCCCTGCCATCTGCATTTTGTTTATGTTTAGGTTTTTCACACAGGGGGTTCACCGTAAGGAGTAATGATCCATCGGGGGGTGAACGTTTGATATGGGATGGCTTCCCTACACAATATGGACAGATAGCTGAGACGGATTAGCGATTGGCTGAAAACCAATAGAGGTTGGATCGTTACCAACTCTGTCCACCAAAATATGGGCGTGCAATCATTGGAGAGATAAGCTGACTGTAAATCAGTGGTCATTGACTGTGAAGGTTCGAATCCTTCCATTCCCACCATATCGGAATGTTGGAATTGGTAGACATAACGGACTTAAAATCCGTTGCTCCTTGGGGCGTGAGGGTTCGAGTCCCTCTTCCGATACCATACTAGTGTAGCTCAGAGGTAGAGCAGTGTCTTGATAAGGCATTGGTCGTTGGTTCGATCCCAACCACTAGTACCATTTAAATATGTCAGAGTGTTGGAACTGGTATACATGCGGCACTTAGAATGCCGTGCCTTCGGGATTGTGGGTTCGACTCCCACCTCTGACACCATACTATGGGGGAGAGAAACTTTAAGGCAAGAGGTAAGCCAGTGGTCTCCAAAACCACCGTTAAGAGGTTCGATTCCTCCCTCCCCTGCCAAATATACGGTTATAGCTCAGTGGTAGAGTGTGGGTCTCATAAGCCCAAGGTCGATGGTTCAATCCCATCTAACCGTATCGCTTTAGTGTGTTTAAAATTGATAATTTAATAGGGGGAATTGAAATGGAAAAGATGTCAGTTCAACGTGGTTTGATGGAGTTAAAAACTTTAGGTAATCGTATCAATCGTGCCACTCAACAACCTTTCGTATCTTTATACGTAGGTGACAAGGGTGCTCCACAAGGATTCAAGACACCTGAAGAGTTCTCTTCATACGCTCAAGGTCGTTACGACTCTGCTACGGACTTAATTAAACGCAGAAACGCAATTAAAGCTGCGATTATCCAGTCTAATGCAGTAACTACGGTTACTGTAGCAGGGAAGCAAATGACAGTTGCAGAAGCAATTGACCGTAAGGATTCAATTGTACATGAGAAAGTTCTCTTACAACAACTGCAATCGCAGTTTAGTGAGGTTACTAGACGTGTAGCTGCTCAACAACAAGTGTTAGACGCTCGAATTGATAAGGTTTTAGAAGAGGAAGGTGGCAAAGACCGTAAGGTTGATGACGCTGACCACGCTCGCATCGTAAAAAATGCAGAGTCTCGCTACAAACCAAATCTTGTCGATCCTATCGGTATCCGTAAGGTTATTGAGAAGATGGAAGAAGATATCAATTCGTTCGAGTTAGACGTAGATGCTTCATTGTCTGAAATCAACGCTCGTACGGATATCGAGTTCGAAGTGAAATAGTAGGTTGACTCCCTCTCCTTGAGAGGGACAAGCCTTTGCTGACACACCGACACTTACCAACCAAATGCGTCCCTTACTAACGTTATAGTGAGAACAAGAACATTTGACAGATTCGTCAAATCTAACGTACAGCCAAATTGGGGCTAAATACATATGATAGTACCCTCCAAGATAAGAGGGGGTACAACAGGTGTAAGAAGCTCAAAGCTAATCGTTCAAAGGTTGACAAGTTAAAAGTTCTTATGCGTTCAAAGGTAATAGTTGTACAGGTCAAAGAGGGCAAGATGAGTCTCCAAAAGAGAGACTAGCCCGTAAAGGTCGATAAAACCCACTGTAAAAAGGTTTGCGAGAGTTCATTTGTGGTCTCCGTAGGTGCCTGGTGGCTGGTGTGGTGGCAAATAGATGTAAGACTCCTTCCGAGGAGTCTTTTTTATTATGTATAAGTCCTATATTACACTGGTAAGACCAAATGTGAAAGGTGGGACTCTATGTTACAAGTTAAATCATTTAGTGGAGCAACGCACGCAGAACAGATTCAAAATGCAATCAATGCCGCAAGTGTGAGCACAACGGACAAAACTGTACAACTAGAAGAGTTTAAAGACTACTACATCACTGCACCTATCATCGTTAAAAAGAATGTTGAGTTACTGTTTGGCTATGGAACAAAGTTAGTTATTGGAAGTAACGTACGTGTACTAGAATTAGAGACGAACGCATCCGTAACAAATCCGTACATTGCTATTGACGATCCGACATTCGATTCTGCGGTCTTCTACCTAGACGGTAAGAACAAGTTCTATAACACATGGAATAGAACATCTATCAAGAACGGTGTCATTGTCAACTGGTCAGGTTCTTACAAAGGTGTGGGTATCTCATGCTTCGCAGGTGGAACTGGACACGAAGTATCATTCGTAAACTTCTTCGACATCAAGATTAGTGGTCTACGTAGAGGAATCGAATTAAGAGCAACAAAACCAACTACAGGTATGGCTTGGGTTAACGCAAACAGATTCAGAGACATCTCACTAGACGACTGCGTTGAAATGATTGTACTTGAATCATCTGAAACGATCCCAAATGAATGTAGTGGAAACATGTTCTTCGGACTTCAAATCCAACCTTCTGCTATGACAACAACAGTCCTACGAGTGAACGGGCAGCAGAACCGATTCGAGGGTATGCTTTGGGATACACACTTGATATCAACTCCTGGTGCATTCGTTCAATTTACAAATACAAGTTCATACAACAAGATAGATTTTAACGGATCGGTACCGACTGCAAAAGTATCCGATGCAGGTGCATTCAATAAAGTACTTTAAGAACTCCTTAGTGAGTTCTTTTTCTTTTTGTAAAGGTCTCTAGCGAAGGTCGTATCTAACTACTGTGATATAATTAAGATACACGTTACGTACTTCGTATTTATCAAATTACGACTATGTAGTCTTATATTATATCTAAGGGCGTGAGCTATGTGAGTTTATTCAGCAAAGACAATAAATGGAAGAAAGCGAAACAACTTCTGAACCATAACTACACATGGTTAGAAGTCATTAGCTATTATAAGTCACTAGGTGGTACCAATGTGTCCGTTTACTCTGTTATCGAAGGTGATAAACGGTTGATTGTAGATTTAACCGATGATGACCAAGTGCTTCTATTAAACAAGCATAACGAGTTAGTCAAGGATACTTATGATAACGTATTGAACAGTCGTAAAGTATTTGAGTACCACGAAGACAACTCACGAAACCCCGTTGAATACAAAACATAACTTGTAAATAAACTGAGGTGACATGGATGAGTGTATTAGACTGGTTCAATCGTCAAGGTAGTGATATGCCACCTGAGAGTATCAGAAAAGTAGACGACAATTTTCTACTGGCTATCAAACACTTAGAAGATGAACAGATACAGAAAAGTAAATCAGGCGGCCAAGGTAGAGCCAAAGCATACGAGGAACCTCTTTTAGGTAGTATGTCGATGAACCCTGATTACAAAGAAGCTCCTTCTTCAAGAGGGAATCATAACTTACTAGAGACATTGAAATTATGGTCTAGAAAGAACATTATTCTTAATGCAATTATTAATACTCGTGTGAACCAAGTATCGTTATTCTGTACTCCTGCTAGACATAGTGATAGAGGGATCGGATATGAGGTTCGTTTAAAGAACCCGTTAGATAAACCGACATCACATGATATTGCACGTATGGAGCGTATTGAAGACTTCCTACAGCATACAGGTAAGAGTCACGGTGACTTCACGAGAGACAACCTACGTTCGTTCGTAAAGAAACTCGTTCGAGACCGACTGGTATATGACAAGATTAACTTCGAACTTATCTATGATACAAAAGGTGAGCTAAACCGATTTAAAGCGGTCGATGCATCTACCATTTATGTAGCAGTAGACGAGAAAGGTCATGAACCTAAAGGGAAGAATGTTGCCAAGTACGTACAGATTTTAGAACGTAGAAAAGTAGCAGAATTTAAAGCAAACGAGATGGCTTGGGAGGTACACAACCCGAGAACCGACATTACAGTTGGCCGCTATGGTTACTCTGAGTTAGAGGTAGCAATGAACCACTTACAGTACCACGAGAATACGGAGCTATTTAACGCTCGTTACTTCGCACAAGGTGGTACGACAAGAGGTCTATTACATATCAAGACAGGTCAAGACCAATCTAACCAAGCGTTACAGGCATTTAGACGTGAGTGGACCGCAATGTTCAGTGGGATCAACGGTGCTTGGAAGATTCCTGTTATCTCTGCCGAAGATGTTAAGTTCGTTAACATGACGCAATCATCAAGAGATATGGAGTTCGAGAAGTGGTTGAACTACTTAATTAACGTATGCTGCTCTATCTACGCTATCGACCCATCGGAGATTAACTTCCCGAATAGAGGTGGAGCTACAGGTAGTAGTGGTAACACTCTAAATGAAGGTAGCACAAAAGAGAAACATCGTAGCTCGAAAGATAAAGGGTTAGAGCCTTTACTAAAGTTCATCGAAGATGCAATTAATAAATACATCGTAAGCCAATTCGGGGATCGCTACCTATTTAGTTTCGTTGGTGGAGACGTACAGACAGAACGTGAGATTATCGAAATCTTAGCAGCTAAGGCAGAGATTGGTCTTACAATTAACGATGTACGTAATGAGTTAGGACTACCACCTATCGAAGGTGGAGACATCATCTTAAACGGTGTACACGTACAACGTCTAGGTCAGTTAATGCAAGAAGAGATGATGAAACAACAAATGGCTATGACACCTAATGGACAAGTCCCAGGTAACAAAACACAGACTCCGAAAGAAGAGAAGTCCCAAGCAGAACAAAAAGGGATGAACGGTAATTCGGATAACGTTAACGGGAAAGGTACCCACAACAAAGGGGTAGGCAAAGATGGTCAGGTGAAAGGTGCGAAGAACACTAACTCAGGAAAACAGGGCGGTAAAGGTAAATAATCCTCAATAGAGTGGTACTTCTGTTATATTAATAGCATCAAAACGTGCTTGTAAGGTCGGTTTACTTTACAGGCACATACCACTTAGAGGGGAGGATACCTAGATGCAAGCTGTTAACCCCATAACAGGTAAGGTTAATTTATTCGTACCAATTGACCTTGACGAATCTATCAGTAAAAGTAATGAAGACCCTAGCGGTAAAGCATGGTGCCTTAAAGGTTACGCTACAACGCCTGACCTTGACTTACAAGATGACATTATTGATCCGAAGGGAATTGATATTAGTCATTTCATCACACACGGGTATCTAAACTATGAACACTTCCAAGGTGAAGAGTACAAGGTTGGTGTTCCTACTGAAGGTACACATGTAGATGATGTCGGATTATTCGTAGAAGGTAAGTTATACAAAGATAATCCATATGCAAGAAGTATTTGGAATCTAGCAAACAGTATTCAGAAATCAGGTATTGATAGAAAGATTGGATTCTCTATCGAAGGTTTTGCTAAAGCTAGAGACAAAGCTGATCCACGGATTATTAAAAGTACATACATCACTAACGTAGCAGTTACAACAAACCCTGCTAACCCTCACGCTACATGGGATGCTTTCATGAAGAGTTTCATGGTAGGTTACGCAATTACACCTGAGGAGAGTACAGGAGTTGCTGCTATTAGTCCTGATAGTCTAGCACGAAGCCTATACAACTTATCTTGGTCATTGAAAGAAGAAGATGAATCTAAGTTTAAGGATGTATGGGGAGAAGTTGGTAACTACTTAGATGCAATGGAAAGATACACACCTGAGAGCGCGATCCTATTCTTACAAATCTCAAAAGGATACTCAAGGGCAGAAGCTAAAGAGAAGTTAGAACAACTATCTCAACAAGCTAAACAAGATATTTAAATTGAAGGGAGTTTAACTAATGAGTGCGAAACAAACTTTTGCTAAATTAACTGAAGACTTAGAACAGTTAGAAAAGTCTGACAAAGAAAAAGAGGTTACAGTAGAGGAGCCGAAAGCACCTGTAACTGAACCCGAAGTGGTTGAACCTGCTAAAGAGGAACCAGTAGTGGAAGAACCTGTTAAAGAGGAAGAACCAAAAGAAGAACCTAAAGCTGAGGAGCCTAAGGAAGAACCAAAGGCAGAGCCAGTTGCAGAACCTGAAGTGGTTGAACCTGCTAAAGAGGAGCCAGTAGTGGAACCAGTTGCAGAGGAACCAAAAGAAGAACCAGTAGCGAAATCTACTGAAGAGTCTTTAGACAGTGCAGACATCGTTAAAGCGTTCGAAGCAGTTGTCAAATCTAATGATAGTCTCCAATCACGAGTAGAAGGACTTGAAAAATCATTAGCTACGATCCTAGAGTTCATCTCTAAATCAGAGGAAGTTACAGAAACTCCTGCGGAAGAACCTACTACTGAAGAAGCAGAGGTTACAGAAGTAGAAGAAGAGGTAGAAAAATCTGTAGAGCAACCTGTGGAAGAGGAAGAAGAGTTAGAAGGTAAAGCGGTTGAGTTCGTTTCTAAATCTAACGGTGTTCCTGAAGTACAAGGTGAGCCAGTAGAAGAAGAGGTAGAAGTTAAACCATTCAACCCTCAAGAGCACGTAGAAGACATCAAACGTTATTACGAAGAGAAGTCTAGCGAACTATCACCAGGAGCTAAAGACAACTTACGTAGTGCCGTTCACCGTATAAAACGTGGACAATATACTGCTAGTGATGCAAAACTTGCTGAACAAATCGTTAATTTTTACGGAAATTAAGAAAAGTCAGTATGAAGTGTTATATTAACAACATGAAAGCCGAATAGAGCTTTTAACATAGACGGGTTCCTCCTCCTAGCCCGTCTGTGTTTATCCTTTTAGGTGGACAAACATAGGTAACTATTAAACTAAAAATAGATAAAACGAGAAAGGAAGATACATACATGGGTGCTGAATTAAATAAAGACAAACAAGTGCAAGTAGAGCCTGAAGCACGTAAATTACCTCAAGCTGCTGAAGACAAAATCGCAGAACTACAAAAATCGTTTACGACAGGGGTAGGTATCACACCTGATACGCAAACTGATGCTGCGGCTTTAAGACGTGAATACCTTGAAGACGAAGTTAAGATGTTAACTTGGGATAACTCAGACTTCACGATTTACCCATTAATCGCTAAACAACAAATCTCTAACACAGTTGCGAAGTATGCAGTGTTTAACCAACACGGACGTACGGGTCATAGTCGTTTCGTTAGTGAGATTGGTGTAGCGAGCATCAACGATCCTAACATCCGTCAAAAGACAGTACAAATGAAGTTCATCTCTGATACTAAGCAACAATCTATCGCTGCTGGTTTAGTGAACAACATCTCTGACCCAATGACTATCCTTACAGAAGATGCTATCTCTGTAATCGCTAAGTCTATCGAGTGGGCAATTTTTTACGGAGATGCGTCTCTATCAGCTGATTCGGATCAACAATCAGGTATCGAGTTCGATGGTTTACACAAACTTATCGACCAAAAAACAAACGTTATTGACTTAAAAGGTCAGTCTCTATCTGAAGCAGTGCTTAACAAAGCGGCTGTAATCGTAGGTAAAGGCTACGGTAAAGCTACAGATGCGTTTATGCCGATCGGGGTTCAAGCTGAATTTACGAATAACCTATTAGACCGTCAACGTGTAATTCAACCGTCTAGTGCAGGTGGATTCTCAACTGGTTTCACTATCAACCAATTCTTATCAGCTCGTGGTGCTATCAACTTACACGGTTCTACTATCATGGAGAACGACAACGTATTAGTTGAAAACCGCTTACCACAAGCAAACGCTCCACTTCCTGTTAAGTCACTTAAAGCAACTGTTAAAGCTGCTGACAAAGGTGGATTCTTACCTGAAGATAAGTCTCTATCATATAAAGTTGTAGTATACTCTAACGAAGCTGAGTCTGTAGCTTCAGACGCTGTAACTGCTGCTATCACTGATGCAACAAGTTCTGTAACGTTAGACATCGAGTTACAACCGATTTACCAAGCTCAACCACAATTCGTAGTTATCTACCGACAAGGTGCTCAAACTGGACACTACTTCCAAATTGCTCGTGTACCTGTGGCTAAAGCTAACGAGTTAAACGTAATTACATTCGTGGATCGTAACGAAATCATCCCTGAAACAACTGATGTATTCGTTGGTGAAATGAACCAAAACGTTCTTAGCTTACTAGAGTTACTACCAATGATGCGTTTACCATTAGCGCAAATGAACGCTACATACACGTTCTCAGTACTATGGTACGGGGCTTTAGCATTATACGCTCCTAAGAAATGGGTACGTATTAAGAACGTTAAATACATCCCAGCTTTAGCTGCTGATGTGACTCTATAGTAGTTAGTTCTACGAAAACTGAATAGAAAACTGAATAGGGACAGACGAAAATTCTGTCCCTTTTTATTTTATTAGAATAGGAGAGATAGTATGTTAGTTCATGATTATTTTAAAAACCACAAGGTAGCTACAGTCTACGGAGACATTAACTTTGACGAGAAGGGTGAGTCAGAAGACTTAACGTTAGAGCAACAAAAAGAGTTCGAAGGACACCCAGGGTTCAACTTCGTAGAGCCAAAGAAAGAAGTAAAGAAAGCTCCTGCAAAAGCTAAAGTTAATACGAAAAAAGAAGAGTAGAAAGGGAAAGGTGATTGGGTATGATTACTAACCCATACGAAGGTAATCAGTATCAACATAACAATGAGAAGCTGATAGACCTTGACAAAGTAGATAGTTACAAACTAGCAGACTACGGTTTAACTGTAGATGCAGTAAAGATTAATCACTTTGGTATTGACGTTACAGACCCACGGACTGGTGAATATCTACCCGATGCATTCTATATGGCTAAGATAGAGCAAGCAGTATCGCAGGTAGAGAAGCAGTTAGATATTGTTATCCTTCCTCGATTCGTAAAAGAACATCACGATTTCCACCGTAATGATTTCGAGAGCTTTATGTTCGTACAGGCTCATCGTAGACCAATCATACAAATGGAAAAAATCGTACTAGAGTATGGTGGAGGTACAATCTTTAACTACCCTACGAAGTGGTGGAGAGTTAACAAGTTACCTGGACACATCGAAATGTTACCTACTCTTATGTCGTCTGATATGGGACAAGGACTAAACCTATCACACGCATACTCAGGGTACCCAATGATTACAGGTATCCCGAACTTAGCAGGAAACAACAATTACGCTCCTCAAATGTTCCATGTGGAATATGTTGCAGGATTACTACCACCTAAGCGTAGTGGTGTATCAGAACCGTGGGAAATGCACCCTGACTTATGGACACTAATCATTAAGCACGCACTTAAAGAAGTATTCCAACAATGGGGTCGCTTAATCATCGGTGCAGGTATTGCGAACATGTCTATCTCTATTGATGGTGTATCGCAAAGTATTGATACAACTCAATCTGCTATGTACGGTGGAGCTTCTGCCGATATCCTACAAATTGATAGAGATATTGAAGAGTTAACAAAAGGTCTACGTGCTTACTACGGAATGAACTTAGGAATTATTTAAGGAGGGATAGACAATGGCAGAAAAACCATCCATGCTCCAAACGATGTCTACGGCCGCACTACGTACCGAGATGTTAGACATTCACGTTGATGCTATGTCTCTTCCTGCTCTTTGGGAGAAATCCTACCTATGCCCTTGCCGAGACAAAGCGACACGACAACCGAACCAATCTTGTAAGGTATGTCATGGTCGTGGGATCGCATACTTACCTGGAACAAAGATAGGTATTATCGTCCAGTCTCAAGAGAAGGGTGTATTTAACGGAGACTTAGGATTACTGGATTCAGGGACTGCCATTGGTACTCCTGACCGAGATTACCAAGTAGCATTCCGAGACAGACTTACGATCCTAGCTCCTGATTCTACTATATCGCAATCTTTCATTTTCGATGTCACTTCACGAAGAGTTAAGAACGGGTTCTACATGGTATACGATGTTAAGTCTATCGAACTTGTAAGAACAATGGAAGATGAACTAGTAGAAGGAACAGACTACACGTTTGACCGTGCTAAGAACCTGTTCTACCCTAAAGAGCATTTAATAGGACAGAATGTATCTATGAACATTAAAACGACTCTACGGTACCTTGTAGCCGACTTACTGAAGGAGCATCGTTACGCAAGGGACGTTAGTGGAAAGTTAAACCGACTACCGCAGAAGTTACTGTTAAAACGTGAAGACGTATTCATTGATAAGGAAGCATTCGAAGTTGGAGTGGATAATAAAGAAGTTAGTCTAGAGATTGATGCGAAGAGTAAACCTAACCCTGACGGTCTAAACGGATTCTTTAGGAAGCGTGAAGGTTAATGGTAAGGAAAGCAAGACGACCTAGGTTACTCAAGAGTAGCAACGCTATTAAAACAGCAATGACTAACCTAGGTGACAACCTTGCTCAGGACGTTTTAGATACAGGGATGAAAACTATCATCGAGAGTAAGCCAAAAAACATCTCTGCTAAACGTATGCCGAAGTACCTGAAATTGACCGAGGAAAGGTTAGAAAAGTTAGAGGTTATAGACCTTAAACCATACTTCGCTAAAAGCTCTAAACGTAAGACGAAGAAGGACGGTGGTTGGTACTTAACAGTTCCAATCAGACGTAAAGCTAGAGGAATGTCAAGACGTATGTATGAACAACTACGTGCAGTCGATATAGGTGATAGTACAAACAAAACAGTTGTATCGGATTACCTGTACGACCGCAGAAGACAGTCTGACGCTTCTCTACTGAATTATACACCTAAGTCGAATAACATCAACAAAATGAAAGTTGGACGTAATAGACACGACTACGTGGCTTTCAGAACAGTATCTGATAAGTCACCTGCTAGTAGTTGGATCATAAACCGTGACAAGGTTAACAAGGACGATACATCTAAAACATTCGTAGCGAACGTTAACCGATTAATGAAGTGGAAGATGAAAAATGGTATGTAGAAAGTTAGGAGGTGGGCTACGTTATGATGCCTAGTATCGACTCGTATTTATACAACGAAATAGAGGAGAAATTACAGATTTTCCTTACGAACCGTTATATTATAGAGGAAATCTTAAAAGATATACAACCTCGTGTAGCAAACAACTTCATAAGAACATACGGAGGAGATAACCCAACACGGGAAATCCCAATCGTATACACCATGCCACAGGACAAGCAAACACAACAAGGAGCTATCTATATCGGGCTACGAGAAGGTGAAGAGACTGACACAAGTATTGGTAATACCGAAGACACTTACTTGTTTAAGCAAGGTTCTCTCATCGCAGAGGAATCTCTCATCCATGTATCGGATGACAAGAAGAGACTGTATTTCGAAGTAACACACCCGATTGGAGAGTTAGAAGTTGTGAAGAACTTCGAGTTCTCCCGTGAAGACAACGTTACAATCGAGGGTAACAGAGTATATTTTGAGTACGATCCCGAGCTTGCTACGATCCTGAACCCTTTTGAAGTGGTCTATATGGCAACGACTGGTGAAGAGGTTGGACTAAAGCAAGGTTTCACTGCCACAGAATACTATTCGGTGTTAGTCGTATCTACGAACATGGATACAGTAAGATGCTTAGACCTAGTGGTTAAAGCAATTCTTATCCTAATGCGTAGTAACCCTGAAGAGTTAACGAACAACCTTCTACAGAGACTGAAGTTCGGTCAGATAGAAGAGATTAACTTAGGTAGGGAAGATGGTTCTAACCCTGAGATTCTATATGGTAGAGAGACAATTGTATCATACAAAACTTCTTATAACCTAGACGCTCCGCTATTAGACAAGCTAGAGAAAATCATGGTTAACATGAAGGTAAAAGGAGGGGAATAGCAATGGCAAAGGTAGAGAAAGAAGTTAAAGAGGTTAAACAAGCAACAGAGGTTGAGCCAATCAAACCGTATGTACATGTTGACACATTCCTACAGACCGCAGTCCCACTGTTTGGTATGAACAGTATGCAAGCAGCAGGATTCAAAGTCATTATGGAAGGTCGTCACTATCAGACGGATGAAACAGTTTTCCTCAATGAGCTTAAACAATATTTAGGTTTAGAATAAAGCTAAAATAGAAAGGAAGATAAAACGCTATGGTATCATACGGACACGACAGAAAGCGTCCTCACACTGAGATTACACTTAACGCTAGTGGATTAGGTTCAGCTAACGCAAGAAGTGAAAAACCTCTTGTATTAATCGGTTCTGCAACTGGTGGACAACCAAAAGTTCCTGTAGAGCTAACGAACTTTGCACAAGCTAGAGAGTTCTTCCGTGGTGGGGAACTATTAGACGCAATTGAAATGGCTTGGAACCCATCTCCTAATACTCGTGGCGCAGGTAAAATCTACGCAATCCGAGCAGACGATGCGAAACAAGCAACGAAAGTAAGTGGAGGATTAACAGTTACATCTAAACTTTACGGTGCAGATGCAAACGAAATCCAATACTCTCTAACTGATAACGTATTAACTAGCTCTAAACGTTTTAGCGTGTTCTTCACAAAAGAACGCTACGAGCAAGTGTACGACAACATTGGTAACATCTTCTCTATCAAGTACAAAGGTTCTCAGGCTTATGGGTCTGTAACAATTGAAGTTGATGGTACGACTAAACTTGCTACAAAGTTAACTCTTAAAGCAGGGGCAGACAAAGCAGGTGCTACTGAAGTTCGTTCTTACACATTAGGAACAGGGGTCTACCAAAATGTTAACGTATTAATCAATGACATTAGCAACCTACCTGATTTCGAAGTGGTAACAAACTCTCTAGGTGGAAACAAGAACGTAGAGACTCAATTCTTAGACGCAGTAGCAGAGGTAGACACAAAAGCAACTGCTAAAATGATTACGGCTGTAGGTGCAGACTTAGTTAACCAAACTGACACTGACCCATACGTAAAACTTACATACGATCCAAAAACTGCAATCCCTGCTACAATCCCAGTTACTAATCTAGCTGGTGGTTCTACAAGCGTTCCTGGTAGCTCTTGGGCAGAACTATTCACGGCAGTGGCAGACTTAGGTGCTTACTACATCGTACCTTTAACTGATAAAGAGTCTATCCACGGTGAGCTATCTCAGTTCTTACGTGATGAGTCAGGCGCAGGAAACCAACTACGAGGATTCGTAGGTGGAGGTCTAAAAGATACATTCGATAAGTTAAAAGCTCGTCAAGCAGGATTACGTAACCCTCGTGTTAGCTTAGTTGGTAACTCAGGAACTCGTAGAATGTCAGACGGTCGAGTGTACAACTACCCTGCATACATGGGTGCTGCTTTAATCGGTGGTATCGCAAGTGGTATCGGAGTAGGAGAACCAGTTACATACAAAAAGCTAAACGTTGAAGCATTAGACGTTAAGTTCACTGGGGATCAGTTAGACCAGTTAGATGCGGCAGGAGTAGTAATGGTAGAGTTCGTTCGTACTCGTCAAAGCTCGTACTTCCGTATTGTAAGTGACCCAACTACTTACAACGCTTCTACGGAGCCTGTACAAAACCGTATCTCTTTAGGAGAGGTTAGTGACTTCTTAACTACTGAGCTACGTACGATGTTAGACGAGCAGTTCATCGGAACTCGTATCCGTAACACGTCTGCTTCTATCATCAAAAACGCAGTTGAGTCATTCTTGGATCAACAAAAGAACGTAGACGGTCTAATCGTAGACTACAACCCTGACGATGTACAAGTTGTTATCACAGGTAACTCTGCTCGTATCAACATCACTGTACAACCAGCTCGTGGTCTAGACGACATCACAGTAGGTATCAACTACGTAGACAACAAGCTAACTGCTTAATCGGAGGGGAGTAATCCCCTTCTATCATAATTATGAACAGGAGTGAACTACATGGCATCTGTAACTAACCAAACGGTACAGACTGGTAATACAGTATACTTCATGATTAAAAACGTACCGATTGCTCGTGCTCAGTCTATCTCAGCAGAGCGTAGCTTTGGTACAACTGGGGTATACCAAATCGGTTCTATCATGCCACAAGAACACGTTTACTTAAAGTACGAAGGTTCTGTAACAGTAGAACGTTTCCGTATGAAGAAAGAGAACTTAGCGACTCTTGGCTTCGCAGCTTTAGGTGAAGAAGTTCTTCAAATGGACATCCTTGATATCGTGTTATACGATAACTACACACAAGAAGTTATCATCGCATACCGTGGATGCTCAATTGATACATACAGTGAAGATGTTAAAGCGAACGAAATCACTTCAGAGAGTGCTCGTTTCTACTTCTTAACATCTGCAAACGTACGAAGTGTATAATAGAATCACAGGGAGGACTCATTAGAGTTCTCTCTTTTTTTTATGTAACCCTGTATTTTACAATCGTGTTACAGTTCAGTTACAACGGGGAATTTAGGGTATAAATGTGTTACATTAGGAACTACACCAAAAAAGAAAGGATGATATTTATGAAGTTGAAAGCATTAATCACATTAGGTGCTTTGTCGGCAGGTCTTTTCTTGTTTGGACAAGGTACAGCTTCAGCCAGCGAGGTTGATACGGACAGGAGTATTGTAGACTATCTGTACCACAGTAACGAGGATCATAGCTTTGGGCATCGTAAACAATTGTCAGAAGCTTACGGGATTGTAGGCTACACAGGCACAGAAGAACAGAACACACGATTACTTACCATGCTTAAAGCGGATAGGGGCGCAGTAACTCCTAAAGAGGGGCAAACAGTAGTGAAAGAATCTACGCAAGCTAATACGAAGCCACAGACCCCTCAAACGAAACCACAAGAGCAGTCACAACCACAAGGTAGAACTATCACGGTGGAAGCAACTGCATACACACCACATCCAAGTGAGAATGGTGGTACATACGGTGGACAAGTATTAACGGCTACTGGATTCAACTTGAGTAAGAATCCTAATGCTAGAATCATTGCAGTAGACCCACGAGTAATCCCACTAGGAACGAAAGTTCATGTCGAAGGATATGGAGAAGCGACTGCACTAGATACAGGTGGAGCCATCAAAGGTAATCGTATTGACGTACTAGTACCGACAGATTCACAAGCAAATGCTTGGGGTCGAAAACAAGTGAAAGTTACGATATTAGGTAAGTAATCATCGAGTAGACACGGATAATAAAAATTCGTGTCTATTTTTTTTATTTTATTGTTGACTATTGGAAAACCCTATAATATACTAATTATAGAAATTAAAAAACAAACAAAAAATTAAATATGGGGAGTGTTCATTATGACACATGTATTAACAGAAAGATTAGCTATTCTTAGAAAGATGGATTACATCGAGAAGGAGCGTGCTTCACTGTTAGCAGAGTACAATTCTTGCTTTGACCGTCTGAGAGAACTAGACGAGATTGATAGAATGAGTGCAGAAGCAGACCATGTAGCTCAAGTAATGAAAGAAGCTTACGCACCTGAACCTGAGTCTCAATCTGAGCCTGTTAAAAAGAGAGTTGTAAGGGTTGGAACGACACGACACAAGTTATCGGATGAAGACCTTGAGAGAATTAGTATTCGTATCGGTAGTATGTTTGCAAAGACGGAGGGCGATCCCAAGATTGAGGAAGTAGTACCTCCTGAGATGGTTGAGCGTATCAAGAATGCAGAGCAGAAGATAACGGACGATAGCATCATATCTACTAAAACTACGTTATCTGAGTCTGAGAATGAAGATTTGTTAGCAACTGATATTGTTGACGTTCCAGTTCACAAAGAAGGACAAACTCTTCAAGAATACTTTGAGGAAAACAAAGAGGTTCTAGCAGAGGCAGGAGAAGCAAAGGTCGAAGTAAAAGAGGACAAGCCTAAAGAGGAACCTGAGAAAGCTCCTGTAGGTGAAGCTACTAAACTACTTCAAATGAAACCTTCATTTATGAGAGGTACAACAAATGATAACAGAATCATTGCTCAGTTTGCAAAAGTTATTCTAAAAGACTATGGTAAGCCGATTAAAGCAAAATTATTACTACAGAAGTTAAGGGATGCAGGTATCTCGATGAAATCACCATATGAAACATTAGCTCAAATAAAAGGATATGAACCAAGTATCCAAAGTGCAGGTTACGGATTGTATCAATACGTCCCAACTCGTTAATATAAGGCTACCACACTTAGTGGTAGCTTTTTCTATGTTATAATTAAAATAAGTAGACAAGTTACTGCTATATTATTAGTGATAAACAAATTTAGGAGGTACATAACAATGGCTGAAGATTTACAGAAGGATATCGTACACTTACAGGAGCAGTCTCCTGAGAGAGTAGAAGCAGAAAAGAAAGCAGAAGAACGTGCAGTAGTAGACCGTATCATTCGTGGTGTTAATGATACATTCGTAAAGGACTACGACTTACCTGAATACGACATGAAATTCACGATTAAGATTAAGGCACCCAACGCAATTGATTCAGGAAAGATACACGCTAGAGCGTCTGCATATCTAAGTGGTATGAATAACTATGCAAGTGATTATATCTCGACAGTATTCCAAACTCTAGCAGCGATCCGAGTTAACGGAATTGACGTTCCTGATGTATTAGCAAAGGACGAAGACATCTATAACCTAGACGTACTATTCATAATTGGACGTGATTATGCGGAGTGGCTAGGTACCTTTCGCAGATAAAGTACAGAAGTTTGGCGGTCTAAAACAGTTAGCCCGTACTACATATATGAGAAACCTTTGGGCACTCATGACGAAATTTGAAGTTCTACCTACGAACGAAGATTTCAGAAAATTGTCACATGCCCAAATAGACTTAATGATTTATTCAATGGAAGAGGACTACAGACAAGCAGAGCTTGCTAGAAAAGGTCTTCAAGTTGACTCTGAGCACTATGATAACTCATTCGATGAGGAAGTATGGAGTAAAGATGTTGGCGACTGGGATGTTCTTAAAGAAGGTCACGATCCTGATAAGATTGCGAAACAAGTCGAAGCTCTTACAAGAGCAGAAGACCTTAAAAACCTTGGCACGAAATTTGAAGGTCTTGATGAGTATAACGCACATCTTGAAGCAGGAGGGAAGACAGCTAGAGAAACTGCCGTTGAACAGGTCATCAATAAGAACCTTGCAGACGCATATGAGAAAGCGCAACGTATCGCTAAAGCAGGTAAGAGTACTCTTGTCGATGATGCTTACATTGCAGGGGAATCGGAGGAGAATACAGACCTCGACAAAGAAGCTATGGACAAAGCTATCAGAATGTTCAATCAACAAGACGATGATGACGAGTATACAGAATTGTAAAGGGGGAGAGGGAAACCTCTTCTCCTATTTTTAAGAAAAGGGTGGTGAAGGTAAATGGCAGGTAACAAACAAGATTACATTATTGAACTGGATGCCAAGATAGACAAAGCCGTCACGAAGTTAAATAAAATCCGTAAGATGATGGATGATATCGAACGTATTCGTGATAAAGGTGCAGATAATAACTATACTGCAAGTTCACAAGATATCAATAAGAACATGCGTCTTATGAAGTTACTTACGCAACAATACAACCAAGCAACTGAGGAACTTAAAAAGTTACAGAGTATGGCTAACAAGACTCCTAAAGGTGCGAAACGTAACGAACAACATAAACGTATAGCCGATGAGCAGAAAGCGATCCGTTCCGAGTATGCTAAAACGTTAGCTATGTATCGTGAGGTTGCATCGTACCAACAAAAATACTCCAAGAACTTCAACGCTACAATCGGAGAAATTAACCTTCCTACAAAAGACTTCGAGAAAACAAAAGAAGTTATCTCAGGTATGGTTGAAGAGTCTAACCGAGTTAAGAACAAGTTAGATGAGGTTGTAACTAAAATCCGTGAAGTAAATAAACTTGACAGACGTTCGGAAAGTCTATCACGTAGAGCAAGTGCGTCTAAGTACATGTCATTCCAACAAGCTTCAAACTTCAGGAAGGATCGTTCAACAGTAGAAGGATACCATCAAGAGAAAGCAGATAACATTCGTAGAATGACAGAGATGTCAACAACTGTATCTTCTCTTATGAAGCAGATTAAAAAGATTGAAGAGAAGCCTACGGCAACAAGAGCCGACATGGATCGTAAACTTGAGATGCAAAAGAACATTGAGTCTATGGACAAAGAGTTCGAATCTCGTATCGAACTGAACCGTGTACTGGACCGCACAATTGCCAACATGGAGAAGTACAACAAGACGGTACAAGACGTAACAGTTAAACCTGAACGTGGTACATTTAAAGGTATGGCTTATGAGCGTGCTCCTGCTATTGGTTTAGCAATCACTGGTGCCGTAGCCGCTGCCGTTGGAAGTCTGTATCACCAAGGGGCTTCTATCGACAAAGGTATGCGACAAGATGAAATCTCTATCGGACAACGTGTCGGTATGGACGGATCGCAGTGGAGAGAGAACATCCGTAACAACGCTCTTAACTCAGGACTAAAAGATAGATTAGGTCTATCAGGTCAAGAGATGATTGGATTCCAAGAGAACTACTTATCTAAGCGTGGTTACAAGGGTATGGATGATTTAAATACTGCTATGCAGAACCAAGCAGTATTTAGCCGTGTAAGTGGTATTAATACGGAAGATACAAAGTCATTCTACAACACTGTATACGGTGCTGGTGAAGTTAATGGTAAGCAGACGAAGGAAATCCAAAACGCATTCCTTGGAGCTATCAAACGTAGTGGTATGGAAGGTCGAGAAAAAGACCAACTGAAAGCGTTAGACGGTATCCTATCAGGAATGTCTGAAGGTCGTTCTATGACGAACGATGAAATCATGAACACAATGGGACTACAATCTGTATTAGCGCAAACTGGAAACCGTGCTCTGCAAGGAGAAAAAGGTGGAAGAATGCTACAGAGCCTAGACCAAGGTATTCGTAATGGTATTGACGATCCAATGGTACGTATGGTATTCGGTCAAGGTACTAAGTACCAAGGCTTAGAAGGTCGTTGGGCATTGACGAAGAAAATGGAAAAAGGTATCTCTGATGCAGGTAACGTAAGGGATATAGCAGCCTTTGCACAATCACAAGGTGGAACAAAAGAATCTCAGAACATGAACTTCTATGAATTTGCTCGTACGAAGTTAGGTGCAGAAATATCTACCCAACAAGCAGAAGCAATGATGGAAGCATTCCGTAAGGGAGACCTTACTGATGAAAACCTGAAGAAGGTTCTTAAAGGTGACACAAGTGTTGGAGATAAAGTATCGAAAGATAAACTAGATGAGTACAAGAAATCTAGTGCGGCCACTAACAACCAAAGTGACGCAGTTACAGAGAAACAGGCCGCAGGTATCTACGACCTAGGTGAAGGTATCCGTAACGCTAACGCATCACTTGGAGGAATGCCCCCAGTCGTATACGGTGCTATTGCTGCCATTGGCGCTCTAGCAGTTGCGGCCCTTGCCGCTGCGGCATCTTTCGGAATGTCGGCAGGTATCCGTAAAGCTGCTTCTAGTACATTCGGAGGAGGTAAAGGCAAAGGAGGTCGAGGTGGCGGTCCTACTGGTGGCGGTGGTGGTAACACTACTGTAGTTGGTGGAGGTAGCGGTGGAAGACGAGATCGAGGTGGATCAGGTAACACTGTAGCATGGAACCGAGGAAGTGCTTCTGAAGCTAACGCACCTAAACAGAGCTGGTGGAAGAGAATGTTCGGTGGAGGTTCTAGTGCTGCCGAAGGTGTGACAGCAGGAGCTACAGTAGCAGGTACAACGGCCGCATCCTCAGGTAAAGGATTCCTTAAAGGTGCAGGTAAGACGTTAGGTAAGGTAGCTCTACCACTTATGGCTCTAACTAGCATAATGGACATTATGGGTGCTCCTGACGACAAGAAAGGGGAAGCTACTGGATCGTCAATAGGAGGTATTGCAGGTGGTATCGGTGGAGGTGTGGCCGCAGGAGCCGCATTAGGTTCTATCGTTCCAGGTGCAGGTACTGTAGTCGGTGCTATCGTTGGTGGTGTTGGTTCTATCATCGGTGGTCTAATTGGTAGCTCTGTAGGTGGAGGTATCGGTAGTTGGTTCGATTCTGACTCTGATAAAGATAAGCAGAAGAAAGCAGAAGCTCAAGCTAAGAAAGAGAAAGAAAAAGCTGAGAACAAAGCTACTAACACTTCTAGTATCACAGGGTTCGGTCGCCAAGGAGGTACTGTACCAGGTTACACTGCAACTAGTATGACTGTAGGTGCAACAGCAGGTACTTTAACAGCTAGTAACCTCGACCCTGGACTAACAAACCAAGTTGTAACACCTGGTACAAATAACAACGTCAACTCTACAAACATCCAAGTAGATAAGGAGAACACGAACACGAAACAACGTACAGAGGTTACAAAGACTGACAACCTTTCTTACGAGCGTGAGAACCTTAACATCTACGAGAGAGCGTTAATGAAAGCAGAACAACTTCTAGCTCAAGCTCGTGCCCAAAACGGTATCTTTGGTAACGGTAATGGTGCAGGAGGTGCAGGTGGAGGTAGCGGAATGGGTGTTACAGGTGGAGGTAAACTGCAACTTCTATCAGCAGGTCAGAAATGGCAGAACGCAAGTAACCTACAACAAAGTGACCTAGGATTCACAGAAGCTACTCTAACTGCGGCCGACCTAGACAAATGGATAGACTCTAAAGCTCCTAAAGATTCTATGATGCGTGGAATGGGTGAAACCTTCCTCAAAGCAGGTCAAATGTACGGGTTAGACCCTCGTTACTTAGTTGCACATGCTGCCGAAGAATCTGCTTGGGGAACTTCTAGCATTGCGAAGAAAAAAGGTAACTTCTTTGGGATCGGCGCATTTGATAATAGCCCAATGGAGAGTGCTTACGAGTTTAAAGATGGTGGAGGAACTGCTGCTCAGAACGGTATCATGGGTGGAGCTAAATGGATTGCAGAGAAGTACTACGGAAAAGGTAGAACAACTCTAGATAAGATGCACCAAGCAGGTTACGCAACTAACGCTGATTGGGCTTCTAACATTGCTTCTATCATGAAAGGCGCACCGTCAGGATCAGGTCAAGCAGTAACTGCTACTATCAACGTTAATGTTAAAGGTGACGAGTCTGTATCTAAGAAGATTAACGATAGCAAAGAAATGAAGAAAGTCGGAAACAACATTTCCGATATGCTTGGTTTCTACTCTAAAGAGATGGTGATGGTCTAGTACCGTCCCTCTCTTCTTTTTAAATATAAGGAGATGATATAATTGACAACGATTGTTAAACGCTATCCCACATTCGAGATAGAGTTAATCACACAAGACACACCTTATATCTTGAAGTACGATACGCAAAAACAAATTTCACAGAAGACATTTGAAGAAGCTATTATCTCTTTCAGTATCAAGAATGCTATGGCAGATGATAGTCCTGCGTTCTCTCTAGTACTATCTTCTAAAGAGAAGTGGGATAAGATTGTAAACGCAAATGATTTAATTAGAATTAAGGTTTTCCCTGATGTTACAAAAGAAGTACCTGATAATCCGTATATCATGGTTGGTATGATTTCCGACATCAAGAAAGAGGGGGAATACGGAAACGGAACACTACTGTATCGTATAACTGGGCAAGCCATGACGAAAGCACTAATTAACTTTAACGTAGGGGTTATCCAAGAAGTAGCAACAATCATCCCTACCATTGGTTGGCTACCTGATGATGCGGCCAACGGACTGAAGTTCTCTTCTAACAATGCGGCAGGTATCGGTAACGAACTAATGGAACGTTTCATCTACAAGTACGCACAATACAAGTGGGCTAATGGTGCAGGACTGAAAGATTACTTAATCCATAGTTTCTCTAGTTGGAAGGAAGATGAGACTTTAGCCGATCCGTCTCCATTCATTAACTACCAAGGTAGTTTACGTCAGTTCTTAACAGATGTAACGGCAAAGCCATTTAACGAACTATTCTTCGAATACACAAAGAATGGACAATGTGTAGGATTAATGAGACCTACGCCTTTCGACCCTGATAAGTGGAACCAATTACCTCTATATCGTTTCACAAGTGATATCGTTGTTCAAGAATCCTTCGGTAAGAACGATAACGAAATGTTCTCTGTATTCGTAGTACAGGCACCAAACATTAACGAGTTCAACAGTATGGACTTAGGGGTATTCCCGAAATACCATCCTGAACTAGTTAAACGATATGGATATAAGCGTCTAGACGCTCAGAACCGTTATCTGCTAACGCCAGGTATCGCAGGTACCCAACAACCAGGGACAAACGCAGGAACGGGTACAGGGGCTACTACACCGTCAGGAAACGGTACTGGTACTACTAACCCTACACCTACGCCAGCGATCCGTACAGAACCTGCAACTGCACAACCTAACTACGAGGAAGTAATTACATTCATTACACAGAATAAATTACAAGACCCTGAGATGCTTAGATTGAAAAAGAACGAAGTATATGCTCAGTTAGTAGGAGAGTACCCTTCTATGCAACCGAGTCTAGTAAACGGTATTATCGACTCACTGAAAGATGGTAAGTTCAGTCGAGAAATCTACACACAGCTTGTAAACTCCGCAGGTGGAGGAAATAACTCTGAAGCGGCCAAGGAGAAAGGTGTAGCGAACGAGAAGTTAAATAAGTACACACAAAGACTATTTAACTGGTACTGTGAGAATGCTAACTTCTATGCAGGAGATATTCGTGTATTAGGGAACCCTGCATACCGTGTAGGATCGCGAGTAATGTACGATGACTTTGAACAAGAGACTGTATGGGAGTTCTATCTAGAGTCTGTACAACATGAGTTCTCATTCAATGGTGGGTATACTACTATATTAGGAGTAACAAGAGGTTTACCTGACCAAGGTGCAAAACGATTCAAGAACCTATGGGGTAAATCAGAAGACTTCAAAGGTGGATACTTAGGTGAGAAATCGTTAGAACAGTTAATCGAAGCAGGTAAAGCTGCTAATCCACCAGGAGGTACAGGAGCAGGAGGAACTGGCTCAGGTGGATGGGGTGGTGGCTCAGGAAGTGGAGTTGCAATGCAAGCTCTAGCTACTGCACGAGAAATGACTTCTAAACCGTCTGTATACGTATTCGGTGGCGGTCGCTCAGGTAATAACCCATTCCTAAACTCACCAATCAAAATCGACTGTTCATCATTCGTATGGTGGTGCTATAACGTACATGGTGTCCAACTTAAAGGTGGAGCCACAGGAATGACCACTGATACGATTAAAACCGATCCGAGACTGCAACAAATCAGTGCTCGTGGTTCTGATAAGAAACAAGCTATGAGTATGATACAGACTGGTGACATCATCTATTTCGATACATACAAGCAGGACGGGCACGTTGGAATCTACTCAGGTAACGGTAAGTTTATCGGTTCACAGAGTACCCCAGGTATCCATGAAGAAGATTTAAGCACAAGTTATTGGCAAAAAGTTTTTAATGGTCACGTACGTAGGTTTACAGGATAAAAAATGTTATAATATAAAGGAAAGGTGGTAGAACTATATCGTGGAAGATTTCGACTACACACCACTGTCCTCTATGAGGTTTCAGGCTCAACTAGGATCAGAAGTTAAACGTATGTACAAAGAGGGAGAGAATGTTATTAAACTCTCCCTTGCTAGGGTTACAAAGGTTAACTACAAGTACAATACAGTAGAAGTTATGACAACATTACATAAAAATTCAACATCGAAGAACCCGAGTGATAACGGTAAATACTCTGCTAGATTGCCTGTAATGTTTGGTGGACGTACACCTGAAGGAAAAGTATATGGTTCGAATACAATTGTTACAGTCGGATCATTAGTTTTAATTGGCTTCCTAGAGGGTAATAAAGACCACCCTATCGTTTTAAACATCTATGGTGATGCAGACAACCAGTCGATGTTAACACGTACAACGATGACAGGTGGAGATGAATCAGACGAAGCAGTCCAACGTGAACTATGGCAGTTATTTACTTTATACCCTTCTATGACATATCAGAATATTGATGGTCGAGGGAATAAAGAAGTAACATTCTCAGGTAAATCCTTTATGTATATTACAGACTCAGACCCTGGGAACGAGTACGTACAGGACGGAGCTTTTGACTACGCAGACTTACCTAGTTCTCGTTACGCAAATGGTGAACTTATCGAACCAACGTCTCCTAACTCTCCTACCGTATTATACGTCCACCAAGGGATTTATGACAACCATAGAGTTACATTCTTCCTTAAATCGGACGGAACTCTTCGTGTAGGTAGTAGACATAGAAACGGTAAAGGTATTACATACCAAGAAATGAAAACAGACGGATCGTTCTCTATCGTGCAAAAGCATGATACAACAGACCCTGAAGAGATTTCTAAAAAGTTCTCTAAGTTTGAAATTTCTGAAAATGGTGATGTTACAATCCAATCTCTAGACCACAAATTAACCATCACAAAAGATGGTGTACTGATTGACGGTAAGCCAATCGGTTCAGGTGGCGGTGGAGGAGACCTTGAGATTATCAAGGACTTACAAGAAAAGGTAGAGGGCGTAACAACACAGATAACAATGGTAAACGGTAAGCTAGATTTCAAGATTGATAAGATTGAAATTGAGATAGACTTAGATACACTTCGACAGGAACAACAGAAGGTACTAGATGGTATCCGAGAGAAGCTAGACGGACTTTCTAGTGCGTTAAAGGCTATGAAGGATTATACCATTCCTGCATTCGAGGATGGAACCGTTACGGCAGACGAGAAGAAGAAAGTTAACGAACTTCTAAATGCCGTAGGTACTGAAAAGAACAAGGTCGATGAAAAGTATAGCCAAGTTATCTCCGATCCGTTCCTACCAGCCACACACAAAGATATACTAACAGTATCGAAAGGTGTACTAGACAGTAGACACCAAGCGTTACTTAACACAATAGAAATCGTTATGTTAGATGGGGTTATCACTCCTGACGAACGTATAGCAGTTGCTCAGGCATTCGATGGATACGAAAAAGCTATCGCTGCTTTAGATGTATCCTTTAAGCAAGCAATGGATTCTATATTAGAAGCCCGTATTAAAGAAGCACAAGAGAATGCTATGAAATATAGAGATACAGAGATGCGTAAAATCGGTTCACAGATAACGCAACTAGCAGACTCTATTACGGCAAAGGTTAGTTCAGAACAGTTATCGAAAGAGATAGAAGATGTTCGTTCTGAAATGGCTACAAAAGAAGAACAGAAGGAAATCAAGGATACTGCGGAACAGGCACAAAAGGATGCTCAAGAAGCCTTGAATAAGGTACCTCATCGCATTATGGTCGGTAGTACAAACGGACTCATCTTCAAAAACAACGAGATAGATAGTGTTGTTTACGCTAGGGTGTACAAGGGAGATGAGGAAGTCACAACGACTATACCGAAAGCTAATTTCTTTTGGACTCGTATTTCGGAAGATGAGAATGGAGACATCCAGTGGGAGAAAGACCATGTAGGTGTAGGTAGCTCATTCAGGATTTCGAAAGATGATGTACCACAGAGGGCAACTTTTGAATGTGATGTAGAGATTCCTGAAAGTTAAATCACATGGGAGAAGAGAGGACGATAAGTAATGGCAAGAATTACTGGACAGATTACCATTTCGGACTTGAATGATGCAAAACAATATATACTTTATTTAAACCCGAACTATAAAACACAGATTTACGATCCGAACGGATTAACATATGTACCTGATTTCACAAGCAGTAACCTAGTTATCAAGCCTGAGCTTTACATCGCAGGTGGAGATGGTAGTAGCATGTTACCATCGGCTTCGGTTAAATCAGTCTTTTGGTATGAAGGTACACAGACAACAGTTCCATTAGCAGAGACCGCAGGAGGAACAACTCCTAGTGGTCTATCGTACTCATTACCTACAGGTACACCAAGTACAACTGCTAAAATCCTGACAATTAAATCGAACTTAGCAACAATGACATCGCAAATATTTACATGCGTAGTGACATACACAGATACAGATTTAAATATGGATGTTACATTAAAAGCAAACTACGATGTAACTAAGATTGTCAACGGTTCAGGTGGTTCTAACGCTATCGTTGCTTTACTATCAAACGACTCTCAATCTATCCCTACAGACTCAGCAGGTAACAATGGTGTTTATGCAGGATCAGGAACAGAGATTCACGTATATGATGGTGCAACAGAGCTTACGCACGATGGTACAGGTACTGCAAACGGTAAGTATAAGGTAACTGCATCGGCTACAAACATTACGGCAGGGGCTATTACAACAAGTGGTATCTTTGCGGTCGTAGCACAAGCAAGTAACATTACACAGGATACTGCGTCTATCACGTTCACAATCACAGGTAAATCGTTAAAAGGACAAGCGTTCACACTTACAAAGGTACAAACACTAAGTAAGGTTAAAGGTGGAGCAGCCCCAACTGCTTACTGGTTGGTACCAAGTACAGTAGCCATCCAAAAGAACATCTCAGGTACGTTGATTCCTGCAAGTATCTCGGTTAGCATGATGTCCCAAACAGGAGCAGGTTCACCTGCATTCTACGGTGGTAAGTTAATCATTGCAGAATCTACAGATGGTACGAATTACACGGATAAGTACACTTCTAGTGCCAACGAACCAGGAGCTAAAGCGTACACACCATCTTCTAACACTGTTAAAGCGATCCGTATTCGTATGTACCTAGCAGGTTCTACACCTAACGGTACTGTAAATAACGTTGATGAGCAACAAATCGTAATTGTATCCGATGGTTCTAACGGGGTTGACTCGTACTACTTAAACCTTTGGGCACCAGGTGGAGACTCTATCCGTAACAGTGGTGGTAACGTAACGTTAGAAGCTGATATGTATAAGGGTGCAAGTACTGTAACGCCTACTGCATTCCAGTGGTACATCCAAGACCCAAATGCTACAACTTCTTCAGGAGGTAACGCAGATGGGGGTAACGGTTGGAGACTAATCACAAACGTAGCAAACGCTACAACTGCTCCAACACTAGCTCTAGTACCTAATGCCAATACACAGTTAACGGCCGCAACATACTACGTAAAATATACATGGTGTGGTCTATCAGGTGAGACTATTGGTTCTACGCAAGCTTCTCTAGCAGTTACGGCAGGTAATGACTTGAAGGTTACAATCCCTGCATTCGCAACAAACGTTTCATTTGCTAGAGTGTATATCGGTACGGCAGCGGCTAACCTGTACTACGCAGGAGATATTAAAACAAGTGCAGGAAGCGTAACTATCTCTAAATTTGATAACACGGCAGAAGCAATCCCGACAACAACTTCGGCAAACATCGCTACAACATCGGACACTATCGTTGTTCGTAACTGGGCAATCAACGGTGTACAAGGATTCAAGTGTGTAGCTACTGCACCAGGTACAGGGGTGAAATACAGTGCAGTTATTGTTGCACGAGACTTCCAAGACCCGATGGTGATGAACATTATCGGTGCTAACGTGTTCAAAAACGGACAAGGTACAATCACTCTAACTGCACAAATCCTACAGTCAGGTCTGACAGTATCTACAGCAGGGTGGACATTTACGTGGGCTTTATATGGTACGAACGGTAACATCATAAAGAACTATCCAACTATTAAAGGGGATACAATCACCTTAGATAGTACGGACGTAAACGGCAGTGCAAATTTACTAGCGAACGCAGATAAGTAGTTAGTGCCGTTTTATATTATAATAGAGGAGACAGTTAAATGGGAACTTAGCGATAAGTTCCCTTTATTTATAAAGGACGTGAAAATGCATGGCTAAATTTAGTGTTACAGGTCAATTGACCATTTACAATATGAACGATGTTTTAGCATCGCTAACGCCACCACCCAAGCCTACAGAGGGTGCTCTATGGTTGAATGCAAACGATAACCAATTATATGTATATGTAAAGGGCAGTTGGGTAATCTCTGCCGATTACAAGAACTGGGTTAACTCTAAAGGGGATAACCTGGTATCTAATGGTGGAGGTTCTTTAGGGAACAACTCTAACTTCAGCGCTTTCGAATTTGACGGATCGGACTCATATTCAGGTGGAGGTTCATTCAAAGATTCAAGTCCTGCCAACCAAAAGTTATCTGACGAGTTAATTCCTGTGGACATTAGTAAATCTTATAAACTATCTCTGTGGGCTAAAACAAACCCTAACGTAGGAGCTAAGTACTACGTTGGTGTGTACGAGCATGACATGGATGGTCTACCAATCTACGCAGAGAATCACATGTATGTACAAAGTACTTTCTCAACACTAACTCAGGATTTAAAGAATGGAGACACAGTTGTATACCTGGACAACGTTACAAACTGGTTAAATACTGCTCCAATCCACCAAAGAAAATTAATCTTTTGGGACTATGTAAGTAAGACTGGTTACAAGTATCAACCACTTACATACTCTCGTCATACGTCTGCACAAGACTTATGGGCAGATGGGTCTATTAACACTACAAATAAAACTATCACGCTGAAAGCTCCTTGGAATGGTGGGCTAGTTAAAGCAGGTACAAAGTTAAGCCAAGGTAGTAGTGGAGCAGGATTCCGATATATCGCAGTACAGAACGTAGCTATTCCTGGGACGTGGACAAACTACTCAGGTGTAATTAGTGGTCTGAACAACTCAGGTAATGACGCACAGAATCAATTCTCTTGGGGAACAGCTTATGTAAAAATCGGGTTCTTAAATAACCGTGATGTGACAGGAAGTACTGTATGGTACTCTAACATTAGCTTCGGACTTAACGTAGCAGACCAAGGTGATGTAGATAAAATCAACGACTCTCTAGAATCGTTAGGTAGTGATGGTAAGATTACTCGTTTCGAACGTAGCTTAGTTCGTGGGTATATCGCAGATATCGTAGGTAAGTTCTTGAATCCTACAGATACAATGCCTACATTAAATCAGATTGATGCAGATACATACAACGCAGGTAAGCTTTATGCGGTCCGTAGAATGGCTCGTAAGCTTGGAATGAACCTATCTACAAGTGTAAACTATCAACCACTAGGAAAGGCATACTCGGATTTAGTAACATATTTAACTGGTCTGACACCTGTTAAACCTTGGGACACAAGTTCATCTGCGGTCATCGACATCGACAGAAATGTGTGGAACACTAAGTGGAATGACTACTATAACCGTTACGCTCTATTCGAAATTGAGGTGCAGGATCGTCAGAAAGAGTTCACGGAACAAGAGACACAGAAAATGTCAAAGGACACGATTGCTGCCATTAGTACAACTGGTAACTACGATAGAGCAACATTCGCTAATCCTGTGAACATTAAACCACCTATCGCTACTTTAGGACTACCTGAGTTCGAGGGTAGCCATACAGATAGTTGGGATTGGAACGGACGTAACTATATACTAAAATCGGATGTAGCATACTCTTGGGACGGTAAACTAGCTGATAATGGCTTCTTTAATAAACAACTCAGCCCACTAGCAGTATCTGCTTTTGATAAGCAGAAGGTTACAATGTCTCTATCATACAAGTTAACTAACGTTGTGTATGGTACTACAAACCCTTGGGTGGGTATGCAGATAACTGTAGAGTACACGGACGGCACAAGAGAGTACCCTACTTGTGTTGGGGGTAAAGCAGATGGTTCGCCTACAACTAGTGGTTTCGTAACTAGAGCAGGTACATACCAGTTCAATGCGTCTAAGACAATCAAAACTTTAAGTATTATGTTAGGTGGTAGGGACTTAACAGGTAAAGTAGAAATTCAGAATTACAAAGTTGAAGTAGGAGACAAAACTGTTGATAAAGTAGTGTGGACACCTGCTATCGAAGATGTGTGGGCAGGTGCAGGAAACCGTATTCGTCCTGTGACAAACCCTACGTTTAGTAGTGGTACCGACCTAACTATTTGGGGCAAGTTCTACGGAGACGGGACAAACAACGATAAGTTCTACTGGGAAACAAACGGTTCTGCTATTAAAGAGAAAAGATGGATGGATGTTTCTCTTAACGATAAGCAGAGTTGGGCGTTCTCTACAAATGGTCTATCAACTAACGGAGTAAACAGAGTCCTAAATTCTAGTTGTAATAACATGCAACCATACATGTTCGACAACTCAAGTACAGGTGGTACAATAGGTCGAGCTACATCAAAGTTCGTCAGTGACTACCTTGAACTGACATCTACAGATGCGAGTGACAGTTTCTATCAGATTGGTTCTTATGATATGAACTTGCATATGTTCTCTATAGGAGAGACAGTTACATTCTCCGCAGAGGTTAACTGTGAGGTTGCAGGAGCGTATATCTCTGTTTGGCATCATGATGGATCGAACTGGATTGAGAACAAGGGTGACGCTAACTCTGTAGGAGCAGCTAACACTTGGAAACGTCTTTACAAAACGTTTACGATCCCGAGCAATGCGAAAGGATTATTCGGACGTGTTTACTTCCCTAGAGGAACGGCAGCAACAGGTAAAAAACTTAACATGCGAAAAGTACAGTTCGAGTCAGGAAGCGTTATGACCGACTGGACTAACACTAGCCTAGTTAAGGTTACACGAGTGCGAGCTGACGGTTTTGCTTATGCCAACGCAAACAGTAACTCCTTATCTGTTATTAAAGCAGACGGGACGGTAATTCCGAAAGACGGGCAACTACACGTAAACACTTACTCAACTAGCAGTACTCTTGATAAAATTTGGTTCTCTATTGACAACAACGATAGTGGTTGGGCTGAAGCGTATAACCCTAGCAAGGAAGACATTAACGCTTACTTCCTAGGTTGGAGAGTATGTAACGGTACTTTCGGAGGGTTATACCCAGGATCAGGAATTAAGCAGTGGTATCCAATAGGTGATAAAGATTTATCTCGTGCTACTGTAGCAGGTAACACGGCACCAACAGAACCATCACCTTCGATTAGTGATAAATCTATAAACTACTATCAAGTTGTTTATCAGCTTGTAGACCCAATTCAAGAGATAGTTGAATTTGATGGTATACTAGAATTACTAGGGGAAAAGGATAACGTTGTAACAACTTACTACCCTACTTGGTCATCTACGATTTCTAAAGGTTCAATCAAGTACGGTACCAACTTAGCTACAGTCAACCAAGACACACGTTACATCATCCCATCTATGGTAAAACGTATCGCTAATGCAGAACAGAAGATTACGGATGAGTCTATTACAAACACAGTCTTCAGTTCTAGAGAGTACACGCTTGCGCTAAAGAGTAAAGCAAACGCTAGTGACCTTGGTAACTTAGCTTCTAAAGATGAGTTAAACAACGTATCAGGTGCCGTAGACGGTAAGATTAAAGATGCGATGGACAAGCTAGACTTCTCTCCATACGCAACTAAATCTGAGTTAAAACAGACCGCTACAGACATCACTGCTAAGTTCTCTGCTACAGGTGGTATGAACTTAATTAAGAACTCTATTGGTTACAGTGACAGAGACTTTTGGAACTTAACTACTGCTTATGCAGTAGAGACCATTGCAAACTCCGCTTTAGATAATCTAGGGTTCGGTAAAGGGTTCTACTTTAAAGCCAACGGACAAGAGACAGGAATCTACCAAGATGTATCTGTTATCCCTGGACAACCGTACACATTAGGTTGGTACTTGAACAAGATGACGAAGGGTGCAGATTCTAGCTACCGTTTTTGGATTCAGGCTCAGGAATACAACGGAACAGCTTGGGTTGTACCTCCTGGAAACCAAATAGCAGATAATAGCAATCAGACAACAAACGGGTTCGAAGCTCGTTATATGACATTCACTCCTACAAAGGATAAAGTAAGAATCCGTTTCATCGGATACGCTAACGTAGAAGCCATTGTATCAGGGATCATGTTAAACATTGGTGACGTTGCTCTACAATGGACTCTAGCTACAGGAGAGCTTTACAATACGAACATCCGAATGAACATCAACGGTATCCGTGTATCGCAGTTAGATGGTAACGGAAGTGAAATTGGTTTCACACAAATCACACCGTCAGAGTTCGCAGGATACTACCAAAATAACGGAACATTCGAAAAAGTATTCTACCTAAACGGAGATGAAACAGTAACGAAAAAGCTTCGAGCAACAAACGAAATTACGTTAGGAAATATTAAAATCCTTTCTATTCAAAGTTCGACAGCTACAGGTTGGGCATTCGTACCTAACAATAGCTAATAAAGATTGGAGGAAACAACATGGCAAGTGGTTCATTTGGAGTTTCTACCAGTAATAGATATGTTTCGGGGACTGTAAATTGGAACAGTACCCCGAACACTGCTGGTAACTACAGTGAAGTGTACGTAGAGATGCGTTTCTCTCGTACAAATACAGGATATACAACATATGGTACGGGTACGTTCGGTCTATATGTAGACGGACAACAAGCAGTAAACACAACAGGATTCTCATTCACGTACAACTCTAATACATTGGTAGTTAGTGGTTGGTTTAGAATAAACCATAACTCGGACGGTTCTAAAAACTTACGTATCGGTGCGAGTGGTTATACAGATGTGTTCTCTATCAACGATGCAGTAGCATATGTAGACTTGGATCGTATCCCACGAGCAAGTACAGTATCATCTAACGTTAGTTGGACAGCAGCTATCGAACCTCTACCTATCTCGATTAACCGTGCGTCTACTGCGTTTGACCACATTGTAACAGTAGAGGTACAGAAGCCTGATAATAGTATGGCCGCAGTTGCTTGGCGAAGTGGTGTAGGAGATAACGTAACATTCTATTTTAGTAAAGACGAAACAACTATCCTCTACCAAGCAATCGGAGGATACGAGAATAGACCTGTAAAGATTAAGGTACAGACATGGTATAACGGTAACGTAATTGGTGAGACGGAGAAGTGGGGGACTGTATACGGTGCCACACCTGCTACACCCGTTCTTTCTGACTTCGATATTGGTACGAAAAACGTACCTGTAACGTTAGACTACTACTACGCAGAGTTTGCATATTCCCTAGTATTCACTTTCGGTAGCTTCTCAAAAACATTCTCTTCAGGTGTAGGGAAAACATTTACAATGACATTTGATGATAATGACATTGCTAAGATGTACCAACAAACACCGAACGATAACGTGAAGCAAGCTAACGTTTGGGCAAGTACGAAATACAACGGAGTAGAGCTTAACGATGGTGTGCCGAAGGATCAGAATAAGAAAGTAAACCTACGGGTTGTAAATAGTAACCCTACATATACAGGTGGATTCACGTACTTAGATTCTAATAGTACAACGACTACTCTTACAGGAAATAACCAATACATTGTACAGAACAAATCTACGTTACAAGTTAAGATTCCTGCAACAGCCAAGGCTACTGCACAGAACAGTGCTACGATGGCTCGATACGAAGTATCTGTAAACGGTTCAACGCAGTCTATCAACTACGCAACTACAGACCTTACACTTAACTTCGGTACGGTTGATGCGGCTACTAATGCCACATTGACAGTCACTGCAATTGATAGTCGAGGTAATAGAACATCTGCATCTTCTGTTATATTAATGTTACCTTATTCACCACCTAACATTTCTGCTAGTGCAGAACGATTAAACAACTTTGAAGCTTCAACTACGATTAAGTTAAGTGGGTCAATATCCCCTCTAACTATTGGTGGTGCGAATAAGAACTCTCTTCCAGTTGTTAAATTCCAAAGAAGACAGGTAGGTGGTACATACGATAGCCCAGGTACTAACTTTACAATAACAGGGAACCCTAACTTCACTGCAACGAACGCTGTAGTAACGCTAGATAATACAGTAGCTTGGGAGATTCTGATTACAGTAACAGACAAGGTAGGTTCCACTGTAACGGCTCTACGAACAGTAGCGGTCGGTACTCCAATCTTCTTCATTGACACAGTGAAGAAAACAGTCGGAGTAAACAAGTTCCCTACTAGTGCGGCCAATGGTCTCGAAATAGCAGGTGACCTGGATGTTGATGGTATACTTAAATTAAAGAAAAACCAGTGGATCGCAGATGGTAAGTGGAGCTTACACGCCAATGGTGGAGACTTTATGGCAGTTAACTGTATCTATTTCAGTAGCCCAGTAAGCTCCACAGGTCAAGGGTTGAACTTTTTAAGACCAGGTAAAACAGCAGGGTCTACAAATGTTGCTGACTACAGTACTTTCGGTGTATTAGACTACGCATTGAGAATGAACAACCAAAGTATCTTTTACCAGTTCCCTAATACAGGGAACCTGCGATTAGGTTCAGAATTGCACTCAGCTTATGCTAACGGTACTTATTTAGATGGTTACGGGAACGTTAGGGGACAAACAGGAGCGCAAGGTGGAGAGACTTGGGGAGTTATAGATTCACAAAGCAGAACTAAAATTACTTTACCTATAGGTAAAAATGGAGGTAACAACACTTATAGAGCTTACGGAGGTAATCATAGGTTCGAGAAAGATGGAAATTATATTGTTGAGTTTTATTCTGACGGAACTAATAACGTTGCTAACTTCGGTGGAGGTATTTTTAAATGGCAGAAAAACTCAAACATGTTTGAAATCCGAACTTGGGACGATAACTGGTGGGCTGATTTACGACTAGGATTCATTACCGCAGATAAAGTAACAACAGCTAACTTAGTAAATAACTCATCTAGAAAGTTAAAAACAGAGATTGAACCGTTAACGGAAGACGCTCTACAGATCATTCTAGATTCAGAGGTGTGTACTTACCTAATGAAAGCTGCACCTGAATTAGGGAAAAAGGTCGGTCTTATTGCCGAAGACTCTCACGAACTTGTGCAAGAGATGGGCGGTACGGGGGTTAACAACTACACGATGACCTCTCTATCATGGAAAGCTATTCAGCAACTGGACGAGAAGCTAGAGGTAATCAAAGACCTAATACTAAATCATATAAAAGAGGAGCAATGACAATGGTATTCCAATCAGTTTACGAAGAGATATTAGTGGCTCAAGGCTTTGACGCAATGATACAGGATCATAAAAACAAGCTATCCCAAGTACTAGCAGAAAGATTTCAAATGTCTTTTTGGGAGGTAACACCTTCGTTTATCTTGAGTCACCACAAGAAACTTAAAATCCAAGTAATGGACGAAGCTTGTGTTAACGCTATCACGAAAGGGTTTACGTCTGTAAATGGTCACAGGTACCGTTTGAACGATGACGACCAAATTAACTTCCTGGGGCAGAAGGACAGACTGAGAGATAAACCTGATATAGCTAAAGTAGCGTGGCGTACAGAAGATGCAGGATACGTTGAGCATTCTAGAGAGGAATGGCTAGTTGTTCAAGGTGAAGCATTCGACCATAAACTAACACAACTTCTGAAATACAACGAGTACTGTACAAAAATTTTGAACGCTACAACGGATAAAGAAGTATTCAACACTAACTGGGTTTACTAATGTTAATTAGGAGGAAACACAATGGAACAACAACAAAATAAACCAATTAATCCGAAACACATCATTGACGAGCAGAGAGTGTCTATCTTCGACCTAATGAACGAGAACATTATGCTTAAAGCATATATTGCTCAGTTAGAGGAAGAAAAGGCACAGTCACAGGCACCAAAGGAATCAGCAGAATAAGAAAGGTGAGTAGACTATGACAACTGAAACGATCCAATCGGCAGATGTTATATTCTATAGACCTAAGAGTTTCATAGGCTGGGTGATTAGTAAAGTTACTAACTCACCCTATAGCCATGTTGCCCTTGCTATCGACTCTAACACATTGATAGAAGCCAACAGGTTTATAAAAACGAGAGTCGTACCTATAGAGTATGACAAAAACATCACACATATTTATCGGTTAGATAGTTTAACGAAAGAGGAACAAGATAAAATTGTTTCTATCGCATTAAGCTACGAAGGTGCGGATTACGACTATGCTCAGATACTTGAAATGTTTCTACGGATCGTACTGAACCTTAAACGTACTCTATTCAACAACCAAAAGAAACTTACCTGTTCTGAGGTAGTAGATAGCTCTTTCTATAAAGCAGGGATTAAGAGGAAAGACACAGAGTTCCTATATGACATCACTCCTGAAGAGTTATTGCAAAAATACTCACTACATAGAGTCCTTTAAGCCGAGGTTTTCCTCGGCTTTTCTTATATTATAAAAGAGAGGTGATAACACATGGGAATGTCAGATGGTAAAACAGCATTAACAAGAATTGCTTTCCAAGTAGGAAACAGATTCTTCCGCTTCGCTATCAACCCTGAAAATATGACGTTTGCAAATCCACACCGTACAACTGCTTTAAAAACAAAGAGTAGGATCGTAATTGAGGATTTCCAAAGCGACATCCCTACGTACACAATTAGTGGTACAACAGGATTCAACCCTACAGGTAAAGCTTCAGACCGAGGGATTGCTAAGATAAAAGAAATGAAAGCCTTTCTACGAGACTATGCAGAGATTGGTGGTAACGGTAAGAAATCCGCAGATGATTTTTATTTCCACAACTTTACAAATGATGAGAGCTTTGTCGTCCACTTAGCTCCTGAAGGGGTTACCTATACACAGGACGTTAACGCTCCACTAATGTTCCGATACGAGATTAAATTCGTAGTACTTAGAAAGTCTACCGATCCTGCCGATGACGATGTTGTAGCACCTGAGATTGGTAACAGATACCCTACAGTCGGTGGAGGAGGGAGTAGCTCAGGATCAAATCCTAACCAACGTCCCGACACAGATATTAACTTAGGTGGTGGAGGTCTTGTGTGGCAGCCAAGCCCACTGTTCCCTCCAATAGGCGGTAAACCGAATACAGGTGGTGGAGGTAAGTACGATCCGAGTTCAGGTAACGATGACATCTATAACAAGGGTGAAGGTGGAGGTTATGTTCCAGGTACAGGACGTGATCCAGTTAACCCACAACGACCATCCAACCTATCATATGATTACGGTATGAACGGACTAGGATATAACATTGGTTATTACGGAAGGTGGTATTAAGAGTATGACAATTAGAAAGCCGTTAGACCTTGTTAGATTCGTCTCTAGCGTTCCTGTTCTTCCTGATGGTACTATCCCATTAAACGAGATGGGAAACACACCGCAGTTCGTCTCTAGCCTTTATACACCATCATTTAGTGTATCGGCTCTTGCAAGACTAACGTTAGAGGATATCCAACAAAATAAAATTGAAGTGATAAATGTACCACTAGACCCACGAACAATTGTATCTCAAGTTATGAATAGTGATTTAGCTACGTATAACCCTCGTGTGTACGTTCTAGTGTGTGCCGTAGTGTTAGAGTCCTTCGCACTATTATATAGCCTAGAGGAGACTCGTACGAGCTTACAATACGTAACGAAGAAAGACATCTTGAAGATAAAGCAGAATATAAACTACGTTGCAGATTACTTCGGTACAGAAAGAAAGTACCGTCCAATGATTGAGACTTTACGAGATATCGACATCTCTATCGGTTACTTAGAGAACCAAGTAGAGTCCGTTATGAATAGATGGGTGGTGAGATAATGGCTAAGTTTAAAAGAAGAATCATCGCAGACGGAGACACGATGCAAGCTATCGCACAACAAGAGCTAGGAGATGTGAGCCGTTGGGTAGAGTTAGCTCGGTTCAATGACCTACGACATCCGTACATCGTAGATACTGTAGCAGAGAAGCTAAAGAACCCAACACACTTACTAACTATCGGGGACACTCTACTGATTGAAATTTCTGAAAACTCACAAGAGGACTTGATGAACGTACTCAATCGTGCAACAGATTTCGATAAAGAGGAACTGTACGCATTAGCTTTAGGTAAGGATTTAGATGTACTTCCAATTCCGAAGCCGTTCGGTAAATCAGGTTGGGACAATGACGTATTCGAAATGAAGGACAACGAAAGAGGGGATGTTGCTACGATCCGTGGAATCGAGAACTTAAAGCAGTCTCTGTACATGCGATTAGTAACACCACTTGGAGGTTATCTAGGCTACCCACGATACGGCTCAAAAGTTCACGAGTATCTTGGTAGGAAGAATACGGAAGAGAACGCAATCCTACTAGACATCGAGATTGAGAGAACGTTGCGTACAGATGGTAGGGTACGAAGTGTAGAGAAGGTAGGTCACGTTATTGACGGTAACTCCTACTCAACTACTTTTAAAATCTACTCTATTGCGATGGAAGAAGCGTTCCTATTAGCACTATCAGGTGAGTTAGGCGTATCAGGTTCATTAGTATTAACAGATAACTTCGTAGATAACATTATACGATAAGGAGGTTTACCCATTGAGATATAAACAAATGACAGAAATCTATGGGAGATTGGTAGACCATACGATTACAAATACAAATAAGATTAATGACTTCTCTATCGGTAGTGCAATCCGAGCGATGTACGAAGCTACTGCTAGGGAGATTGAGCAGTTATACATTTTAACAGAGGAGAATATCCGAGAAGCTATTGCGGCAGGAGTATACTCCTCATTCGGATTCCAACGTAAACCTGCACAACGAGCATACGGTAAAGTCCAATTGGTCTTCCACAATGCCGTACAACAGACTTTACCTCTACCAAGGGGTACAAGGTTCACTTCTAGTCTAGCAGACTACACGATGACATATGAGACGGTAGAGGACTACTACGTACCACAAGGTGCAGTTACTGCCGAGGTACAAATCTTCTGTACGATTTCAGGGGAGATTGGTAACGTACCAAACAATGTAATTAACATTATGATGACTCCATTAGCAAACATCAAGACTGTAACGAACGCACAAGCTTTCCAAACAGGACAGGATGAGGAGCCATTAGAAGAGTTGAAGTCTCGTTTCCGTGCCTATATCGAATCTCTAAGTAAGGGTACAATTCCTGCACTAGAGTACGGTACACGCTCCGTTGCAGAGATTTCAGGTGTATGGATTGATGAACAGACAGGTATCGTATATGTTTACGCACACGACCGCAATGGAGACCTTCCTGATGTTGTAAGAGACAAAGTAATTGCGACATTACAAAACTACCGAGCAGCAGGAATCCCAGTTGTTGTGCGACCTGTAGTACGTAAAGCAGTTAACATTGATGTTACAATAGTAGTAGCTGATAAAACTGCTATTACAAAGGCGCTACAAGATAAGATAGCGTCCGAGATTTCAAGATACCTTAACAACATGCAGACTTCACAAAGCGTAATCCTATCTGACCTATCTAGTGTGATTAAAGGATTAGATAGACGATTAATCTACGATATCACGTTTAACGATCCGAAAGCAAACGTAATCGTAGCAGGTAACGAAGTTGTTCGTGCAGGTACAGTTAAGGTAACTCTAGTATAGGGGGAACTTAAATGTCATTTCTAAAACATCTACATCCAGGGTGGAAAATCGGTTTACAGGATAAGACCCAAGTGAATGCGGCCATCCTAGATGCAATTGACCAAGAACTGAAAGTAGCAGAATCGGATATGATTGCTAGTAAGTTCGATTTATCTTTAGAGAGTGCAACAGGTCAATGGTTAGACGAGTACGGAGATGTATTTGGAGTAGTACGACAGGACAACGAGAACGATACGGCTTACAGAGCACGAATCATTCAGTACATCTTGTTAGACCGAGGTACTATTCCTGCTATTAAAAAAGCAATCCTAGCATTCCTAGGAGACCCAAATACATACGTAAACATCTATGAACCATTCAACAATATCTTCTTCTTAAACAAGTCTAAGCTAAATAGTAAGGACTGTCTACTAGGAGAGTATTATACAAATGCAGTTATTGATATCTTCTTCGCAAACAACTTCCCTGTAGCCGTTATTGATATCGTTAAGAAGTTTAAGCCAGCAGGGGTATCGGTATTTTTAACAAGACAACCGAAAGCATATAATCCTGCGGTCCAACCGTTTAAAGTGAAACAAGGGATTGATCCTGTAGCAGAAGCAATGAAGCTTCAAGCTAATAGGGACAGTACGTACTTGTCAATTGGGGAATCTGCTATAATAGGTTATAAGAGGATTCACAAGATTATGTTAGCACGACCTCTGAAAGATACAGAGAATGTTAACAACCCTCCGTACCCAGTAGTAATGTACGGAAATAAACCATTCGTACTTGTTCCGAGAGACAATGCAGTAGCAGAAGGTGCGAAGTGGTTATACATAAATGTAGCAGTTGAGGACACGGACTTTGTAAATCAGTCCTATTCTAAAACAGGAGTCTACTTTAATCTTGTTCCTAAGGTAAGTAAAAAAGATACACTATTACCTAGCGAAGTGACTAGCGTAGGTACATTACTAGTTTCCGAGACAAAGGATTCACAAGGTCGTAAGCTAGGACTAAAAATGGACGAACAATTCATGATTGAATTTACAGTATAAAGGAGTGAAACGTTTTGGCAGATATCATTGATTTAAGCGGTAAACCGTATTATGACCGATTCGATTCTAAGAAAGGTCGCTCTAAGGTTCTATTCCGTTCCGACAGACCATTACAACAAGCAGAACTAAATGAGATACAATCTATCGCAGAAGATAACTTAAAACGACTTGGGGATCGCGTATTCTCTGATGGTAACATTCAGACAGGTATGGCATTCACATTCGACAACATGGAAACAAAAACGAAGATTACAGTAGAGGACGGATTGCTTTACTTAGCAGGTAAGATTCGACCATTTAAAAAACAAACCATTCCGTTCACAGGTAAGGGTAGAGAAGTGATTGGTGTGAAAGTTGTACAAAGAGTTGTTACATCAAATGACGACCCTACTCTATTAGACCAAACACAAAACGCTCCTAGCTATCTATCACCAGGTGGAGACCGTTTAGAGGAACAAGTTGTATTAACGTATAACGATGACAGTACAACTATGATTTACCGTTTCGATGATGGTAAGTTATTCATTGAACCGAACCGTCCTGAGTTCTCAGGAATCATCGAAATGATTGCCCAACGTGACAAAGAAACTTTAGGATCGTATCAAGCCGAAGGGTTTAATATGTGGGCAGAGAAAGGTAGAACGCCTGAAACAATTGACGCAGTAGTTGATGCAGGTATTGCGTACGTAAACGGGTACCGTATTCACAAACCTACTGCAACTCGTGTAGCAGTTAAGAAGTCTTCAGATTTCCGTTCTATCGTACAAGAAGCAAGTACATACAAAGCATCTACAGGTAAAGTTAACGTAGGTAGCATCTTCGTAAAACAAATTAAGAATGTCGTAGGACGTACCGTAAGCCCTGCTGGTGGCGTTCAAATCTCAAAGGGTACGGTAGATGGTCGAGACGCTTTACCTGCCCAATACACAAACGTAGACGCTTCTACGGTACAGGTATATGTAGGGGCTAAAGTATACGTACAAGGTAAAGACTACACTATCGTACAAGACAGTGGTATCCAGTACGTAGACTGGAAAGGTACACTTAACGGTGAAGAACCTACACCAGGTACAACTTACTTCTTAACATTCGAATACGACCGTGTAATGAAGTTAGGTACGGACTACAAAGTAGTTACGACACCACTAGGTGATACAACGCCTGGGGCAACAACTGTAATCGACTTTAACGTTGCAGGTGGAGTGAAACCGAAAGATGGTGGAACGATCCGTGTAGACTACGACTACTACCTATCACGAGAAGACATCATTACGTTAGACGTTACAGGTAACTTCACAGTAATTGAGGGGCAGCCTGACCGTGAAGGTTTAACAAAGCAACCTGAAAACCGTGACCCATTAACATTGAAAATCGGTAACGTTCACGTATATCCATTCTCTGACTTCGCAGAAGCTAAGAACACTGCCGTGATGCGTCTCCGTATGGAAGACCTACAACGTATGAAGACTCGTCTAGAGAACGTTGAGTATAACCAAGCTATGCTAATTCTTGAGAAGCAAGCTACGAAAACAGAAGACCCGTTAACACTACGTGGTGTATTCGCAGACCCATTCACAGACTTCACTAAAATGGATGCGTCTATCTCGTCTGTAGCTTTCTCATTCGATGATGCTACTATTACGATCCCAACGAAGACTCCTGACGACCAAAAGGTTAGACCGAAGTTCATGGAGAACGAATCAGTAGCAAACTCTTGGGGCCGCTTAGTAACTGCACCGTTCACAGAGATTAAAGAGATTAGTCAACCACTAGCTACAGAAGCTTGGAACGTTAACCCGTACATGGTATATAACAAGCAAGGTGTACTAAAGTTAACTCCTGAAACAGATAACTGGATTGATGAGAAACGTGTAACATTATACGAAGAAGACCACATCACAACAAGCTTAAACCGTTGGTGGATGCACCAAGGAGAAGGAGACCCAGCAGGTAAGGTTAGTGACTGGAATAAAGAGTTAATCGACAAGACACAACTTGAGGGTGGAATCCAGTGGAATGAATCTTCTATCGGTTGGAGAGAGAAACAAGAAGGATCGTTTTGGTCTTCTGCTCAAACAACTCGTAATGAAGTAATTGAATACATGCGTCAAATTGAAGTAGCATTCCAAGCAACGAACTTGAAACCGAATGAGAATAACTTATTTATGACATTCGATGGAAATAGAGTCGCAGTTAAACCAACAGGTGCAACACAACCAGGTAGTGACGCAGGTACAGTACGTTCTAACGCACAAGGAGAAGCTTCAGGTACATTCATGATTCCTACAGGTGTAAGAACAGGAACACGAGAAGCTACGTTACAGAATGCGAATAACCAAGCTACAACAACATTCACGGCTCAAGGTTCCGCAAAGATTACGACAGATACAATCACACGTACTCGTGTAACATTCAACCTATACGATCCACTTGCACAATCGTTCGCATTTCCACAAGCCCGAGTAATTACGAGTGTTGGAGTTTACTTCGGTTCTAAGTCTACTAAAGATAATATCATCATGCAAGTGCGTGGATTATCTGAAGGTGGTTTACCAAACCGTACGATTTACGCAGAGCGTGTACTAACTCCTGACAAGGTTATCGTTTCTGATGATGCTTCTAAAGAAACTCGTATTGCTCTTGATGATCCGTTAATGGTTAAGCCAGGAGAGAACTACTGTATCGTATTCATTACGGACAGTGCCGATTACACAATGTGGTGCGCTACAATGGGGCAAAAGACATTAGGTTCTAACCCACAAACTGTAATCTCTAACCCGTTCGTAAACGGTGTGTTATTCAGTTCTTCAAACGCAGTATCTTGGACAGTACACCAAGAGACAGATATGAAGTTCAATATCTACACTGCTCAGTTCGAAGAGGAAGGTATCATCGAATTTGATACAATGAAGAATATTGATTCTAATGGTATCCTGTTAATGGCTTCTTACTTAACACCTGATAACACAGGTTGTGTGTGGGAAGTTAAAATAGTAAATGCTTCAGATGTCGGAACTGTATCTATTGATAGTGTACCGTGGATGCCACTGGTAAACTATGCAGGAATTGAGACACCGTTCGTAGTTGGTTTAGCTAAGTTACGTGCGAAGTTTAAGTCTAACCGATATATCTCTCCAATGCTTGTACTTGATGATTTACTATTCGTAAACTTCGTTAGTGCAACAAAAGGTGAGTATGTCTCTAAGACAGTTGACCAATCGGCAGCTCCGTTCAACCAAGTTACACTTGCATACGACTCAGCAGCACCAGCAGGAACTCGTGTTAAACCTTACTACTCGTTAGACCAAGGTGCAACATGGAAAGAGTTTACGAAAGCACCAACTACTACGAAGAGATCAGCAGAGTTCACTCGTTTCACATTCGTAGAGAAAGTTGCAAGTTCTGCAAGAGAGATTTCGATTAAGTATAAACTGGTACTTGAAGGGGATAACCGATTCCTACGTCCAAGGGTTAGACAGTTAACTGGTATGACTACGGACGCAATCTAAGGAGGGAAACACATGCCAACAGAACATCGTTGTCCAAACTCAGGGGCGTTAATATTCGTCCCTACTTCCTCTGAAAAATCTACGATCCAAATTGCTAGAGAATTTAAATCTAGTAAAGAGGAACTTGATAAGAAACTTGAAGATGTGGATAAGTTGAAAGAGGAATTGATGACCTTAATAGCTAAGGCTAAAGAGGAAAAATAAGCATAAAAAAGAAGAGGTGTTGATAGCACCTCTTTTAAATTTGTCCTTATTAATATGTGAGTCCGTATTTGGGAAATGGAAGATAAGGACGGTTCTAGTGTGAATTGTGGATGCAATCACAAATAAAGTATACTTGAACAATGTGAAACTTGTCAACACTTTTATAAATAATTATTTTTGACATATTTAAAACCCTTATAAATAAAGGATTCTTGACTAAATAGTACACTTTTTTGTCCTATTTAATTTTTAACCTGGTACGTATATTATTATTTAAATATACTTAATTAATACTAATATTTAATATAAATAATAATTAATTATAAATACAAGCTAGTTATAATTTTAATATGACTAACCTCAAGTATAAAAGTAAGATAATCCCTTATGTATCAATGGTTTAAAATATGACAGAAATTTAAAATTAGGTGGTACATTCAATTGCTCACACTGTAGTCTTATGGTAAAATAGAGACATGGATATAAAGTAAATATCAAGGAGGAATATTATGGATTTAACAGGTGGCGTTCATACGTACATATTGTTTGGTGATGAAATGAATAAACGTTTCAATTCAGGTGATGCTCCATTAGGACGTAAAGTAAAATACCTTAACAGAGGTGGATGGGACGGAGATAGAGAACATGCTAACCGTTACTTCAAAGAGGGAGATATTTTAACAGTTAAAGAGATTTACGTTGGACGTTCAAGTTCCGATGTAGAGTTTGTTGAACATCCATACAAGAAATTTAATACAGTAATGTTCGAGGATATCAAATAGCGAAAGGATGTAATTGAATACATGAAAGTTACAGTAGACATTATGTACACGAGTGTAGACTTTCAAGGTGATACGCTCTTACAAGAAAAGGTGCATGACATGATGCACTTAGCAATGGGAATCAAAGAAGAAGGTGCATTCCACTCACGAGCATATAAGTCAGGTCACTGGGATGGAATTACTGACTTCTACGACAAGAAAGAGGATAAGTTCCATACAGGACTACTACCTCAATTCCTAGAAGGTATGCGTGCCTTGAAGAATCAGTACGCTAACCTTGCATACGAGATTGAAGATATCCGACCTCCTCAATTGATGCACCATGACAGTATGGACGAAAAAATTGTACTGGGAAATGGTGACAAAGACCCGATCACTCTACGTGATTATCAATACAACGCAGTAAAGAAAGCATTAGAGTCTCAAGTACAAATTCTGAATCTTGCGACAAATGCAGGTAAAACGGAATGTGCTTCAGGGATCATGCAACAACTTTTACCCCACATTAAACGAGGAGAACGTATCGCATTCTTCTGCAACTCACGAGAAATCTTCCACCAAGGGGCTGAACGTGTAAGTAAACGTTTGAACCTGAAGGAGAGAGACATTGGTAAAATTGGTGACGGTAAGTTCGACATCAAGAATAAGAAAGTCGTATTCGTGATGGTACCGACATTAGCTAGTGCATTGAAAGACCCGAAAAAAGGATTAAGCTTTACACCAAAGGAACGAGTTATCAAGTTCATTGCAGAAGAGATTGTTCCCAAGTTCAAGGGTACAACGAATACACGACACCTAATGCGTAACTATATCAAGAACTGTAAACTCGATACACGAGTATGGAAAGACGCAGAAGAACAGTTAATGTACATCGCATACGATAACAAGTTCACTGATAAGTCTGCCCAAATGCAGTTGAATAAATACATAGTCGAGTTCGACAAAATCATGCAAAAGAAAAACAAGAAGAAGTATACGAAGTTTAAAGAGGTTGCAGAGTTCATGGATTCCGTTCGAGTAGCGATCCAAGACGAAGCGCACGAGATTAATGGTGCCACTATATTCGACACTATATCTCGATTACCTCATGCACAATACCGTATCGCATTAACAGGTACAGTTGACCAAAAGAATAAAATGCTATGGCAACGTATGCAATGTATCTACGGCAACGACTTGTTCAAGGTATCGAATGATTACTTAATCGAGCAGGGTGTATCATCTAGACCAGTCATCCGTTTGTTCCCAATCAAGGAGCCGAAGAATATTGATTTAGCCGATACATACTTAGAAGCGTACAAGCTAGGTATCGCTGAGAACGATTACCGTAATACAGTCATTGCAAGATGTGCTAGTTGGTACCTGAAGAATAAACCAGGTGGAGTATTAATCTCTGTAAACCACATTGAGCACGGATTAAGAATACAACAGATTCTGAAAGAGCAGTTTGAAGTGGAGAGTGACTTCACAAACGGCAGCTTACATATGGATGACCGAAATGAATACTTACGTAGATTCAGTACAGGTGAATCACGAGTACTTATTGCTTCTAGTATTCTTGACCAAGGGGTAGATATCCAGTCTATCGGGATGCTCCTTATGTCAGGTGGAGGTAAAAGCTTACGTGTCAACTTACAACGGATCGGACGTGGATTGCGACTAAATGGTATAGACGGTAATACAGTCCAAGTGTTCGATTTCTTTGACATGACACACAAGTACCTGTTAGACCATAGCAAGGAACGACTAAAGATTTACAAAAACGAGAACTTTGATGTCCGAGTAATGGAATAGAATTTAGATATTGCATTCGTTATAGTATGTGTTATACTGTAGTTACAAAGCAACAAAGGATTAAACCAAGGAGGAGAACCAATGGAGTGCGGAGTGTACTTAGAATCGTCAGTAGTAGGTATCAAGCCTAAAGTATTGGATTTTTTAACAAAGTTAGTAGAGAAAGCGAAACAAGCAAGTGAGTACGCTATCTCATTCACAAAGAGAGAGTTGTCTAACGATATGGGACAAGATATACGTACCACACATCGTTACTTGCAAGAATTAGAGAATAAAAGAATCATCGAGTTAAAAGCGAAGAGAGGTCGTGGGGGTGGAACAGTAATCATGTTCAACCCTGACCTTATTCGTTTTGAAACATCGGATAAAGCACTCATCAATTCAGAGGAGCGTGTAACCATTGAAGATGTTTTAGAAGAGAAGCTGCCGAAGAAGCAGAAGGAACCAAAAGAAAACAAACGTAACCGTAGAACGAAACAACAGTTATTCGAAGCACAGCTTCTACGTTCCGAGCAACAAAAGAAATTAGATGAGTTAAACGATGAGCTAGACAATTGTGGAAATCATCCGAACTGGGAGTGGTTCCAAAAAACAGAAAACCCAGTAGGTGACTACCGTACATACTTAATCACTCGTTTATATAACCGTTATGCAGTTCTATTCACAGATAAGAACAACTTCAATGTCGCAAACGGTTTAGAAGAAGGGAACCCAGTTCCTACAGTAAGCAGTGGATATGATGTATTACCTGAACGATTCTACGGATCGTCACGTTGGCAACAATTTGCGAAGTTCCGTGAGTTCTGCGAAGAAAACAACATCGACCCTGCTGTATATTTATCTGCACAGTTCAACCGTTCTATCTTCGATAGTTCCCGTAGAGGTAACAAAAAGATGCTTCCATTCACGAATGCATTGATGAGTGATACGTCTTACGATGTATACAACCAATACTGCTCATACCAAAAATCATACAGTGGCGCATACACAGTGTACCAAGAGTACAAAGCAAAGTTCATGAATGACTTCGTAGTTGTAGCTGTTCGTGACGCTTACGAGACTGCTGAAAAAGGTACAGGGTTACTACAATATGCAACAACGATTAAAGAGTTTTTACGTGGTGAGTTCGCTAGTGATAGAGCAGACGCATTAATTGATTTCTACGATATGACTAGTGAGAACCTTGTAAACCAAAAAGTGACATTTAAAACTCGTAACACGATTAAGAAGTTCCTTGTGTTACAGTCATTGATGCAACTTGAAGGTGAGCAAGTACTACCTCGTTACGTGATTCTTGGTTCTGAAATGGCACAAATTGCGTTAGCTTCTGTTAACGATCCATCTAAGAGCAGAGAGCAAGTTCGTGAAATTAGAGAGTTCATCTTAGGTGCGCTTGTAATGCCAAATGAAAAGAAAGAAGTACAGAAGCAAGTAGGTGGACAATTGTATTACGAAATGGTTGCCCTTCACGAAACTCGAAACGTACTACAATTGATTGCAGAACGAAAAGGTTTAGCGTTAACTTTAGCAGACCTTCAAGAAGCATTCAGTGAGTACGGGAAAGAGAAAGTTCCTGTAGATGAGTTCTCTATGCTAGATATCACACAAATTGTCGAGTTCATTAACAGAGAACAATCATATCAAGATGTAGTAGACCACAAAGCTATTACAGACAACAAAGATTGGGAACTAGTAGGAAGTGTACAACCGAAAGCAGACATGGACAAGTTGATTACTAACTTCTTCGGATAATACGGAGAAGTTATAGTCCTGTTTACAAAGTAGGACAATCGTGATATAATGCAACACAGACGCAAGTACAAGGAGGAGAAACAATGGAATCACCAATTATGACCCAAATATTGCGAAAGGCAATCGAGAACCCAATCTTCGCAAAAGAGGTTCTTGCAGTGGCTCCCTTGACAGTGTTCGAGGGTTCACCTGCTTATACCGAGTTAGCGGGTATTGTGAAACGGTATTACCAAACGAACAACAAGCCTTTAACAGAAGATGCATTCCTTACACTGACGGAAGATAAACTGGACCGCATGAAAAAGGATGCACTGACACAACAAGATTACTTCGGTAAGATTCATTATCTGTATGAGGTACGTAACAGTGGTGACAACGATGTTATAGACGAGAAGATTGAAGAGTACATAAGACAGAAGATGTCGATTGACCTTCTAACCAAGGCCGCAACGAACTTGAAGAATAAAGAGTTCCTAGAGAAGTTACCTGATGAATTTAAAAAGATTCTTATGTTAAACATTTCAGGTAAACGTAATGAAATTATCAACGTATTAGATGATGCAGAATACAAGCGTACATCTTTAAGTACGTTATTCCAAAACATGATTCCAACAGGCTTTAAAGAGATTGACCATCTAAACGGTGGTGGATTAGCAAAAGGTGAGTTGGGATTAATCGTAGCGGCTTCAGGTACAGGTAAAACGTTAGTACTTACTAACCTAGCTACTAACTATACGAAGAATGGTTACAACGTACTATTCATCGCATTAGAGGAACTTGAGAACCGTATGATTCTGAAGTTCGAGCAGTCGTTACTACGACAAAACAAGAGTACAATTCTTACAGGATCGGTACTGAACCAAGAGCAGTTCGATAAGAGACAAGCTTTCATTAAACAACACCGACAACATTTCGGTAACTTGTTCTTTGCTCGTTACTCTCCACAGGCAGTTACTCCTGCTAAGATTGAACAATTGATTTCGGACTTAATGATCCGTGAAGGTATCCAAGTAGATGCAGTTGTAGTCGATTACCCTGAGTTACTTCGTAACCCACGTTCTACTGGTAATGAAGCAGAAGATGGTGGACGACTATTCGAAGAAATGAGACGTATTGCCCAAGACTATAATGTGGTAATGTGGACTGCCGCACAGATGAACCGTACGGCTTACTCTGCTTTAGTTCGTACTGCCGAGCACATGGAAGGTTCTCACCGTAAGAAGAATGCGGCCGAGCTAGTATTAACAGTTAACCAAACTCCTGAAGAGTACCAAGCAGGATTCATTCGTTTATATGCGGATAAAGTACGTAACCCACCTGAAGGGCAATACAATAGAATGCTAGGTTTCAAGGTTGTAGGTAGTGCCCAAACTGTACGAGACTTTGAGAGCGAACAAGAACGTAAGGAGCACCAGTACGTATTGGAAGCTGCCGATGAAGCACGAGACGCAATGTTCAAGTCAAAACGTAAAGATAGTAAGGACAATACACCTAAGATTGACTACGCTAGTGAAATCAACCAGACCTTACAGAATATGAGGGGGTAAGTGAATGGATAACATAGCTATCGTAGTAGGACACATATGGGATGATTATAAGATTGGTAAAGGTATTGAAATCATCTCAATGGCTAACGATGACTACCTAGGTACCGACATTTTTTGTGATATAGAGAATGCGCTACTAGATAACATCAACACGTACGGTGAAGAAGACTACGACTTCATTGCAATCGTTAGAGCAAAGCATGTCAGGAGCGAAGGTGGTTGGTGGGGTGCCGAAGAATGGGAGTCAGAGTATGAAGTCTTACAGATTGACGATGACAACCTTCAAGAAGCAATAGACATATACAACAGAGAGAAAAGGGAAGAACCAACAATGGAGGACTTTAAACATGAATCCTAAAAAGAAATTTGTTGTTTTCGGAGATTACCATTTACATAACTTCGCAGATTATGCGAAACCGATGACTGCGACATTGTACGGACAGGAGTTAGAAGTTACGGATCGTCTAGTGGCGCATGTTAAAACAATAGACAAGCTATTTGAAATTGCTCACGAGAATGACGCAGATGTAATATTCGTAGGAGACTTCTTCCATTCCCGTTATAGTATTCCGACTCTAGTGTTTAACCTAGGGTTCGATGCTATTTACGAGAACATGCAGAAGTATCCGAATATTAATATGTACATGATTGTAGGAAACCACGACCAAAAGGATAACTCACGATTTCCTGTACATAGTTTACGATCCTTTAGAACGATTGACAGAGTACATGTGCTAGATGAGTTCCGACCAATGGACATTGGTTCTTGTGTACTGTATCCTGTTTCTTATTCGGACGATACAAGATTCTTAAAAGAACAAATCGTTCAATATGCTCAGGACGCAGAACTGCAAGACAAACCAACTCTACTACTGGGACACATCGGTATAGATGGTAGTGAAACAGGACGATACAGTCACAGACTAGAAGGTGCATTCAAAGTAGGGGACTTATTCCCTCACATCTTTACATATGGTTTATTTGGTCACTATCATAAGTGGCAGTTTCTAGCAGGACTAGTCCACTTCCTTTACACAGGTAACACAATCCAAACCAGTTTCTCAGACGAGGGACAGGATAAAGGTGTGTGGCTAGTAGACGTTGAGAACATCGGTAGACCACAGTTCATTCCGATACAAAATAAAAAGTTCATTACGTTAACGGAGGTTCCTGATAACGCACAAGAAGTTATCGACAATAATTACGTACGTTTTGTCGTCCCTCAATCAGTAGCTACAGAGATAGAAGTGTTCAAGGAGAGTACCGATAATATCCGAGTAGAAGTGCAGAGAGAGTACAAATCAGATTTACGTATTGACATTGAAGTCGGATCGGATGAGCATACAATCGTAGAAGCATATACGGAAAAGATGTATCCACACGTAACGAGTATAGCACTAGATGTACTAAAAGAAGCCAAAATGCGACAGACGGGTTAGTCCTTAGGACTAGCCCTTTTCGTCATTGACATAACATACTCTAAATGATACAATGAGGTTACAGAAATGTATACACGAAGAAGGGAGACATATCATGCAGTGGGACAAGTTAATCGTGAAGAACTTCCTAGCCATTAATGAAGCTACGGTACCTCTACATAACCAAGGATTAGTCCTGATTGACGGGATTAACGAGAGCGATCCGAAGTTTAAAAGTAACGGTGCAGGAAAGAGTACACTAATCCCTGATGCTTTATCGTACGCCCTGTACGATATCACAACTAAAGGGGATAAAGCAGATGATGTTATAAACAATAAAGTAGGTAAGAATACCGAAGTAATTCTTATCGGTCGTAAAGGTGAAGATACATACAGAATCGAACGTTACAGAAAACATACGAAACATAAGAACAAAGTGAAGTTGTTCCGAAACGATACAGAGATTACTGGTAAGACAGCACCAGTAACAAACAAGTTAATCGAAGAACTTATCGGAGTACCGTATAACACCTTCATTAACAGTATCTTGTTTGCACAAAAGTCGGACGGTTTAGGATCGTTCGCAGTACTTCCTGATTCACGTAAGAAAGAGATTCTTGATAGTCTACTAAACTTAGACATCTACTCGTTAGCACAGAAGGTAGCTAAGGAAAGAGTAGCATCTAAGGAACGTGAGATTGACGAGAAGAAGCGTGAAGGGGACAAGCTAGAATGGAACCTACAACAAGTCGATGTATTAGAAGAACGAGAGAAACAACAATACGAAAATACTCGTGCTCTGATTAAACAGGAGCAGAAGAATTTAGCAGACACAATTAAACAGTTAAACGACTATCCTGCAAAGTTCTTCCCAGTTGTGGATAAGTGCCGAGAAGAAGTGGAAAGGCTTACGAAGGAACGAGACGAGATGGCTACAGTCGATATCTCATCTTATCAGAATGACGTAAACCAAAAGCAACAACTTGTAATGGCTACGAAAGCTGAGATTAATAGACTGACAAAAGAAAAGGCAATCATTGTTACGAACTACAAAAAAGTAGAGATGAGTAAAACGTGCCCAGTGTGTGGTAGTGAGTTAGATAATACACACCGTGAGCAGGAATTAAACTCACTAAAGGATCAGCTACGACAAGTACTAATCTCCCTACAATCTTTAGAGCCGCTACTACAACAACACGAGACAGAGTATCAAGCAGCTTACGAAGTCTTCTCACAACACAAGGATGTACAGAACCGAGCGATGGAAGAGTATCGCAATATCTCAATGCAGATTCAAAAGAACGAGCAAGCGGTCCAGCATTACGAAACGAACCTGAAAGCACTCAAGGATAAAGTAAAGCACATCTCTAGCACATTAGAGAAGCTTATGAGCATCCCTGAGCCACAGAAAAAGGATTCGGATAGGGAAGGTATTAAAGAACAAATAACGGCTCACAAACACTCTCTCGTGGCTTTAGAGAAAGAGAAGTTAGCGTTAGAGGATGTAGTGAAGGTATACTCGAACGAGGGAGTTAAATCTCACGTACTTGATTTAATCACACCAGTCCTTAATGAACAAGGGAATAAATATCTTGCACAACTAGCAGGAAGTAATATGGAACTGAAGTTCAGTACACGTACACCGAAGAAGGACGGAGGATTCTCTGAAAAGTTTGATGTACAGTTAATCAACCGAGCAGGGGGAGACAAGTACAAGTCTAACTCAGGTGGAGAACGTAAACGAGCAGACTTAGCTATCTCTCTAGCAATACAAGATTTAGTATTAGGTGGCACGAACTTAATAGTTTACGATGAGGTATTCGATGCATTAGACGAAGTAGGCGTTGAATCAACGATTGAGCTACTACAGGAACGAGTAAAAACCATTGGGACGATATTTGTAATTACACACAACCAACACTTTAGTAATCTATTCGAAAAACGGATTACAGTGGTAAAAGATAAAAACGGTATTTCAACATTAAAAGAAGGGGAAGGAAAATCATGAAGCTAATTAATATTTCGGAAAAGGAGATTCTGTTAGAACTGAAAACAACAGATAAGAAGACAGAAGAAGTTTGTCTGCCCAAAGATAATATCCATTTTTGGTACCCGTTCAACATTAATTTCTACTACAAGTATTCAAGCGCAAAAGGATATATGTACTTAGTCCAGGATAAGCATTACGAAGGAGCTAATATCTATCAGACTACGATCCTAAAACGTACAAAGAAATTAATGAAGCATGAAGGGGTTCCATTAAATCTACCAGTATACGAAAGAAACAGTTACATAATGGCTAAAGCATTTGAGTTAGGTATTCCAACTAGCGTACAGGATTACACGAGTGAGAGCGTACAGCATGGGTTCGATACACTAGCTGCTATTATGGGAGATTTAAGAAACGAAATTGAAGCCCGATACGTGAAAGCAGTCGGTAAATCTAATCCACCTGTTAACACAGAGAAGTGGGATAGAGAAATGTACAAGCACGCTACAGAAGAAGAGTTAGCAGAACTACAAGAGTATGGTGAAATGTACACAATGCTTTCTGTAATGAGAAAGTTGGTGCGGTAATGGATGATAAAGACTATGAGCGATATGCGAAACAAGAAGCAATTAAGTTTGAAGTTGGGAGCCTACTAGTACTAAGAAAAATGTACCAACAGTACCTAAATAACGAAATAGATAAGTACCAACTTACTAACTCGATTGTAGCGCATTGTAATGTGTACGGAGGAGACCCACGATCAATAGCACTTAATTTCTAAAAAGGAGAATGTACTATGTTTATGGACTTACTAGAGGAGGAGCTAGGGGAGTCTAAGCCAGCAGGTAATGAGACAAGGTTTAACTGCCCTTTCTGCCTAAATACAAAACATAAATTTTATGTAGAGAACGCAGACTTAGGACGATGGATATGCTTTAAGTGTTCCAAATCGGGGAACCCTGTATCGTTCGTTATGCAATACTATCACGTTGACTTTGAAGAAGCCAAGGAAATTCTACTAACCTACGATTATGACGTAGATGAGTTTAAGAAACAACGAACATCATTCTCAAGTTACGGAGCAGGAGGACTCACAGAGGAAGAGAGACTGCTCCTATATATCACTCGGGGAGGAGAACCGTTAGAGGACGAGGTAGAGAAGATTAACTACACATGTCCGAGACCTCCTACGAATTGTAAATCACTAATGGAGAACTTCAATAACCCTGAAGCATTCGTCTTCTTCCAGTACTTACAAGGTCGTGGTGTAACACTCGAACATATTAGAGACCACAATATATCCTATGTTACATACGGAGAAGTAGAACTAGTGGACGGACGAAAGATGAACCTAATCAATCATCTTGTATTCTTCACGTTCGATGTGAATGGTGTACCTGTTTATTGGAATACTCGTAGCATTGATCCGAACCCGTTCATTAAGTCATTCAATGCTCCTGCAAAACCGACAGAATATTCTAAAAATAATACGGTTTTCAATCTAAACAGAGCACGGTTTTATGATAAAATAGTAGTTACTGAGGGTGTATTTAACGCAATGACAGTAGGTTATCATGGGGTTGCAACCTTTGGTAAGAAAGTTACAGAAGAACAGGTTAAGATGATGTTAGAAGCAACATCACATTTTAATACACCAATCTACTTGTTCCTAGATAAAGATGCTTGGAAAGAGATGATACAAGCTGCTCATACGATCCATCGTATTGATCCTACTAGACCAGTGTACTACGTAAACAGTCCAACAGACGAAGATGCGAATGACATCGGTACAGAGAGATGTTACGAATGGATTTCAAATGCGTTTTTAGCAGATGCTCAAGGAGATTTACAGTTACAACTATTAAACATGTAGGAGGAAAACAAATGAAGCTAGTTATTTTTGAAAATGGTACTTTTGAAGAAGAGAAAGCGTTAGTGGACTTGGATACAGGTAATGCAATTATGAATGGTGACTACTATCACGATAAAATTGACTACAGAATCGAAGGATACTTAGCAGCTTTAAAAGACCACAAAATATATGAAGAAGAGGTTCCTACAGAAGAAATCGGGAAGAACCATGAATACTTCTCCAAGTTAAACTTCTATGATGATAGCTACGAAGAAGAAGAGGACGAAGAATAGTAATTGACAGTATCAAACCTGTATGCTAGAATACTAGTTATAGTGAAGATATTAGGAGGAATAAATAAATGGATACGTTGAAACCAGTAGAAGAATTGGAAGTATTATATATAGCACCACCAGGATTCGAACCTGAGAATGCTCACGGAGACGACTTCTGTGAAGATATTCGAGCACTAGAAGGCCGCTTAGTGCCACAAGGTACGTTCAAATCGGTATTAGTACCGACAGGATTAAAGACTGCTTTCGCAACTTCACACGGTATGAAGTTGAATACACGAAGTGGCTCAGGATACCATACACCGCTTATCCTTTCAAACTCAACAGGTATTATCGAGGGATCGTATCGTGGCTACGTAGGAGTTCTATTACGTAACACGTTCCAAGATAACTCAGTAGTAGACTTTGTATTTACAACGAAAGGTGAACGAGTTCCACTATCTGAAGTACCTGAATCGGTATTACAGAATGCTCGTGAGTTCTATGAAGAGGATGCAGTAAACTTAGGATACCCTAAACCACAAACGTTAGATGACTACGAAAGAGAGTTCGAAGCGTGGGAAAGACGTTGGCATGGTGTTGATATTCACGGAGCCGTGTCAGGTATTCACGCTAAGTTACAACGTGGAGAGATGCTAACAAAAGAAGAAGCAGACTTGTGGACAGATAGAAACGCACCTCAACCTGAAATCCAACATCGCTTGTTTGTAGACTTAGTACCACGAGGAACTATCTACGTACAAGAGGGAGAGCGCATCGCTCAGGTTCATTTCCAACCACGAGTAAAACCAATTTGGAATAAATCTAAAGACGGTACACTACCTGATAGTGTTCGTGGCGAAGGAGCATACGGTTCTACTGGTACTCACGAAAAGGAGTGAAGTAAATGAGCCAAACATCAAATAGCAATAAGGTTCTCTCATATATAGAGGACATCATCTATTTGAAGCGTAACCACGATGGGCAAGGGCTATTAGCTCTCCAACGTGAAGGAAAGGACAAGCAGGTATCACTTGAAGAAGTGGGTTTTGCATTCATGTCTATCATGGATGACTTTACCCACTATGTTGATGCTTCACAAGGATTAATGGAGATGCGCTTTAAAGCGCTCGTAGACTCTCTAGACGAGGAGACAAGGGCTAAGGTACTCCAACAGTTCGAAGAAGCAGGAGACGACCTATTACATACGATAAAGGAGACTGAAGATAATGGCAAAGGAAACTAAAGTAGTAGCGTTAACAGATGAGGAATTAGAGTTATACGCTAATTACGTATTCTCGGGTAAGGTAGAAAAAGAAGAAGACGAGAAAGCAATTGAGGAATTGAAGCAACGTTCTGTTACATTAGAGGATGCGACTACAATCGCAAAAATGTTATCCACTCAAGTTGCACAACAAATTACGCACCAAATGGTAAACATTATGGAACGTGTACAGATTCAAGAAATCGTTCTTGAGAAGCTAGGTGCAAACGGTAAAACAAAGAAAGACGCAAAAGTGAAATACAAGAAACAGATTGAAGAACAGAAAGAGAAACTTATCAAGTTACAATCTGAAATGGCTGAGACGTTAGAGAAAGAAGAAGCGTAATGGCTAAGTATCGGAAGAAGCCTGTTATCGTTGAAGCGGTCCAGTGGTTCGAAGGGATGCAAGTTGACGGAGTTATGGACAAGGCGATGCTATCAGAGGTTTGGTTGGACAAGACCTCCTCTGATGGACGATACGTTATTCCAACATTAGAGGGTTACATGACAGTTAGTAATGGTGATTACATTGTTACAGGTACAAAGAACGAAAAGTATCCAGTTAAACCCGACATCTTTGAAGAAATCTACGAAAGGGTTGAGGATTAATGGCATCAACTGGTAGAGGTAGTAAAACAAAAGGGTCAGGTTACGAGTTAAAAACCGCCAAGACTCTAGCAGCTTGGAGTGGAGAACAAGTACACCGAGTTCCCCAATCAGGTGCAGGAGGACATACATGGGGTAGCGATAGTCGTATGAATGGTGACATTGTATTCCCTGTAGGAAGTAAAAATCCTTTTGTATACGAATGCAAGAAGCGTGAAGGATGGGAAATGCACCACCTATTCCTAAATATCGGGGAAATTAAAACATGGTGGGAACAAGTTGTTACAGATGCTCGAAGAATGAAAGAGCACGGTATGGCTCCTTGTCTTATCTTCTCTAAGAACCGTGATAAGGACTACGTGTTAATTCCGTACCTTCCTGAAGTATTTAATAATCTATTAATAAATAAACACCCAGTATCATTACAACGGGTACGTTACAATAATATCCGTGGAGAAGAACAAAACTTTGATACGATTCTAACTACGTTAGACGGATTCACTTCTTTTGCTCCTCAGGAATTATTCGCACTGTATCAAGATATAAACTGGGATATGCATAATGCAAGTTAATACATAAGTCTGAAAGGGGCATACACAGAAAATGGCAGAGGTACAAATTATTAACCGAGGTAATTTTATTGAGTTTTACGATCCGAAAAAGGTAGAGAACTATCTTCGTAGGTATACTCCTGAAGGAGTAAACGTAAATAGTATTGTAGGGAGTGTAACAGAGTTCGTAGAGTTAGAAGAGAACGTAACGAGCCTGAAAATCCAACAAGAACTATACTCTATCGTAGAAGGTTTAATCTCCGTACGTGAGTCGTATTGGCAAGACGTAGCAGGATGTATTAAAGCGGATATCCTACGTAAAGAGGTATACAACAACCGTGGCTTTGAGAAAGGTTTAAAACGAGTACTAGAGCTAGGTTACGAAGGAGAACAATACACAGACTTCTTCAAGAAATACTCTGACGAAGAGATTGCAGAGTTAGAAAAGCATATTAACGAAGACAATGATTACTTCGTAAACCATGTAGGTGTACATATTGCTTATGACCGTTACACGACTTCAGTTCCAGTTAAGAAAGAGCATAACGGTAAAGAAATCACTGTAGGTGTTAAGAAGATTGAAACACTTCAAGAGCGTTATATGATTGTCTCAATGTTCCTACATCAAAACGAGACAAAGGATCGTATTGCAAAAGTTATCCGAGGTTATAATTTTACAGGTGCTACAGACTTCACTCCTGCAACACCAACCTTTATGAATAGCGGCCGACCGAACGGTAACTTATCATCTTGTTTCGTAGGTATGACAGACGACTCATTAGACGACATCTATCGTGAAGCAGACCAATTTGCGAAAGTTTCTAAGAATGCAGGTGGTTACGGATTATACTTCGGTAAAGTTCGTTCATTAGGTTCTAGTATTCGTAAGAAGCCAGGACTAAGCTCAGGTGCAGTACCATTTATGAAATTGTTTGATGTAACCGCAGGTACAGTGGATCAACAATCAAAACGTCCAGGAGCAGTTACAATCACATTAGATGTGTGGCACCGTGACATTAGTTCATTCTTAAAAACACCTTTAGACAACACAGTACTAGAGAAGCAAATGCATAAAATCTTCCTAGCAGTATCTATCCCCGACTTATTCTTCCGTAAGTTACAGAAGAACGAAGAGTGGTACCAATTCGATCCGAAAGAAGTACAAGACATCATGGGATGGGGCTTAGAGGATAGCTACGATGAGAGAGAAGATGGTGGAACTTTCTCAGAACGTTATGAGCAATGTGTACAAGCATACAAAGCAGGTCACTTACAGTTAGTAACAGTTACAAACCCACTTACGATCCTAGCGGAAATTAACAAAACACGTATTGAAAAAGGGCATCCGTTCTTATTCTTCCGTGATGCAGTTAACCGTGATAATGCGAACGGTGGTATGATTTACTGCTCTAACTTATGTACGGAAATTGCAATTCCGATGTCAACTCCTACAATCGTTACAGAGAAGATTAAGAAAGACGGAGAAGACATCATGGTTCAATACACACGACCAGGTGACATCCCAACTTGTAACTTGTCTTCTACTAACCTAAGCAAACTAGCGAAGGTGCGTATCGCAGGTGGAGATTGGAGAGCATACTTAGCAGAACTTATCCCAGTTCAGTACCGTATGTTAGCTAACGTAGTATTACTAAACGAGCAGGACGAAATGCCACAAACGAAGATTAGTTCTCTTCGTAAACGTGAAGTAGGGTTAGGTACTATGGGTCTAGCTCACGCACTAGCAATCTCTCATATCGCTATTGATAGTGAGAAAGCGAACGAGTGGCAAAATGAAGTATTCGAAGAAATTGCTTACCAAACAATTAAAGCAAGTATGGAACTAGCGAAAGAAACTGGTGACATCGCTCCCCATTTCCCTAAAACGAAGTGGGCAGACGGAAGCTATATCGAATACAAGTTTAAAGCACACAGTGAAGATAAAGAGCGTTGGGAAGAGTTAAAGCAGGACATCATTAAGTACGGACTGTACTCTACAATCCATATGGCTACTGCACCAACTGAAACTATCTCTTACATTGCTAACACGACAGCAGGTTCTGATCCTATCTATGGTAAAGAGTTTACTCTTGAAAAAGCAGGAATCAAAACAAACATGGTAGCACCTGAAATCGGTATGGACAACATGTTCTACTACAAGGATGCATTCATCATCAAGAAAGAAGTGTTCTTAAAAGGTGTAGGTATTCGTCAACGTTGGATTGACCAGTCTATCTCAACTAACTTATACTACATCAAGGACAACCTACAAGCATTTGATATGATTCAAGATTATATCACTGCTTGGAAGAATGGAGTTAAAACAATCTACTACCATCGTTCACAAACAAACAAAGCTTACGAGCTTGCTTGTGAAAGCTGCGCAGGATAATGAAAGCTATTAAAAAGGAAGACATGCTCCGCATCATTGAACACAACTTTGATGACGGAGAAGTCATCTTTAAAGATAGTAATAGGTTAGAACAGATGTGGGAGCAGCTTGGGGATGACTGGTACATCGTGGATGGTCGATGGCAGTTAACCAAGAAGAACGAAAGACTAGGAGGAAACTAATGGAGTGTAATAATAAGCATTGTTACTGGAACATGTATGACCAGTGTTGTCATGAAGACGAGCACGCTTATGAAACAGCTACACCGAACGAGTTAGATTGTCCTGTATCACTACGATCCGACTTTGAGAAACAATTCTTCACTTTGGTAGATGAGTGCGGAAAGCTACTGAATAGAAGAAACTTCAAAGAGCTAATCGAGATTAAGAAGTTTATAGAATCTCAACGACCAAAAGAATAAGAAATACACTGTACAGACTTGCTTCTATAGTAAGTCTGTATTATACTATAACTGTGACTATACATATAAAGGAGTTAGAACCATGAAAGCAGAAAACAGAACGAAAATTAAATTACTACAACCGAAGAAGAGTATGTTGTACCCTAGTAAAATATTAGCAAATGACGGAGTTAATAGTCTGAACTGGAATGATATTCGTTTCCCTCAGTTCCACACGTTCTATGATAAACTGTTAGCTAATTTTTGGCGTGCAGAATCAGTTAAAATGAGCAAAGATGACCTTGACTATAAATCAGCACCTGAGAAAATTCGTAAAGCATATAACTTAGGACTAGGTAACTTAACTGCAATTGATGTCGTTCAGACACGTATGGCAGCTATTCTATCGGCCGCTATTACCGATCCTTCGATTAGCGCATGTTACGCAGTAGCGTCACAACAAGAAGCAGTACATACACAGTCGTATTCGTATGCATTACTGGACAAGTTAGACAAAGCAGAACAGAACCGTATCCTGCGTGAAGCCGTAGCAGACCCTGTAGCGCAAGAACGTAATAGCTTAGTAGTAGAAGTCCTAGAAGAGATGGAAGACGCTTATAAGCTTTATGTGTTCAACGAAATGACTGCTCATGAGTTCTCTAAATACCTAGCACGAGGACTAATTGCAATGTCAGTATTAGAGGGAGTAAACTTCTATTCTACATTTATGATGTTCTACTACATCCAACACCGTTATAGTATCCTAGATGGTACTGTAAGTATCATTCGTTACATCCATAAAGATGAGTTCCAACATACTTACCTGAATGGTCATACACACCGTGCTCTATTAACGGATTACAAAATGACAGAAGAGGAAGAAGCAGAACACATCGAGTGGGCTACTAACTTTATCAAGGAGAACGTAAAGCGTGAGATTGCTTACGGATTGGATTTATTCACTACAATCAATGTACGTCCTACAGAGATAGAAACATATATTACTTGGTTAGGTAACGTGCGTGCTCAATCTCTAGGTCTACCATTACCGTTCCCTGATGAGAAGTTCGCTGCTAACGAGAATCCGATCCCTTGGATGAAAGCATTTGACGATAGCCGTTTAGACTCAGGACAGAAGCAAGACTTCTTCGAGAAAACTGTAACGCAGTACGAACAGGCAAGTGCAAACAATACGGAAATGAACGTAGCAGACATCGGTAAGCTACAATTCTAAGAGAGGAAATTTCCTCTCTTTTTTTTTGTATAACTTGTTGACTTTTAGGAAACAATGATATAAGATAACATTAACGATATAAGAGAGGACGTGTTGAATATGAAACACGATATTGATAAGTACGACAGAATTACAGTAACGCAAGAGGATGTAGAGCGTTTATTTGCTTGGAGAGATAAGAACAAAGAGTTAGTGAGAAACTTTAGTCCAGTACTAGAAGAAGGAGTTATTATTAATTCTGCTACACCTCTTGTTCGATACGTGTTCAAGAAAAAAGAGAACCAGTACCTGTATAGTATTGTAAACAAATCGGATGATGTAGTACTGCACGCATTAGCTTGGAACTTTGAAACGGGTGTCGGTACTAATATCCACACGATACTAGAAAAAGGTCATGTCAAGGACTATAACGAAACACTCATCTCCTTGCACGCATCTTTAATGGCTTACATGGAGCATTACCAAGACAACGAGGAATATGTACGTAAGCAGACAAACTCCGTTGTAGTAGGTCACAAGAAGCAGAAGAAGTCCAGAAAGAAAACACCAATTAAGATACGTAGGAAGGTTTACTCACTTACAATTACAGATGAGAGCTTAAACGAAGTTACACGATCCTACGAACGTCAAATTGATAAGTGGACTGTAAGAGGTCATTGGAGAAAAACAAAGAATGGTCAAGTATGGATTAAACCCCACGTCAGAGGAGAAGGTAAAGAAGTTACACCGAAAGAATATAAGTTGTAAAAAGTTGTTGACCAAAAGACAACCTCATGTTATAGTAATTACAGAAGTTAAGAAAAGGAGTTGTTACAAATGAAAGTATTAACGAAAGAGCGTTACGGTAACTTTGAAGTATTCACAGAAAATTTTAGTATGGAAGTGTCCATACACATTGAGACAGGTATAGTGAACAAAGTAGAAATTAGTGAATCGGCTTTGTTCAACCAGGCAGTAACGATCCAAGAACTAGATTCATTTGTTGGTAAGGCAAGAGCAGAGTATCGCAAGTTTATGGGTAAGAAATATGTGGATAAATTTACTTTAGGAGGAGAGTAATATGAAGAGACCTTGGGATTGTGCAGATTGTGGTTACAGAGAGATAGCTAAAGCTACCGATACATTTGTGTTATGCCCTAACTGTGATTCAGTAAACTTTGAACACGGTTCTATCATCGAAGAGTACGATAATCTAGCAGACCCTACAACTACATTTAAGGATCAGTTCGGAGCCAAGATAGTAGTTGTCAATGATATAGATAATGAAGGTGATATTAACATATTACCTTCGGAGCATAACATGTTTTTCAGTAGAGAGGACGCTATTGAGTTAGCGAAACATATTTTAAAGGTTTGTGGGGAGGGAATATAGTATGGTTGAGAAAGTTATAAAACTAATCAGAGATTACGAGAGTGGACAAACAAGATTGAACATTTATGACTTAGCTTTTATGTTAAAAGAAATCGCTGAAGATAAATTGAAGGAGGAAGAATAAAATGAAAACAGTAGATTTAAGTGTAACAGGTATGAGTTGGATGGAAGAGAGAACAATCTTATTAACACCGTACGGTAGCCGTTTATACGGAACAGACACAGAGAACTCGGATTGGGACTTCAAAGGAGTTTGTATCCCACCAAAAGAGTACTTCTTAGGACTAGAGACATTTAATGAGTATAACAACACTGGTGGTAAAACATTCAAGAACACGAAGGACGATGTTGACATTAATATCATTCATGTAAGTAAGTTCGTAAAAGATGCTATGCACGGAGTACCGAATAACATCGAAGTATTATTTGCTAGAGAGCAAGACTATATCATCTTGACTGAACTTGGACAAGTCCTACGTGATAACCGACACCTGTTCCTATCAAAACAAATCATCACGAAGTTTGGAGGGTACACACGATCCTTAACAAACAAGCTGAAGAATGGTGCAGGTCGTCAAGAGTTAGTCGAAGAGTTTGGTTATGATACAAAGAACTTTATGCAAGGTGTACGACTACAGTTGTCTGCAATCGAAATCCTAGAAACGGGTGATTACAGTACATACCGTCCTGAGCGTGACTTCTTACTAGGATGTCGAAACGGGGAATACACTCGTGAGCAAGCACTAGCATTAGTAGAGTCGTATGATGCGAAGCTACAGTTAGCGCACGAGAACTCGAAGCTGCCTGAGAAACCTGATTATAACAAAATCAACGGTATGTTAATGGCTATCAATGAAGACGCATTAAAGTTTGGTATCCACAAATGAGCATGATGTACGTGTGGGATATACTGTATAAGCAAGGTGGGAAGGTAAAGTCTGTTACATTAAATGGGATCAATCCTATTAAAGTAGTAGAGACCCTACAACGTATCCAGTACGATAAGAGTAAGAGGATAGTAGTTTACTGCGTGGATGCAGTAGGACACATCAATAAATCAACTGGTGAGATTGTAACACTACCGCTAATGTTCGAAGGTAAGAAAGCAAAATATAGTACTAAGTAGAGCAGGTTTCCACAACCTGTTCTTTTTTCTGTTTATGGTATAATGAAGGTAACGGTATACCATTGCTTGTTAAGTCTGAAAATTCAGAATTGGAGAGATAAAAATGGGACATAGAAAATGGCAAGAAGAAATTGGACGAGGTGAAATCTAATGGCTAGAAAGAAATCATTAAATATTTTTAATACAGATAGAGCATATAATATTAACTTAACTACAGTACAAGAGGAAGGTAGTTTTATTAAAGTTACACGACTAAACGAAAAAGAGATTGAACGAGAGATGGACAAGTTAAAAGAAGAGTCTACCCGATTCAGTCTACGTAATGATAAAAAGTATCTGCTATTCAAAGAGCGATATTCAAATGACACACTATATGAGAAGGTTATTAATCACGGTGGTTACATTAAGTATTACAGTGACGGTAGAGTCCCGATCCCTGTTATCAACCAACTATCCAGTGTACCTCAATCAGAAGTTATTTACATGTGTAAGAAGGATCATAAAATTGACGATGTATTGAATGTGCAATTAGCATCTATGGCAACGAGTGTCGTAATTGATGTACCAATTGTACTTCCTGATATTAACATTTACGACTACTTATTCTCACTGTATCCTTTGCGATATCATGTTGATAAAGTTAGGCTTTCGTTCCCTCCTTTACGAGAGGATGAGATACAGGATCGACATAAAGAGTATTACGTATTCTACAACGGTATGTATCATCTCAAATCAGAGTATAAATACAAATGCTTCTGCTACCTACAGGAACCCTTATCTACGTGGAAAATGAATATATGGGTTGTATGTGATTCGAAGAAAGATAGAAAGATGGTAGAGGATTTAGTACTAAAAGACAACAAACGTTTTAGACGTATGGAGAATCCTTTCGTAACGGAGGGAAACTAAGATGGTTGTAAACAGAAAAGAGATTGCAAGACGTGCGGCCCACATCGGTAACTACGACATTGGTGGGACGGAAGAACTAACAAAGATAATCGAAGACGTGATTGTTAACGCTCTAGCAAATGGAGAGAGTGTGAAGTTCGGTAAAGTATGCAAATGGGAAATCGAGGAAGTACCTGAGAAGAGAGCGTATGATGGTCTAAATAAAAAGTATTTTACTAGACCAGCGAAACGCATACCGAAATACAAACCGTTAAAACGGATTACGGACATCGAGCTGCCAGTACAAAAGAAAGAGGAGTAACGATCCTCTTTTTTCTTTGTAATTTATTGTTGACTTATAGACAAAGTTACAGTAATATTATCTACAGATACAGAATACACTATTAAGTTGAGGAGGTAATCATGGACGAGCTAAGAGTAGTAGAACTGTTTGCAGGATACGGTAGCCAATCAATGGCACTTAAACGAGCAAACATCAATTATAAAACTGTAGCGATTGCAGAGATTGATAAGGACGCATTAATCTCTTATGAAGCAATCCACGGAAAACCAAATAACCTAGGAGACATCACACAGGTAAAAGGAGAGGACGTTCCTGACCATGACTTCCTGACATATTCATTCCCTTGTACAGACATTTCTGTATCAGGTGCGATGAAAGGTCTATTGGAAGGTTCAGGTACAAGCTCTAGTACGTTATGGGATGTAAAGAGAGTAATAGAAACGAAGAAACCTAGATTCCTGATGATGGAAAATGTGGACAACCTTGTTATCAAATTCATGGACGACTACTTAATGTGGTTAGGATTCTTGAAGTACCAAGGATACATAACAACATGGAGAGTCATTGACGCATCTCCTTACGTACCACAAAGACGTAAGCGTGTTATAGCAATCTCTCAGTTAGGAAAACAAGGATTCGTCTTCCCTGAAGACCCTACAGAGCGTACATACGACCTGATAGACGTACTAGAAGAGTTTGACGATGCAGAAGCATTGGAGAGCTTTAAAGACCCTACAGTGCGAAGTGCTACAGTAGACCCAGTTACGTACTATAACCCAAACTCAGATTACTATAAACTGCAACCTGAGAATAGTAGAGCGTCATTTATCGGGTACATAGGGAACCAACCGAAACAGGCTACACGAGTATATGAACCTATCACGGCTTCAACACTGACTGCTAATGGTGGCGGCCAAGGTGGAAAGACAGGTCTATATCACCTAGGTACACATATCCGAAACCTCAGTCCATTAGAAGCGTGGCGCATCATGGGTGTGAGTGACGAGGACTTCTACAAAGCAAAAGCGACAGGTATCAAGAAGACACAACTACTACGCCAAGCAGGTAACTCTATTGTAGTTGATATCATGGTACCAATATTTGAAAAGCTCTTTAAAGATTATATGAAGGAGACAAACTAATATGACAAAAAAGAAACTAAAGGTACTAGAATTGTTCGCAGGAACCAGGTCAGTAGGTAAAGCATTCGAAGCTCAAGGACATGAGGTATATAGTGTCGAGTGGGATCAAAAGCACCCAGGAATCCATTGGTACGCAGATATCTCGAAAATCACTGCACAGGAAATCATCGAACGCTTTGGTAAACCTGATATCATTTGGGCTAGTCCTGATTGTACAAGCTATTCAGTAGCAGGTATCTCACATCATCGTAGAAAAGATGATGACGGTAACTTACGTCCTATTAGTGAGTATGCCCAGTTCTGTGACACTACAAACCAACACGTAGTAGATTTAATTCGAGAGCTTCAACCGAAGTACTACTTCATTGAGAATCCTCGTGGTGGAATGAGAAAGATGAACTTCATGCAGGATGACGCATTACCGAATGGTGGTAAACGTTACACAGTTACATATTGCCAGTACGGGGACACTCGTATGAAGCCAACTGACTTATGGACTAACCATCCTGATCCGAAATTTAAACCTGCATGTAAGAACGGTATGCCTTGTCACGTTTCTGCCCCTCGTGGAAGCGCAACAGGTACGCAAGGTATAAAAGGGTCTGTAGACCGTTCACGCATCCCTGAGGAGCTGTGCAACCACGTAGCGAAGATATCTGAAGAAGAGTAAGCAACAGACACCGTACTGGTGTCTTTTTGCCTGGAAGGAGATAATATATGGAGAAGTTAAAATTATTAAGCCTATTCAGTGGGATCGGAGCATTCGAGAAAGCGTTCAAAAATTTGAACATACCTTACGAATTAGTAGCGTTCTCAGAAATTGACCCACACGCTATCAAAGCATATTGTGCAATACATAACGAAAGACCTGAACTGAATATCGGAGATATCACACAAGTCGATATAGATAAGATACCTGAGTTCGATATGATGACATACGGATTCCCTTGCACCGATATAAGCATAGCAGGAGACCAAGATGGTTTTGATGAGGGTAGCAACACTCGTTCTAGTACTCTATGGGATGCAATGAAAATTGCAGAGGAGCATAAACCAAAATATATGATTGCAGAGAATGTAGATAACCTTCTTAGTTCATCATTTGAAGAAGGATTCAATAAGTGGTTAGCTCGATTAAATAGTATGGGTTATAACACTTACTACAAACTACTAAACTCTCTCGATTACAATGTACCGCAAAACCGAGAAAGAGTATTTGTAATCAGTATCAGGAAAGATATTGATAAAGGGACGTTCCAGTTCCCAACGCCAGTCCCGTTACAATATGCGATACAAGATATCTTAGAGGACGAAAGCACAATCGCAGAAAGATACTACCTATCAAAAGAGTACGAGAGACGTTATCTTGCAAGTACAAAGTTAGATAAGTTCCCGATGGGTAAAGTCTATACGGTACTAGGAACAACAGTAGGGGCAGGTAAAGGAACCAATTGGCGTTCATGGGTGTACGATATCACACGACCAATCGGAACACTAACTGCAACGGATCATAAACAACCAAAGCAGATTATGATAAACGGAAAATTACGTAAGTTAACACCGTTGGAGTACTGGTTGCTTATGGGATTCGACCAAGAAGACTACTTAGCTGCTAGGTCAGTAAAGACAAGTAACACGCAAATGTATCGACAAGCAGGTAACTCTATCGTGGTTGATGTTGCAGAAAGGATACTACATAACTTGTTTAAAGTGTAGAGGGAGCAATCCCTCTTTTTTGTGTCTATTATATTGTTGACTTATAGTATATGATATAGTAAGATTAGAGAAGATTATATGAAGGAGGAGGGAAAAATATGCCTAAGTTTTTACTGCTTTTATTTTGTGCATTACTTTTTGCAGGAGGGACAGACGACTGGATTAAGGGTAACACACCGTCAGCCGTGTTCTTCTTTATTGTAGGTGTAGGAGTAGCCTACCACTTGTTCTTCCGATTCCTAGATGAACAATAATAAATAAGGAGGACGTAACTTGAAAGCATTATTTCTACAAGAATTTGTAAGAGAGAGTCATATGCAACGACAGAATGACGGATCGTTTAAGAACATCTTCTTCCAAACCAATGGGGGAAAGCTCTTAAAGAAACTGATCCACGAAGGGTTAGAGTTAACGAAGAACGATTACTACATAGATTACGCATTCTTCAAAGTACCTGATGTTATTACTCGTGATAACCGAGATAGAGCCATTAAGTACAAGCCACCAACTGCAAAAGAATCGAAACCTGAATATGAGAAACTGTACCAACGTATCGTACAGGACAAGCCTGACATCATTATCCCTTCGGGTAAACTTGGATGTAAGGCTTTACTTAATATAGCTGAGATTTCTAAGCTACGTGGAGTACCGCAACAAGTTACAATCACTGCTAATGTGGACATGTTCGATGAAAGTGCAGTTGTTGATGGTTTCGAGAACTCAGGTTGGGTTACAGAAACATATACACATACATGTTGGGTTATGCCAATCTACTCTATGGAATACATGCTCGTTAATCCAAAGATTCAGAACTTAGTAGAAGCAGACTTCGGTACACTGAAGAAGTATGTGGAACAAGGTGACAATGCATTCATTGCAAAAGATGTAAAGTATGAAGATGTTACAACTATTGAACGTGTGCGAGAAATCTTCACGAAGATAGTAAAAGAAGCACCCGTTGTAGCATGGGACTTAGAGACCAACACGTTACAGGCTGAGAAACAAGGTTCTAAGCCACTAGTAATCTCACTTTCTTGGAAAGAGGGAACAGGTGTAACCATTCCACTAGAGCATAAGGACTGGACATGGCTCCCTGGACACTTAGCCGAGATTTACAACTACATAAAAGAGTTTGTTGCCGATCCGAAAATTATTAAAGTCGGACACAACATCAAGTTCGATATCAGGTTCCTACGTCTGTCCAAAGGATTTACAGAGTTCAATAACCACCGTGATACAAAAACAATGTATTACTTACTTGTAAACCAAGACGTAAAAGGTACCTTACGATTATCGGACTTAACGTTCGAGTTTACCGATATGGGTGGATATGATAGAGCGTTAGAAGACTTTAAGAAAGACTACAAAGAGAACTATAAAAAGAATGAGAAGGAACGTATCGCAGCTTTAAAAGCAGAATTTAAAGAGCAGTGTGCAAAAGATAGAGCAGAGGTACAGCAACAAGTAAAGGATGCAAAAGCAGAGTTACGTTTACTAAGAAAGGAATCTCCTACACCTGAAATTCTTAATAGAATAACAGAGTTACAGGAGATTGCACAACGTAAATATGTGAAACCTCCGATGCCTGATTTTGGGACCGCAGGAGCACCAGTAAATCCTGTAGACGGATCGGACTTCTGTTATGAGTGGATTCCATTATTCGAAATGCTTTCTCCGTACGCTAGTGGTGACGTAGACGTGTGTTTACGTATTTACAACCAACTAGACCAAAGATGCAAGCAGAAAGGCTTAGAGCACATTAGAGAGCTTTACACGAATCATTATCCGCAACTATCAGCAACACTTGCTAAAATTGAAGCAACAGGTATCAAACTAAACATCCCGTATGTAAAAGCACTAGCCGAAGCATACCAAAAAGAAGAGGATCGTTTAGTAAGCATTATTCGTAAGTTCCCTGAAGTAAAGCAAATGGAGGACGAACATCGCCAGCTCTACCAAATGGGACTAAACGAACTTATGAAGCCTGTAGCTGAAAGGGATAAGAAGATAGCGGCCTTACGTGACAAGTACAAGGACAAGCTAGAGTTTAATGCGAACTCACCTGACGATAAGAAGGAAGTTATGTACAAGATTACAGGTATCCGATTACCGTTCGATAAAGAGCGTTTAGTGGATTCTGTATTCGAGAAGGGGCTAAAAGAAGAAGAGATTGAGTGGTTCCACTACAAAACGAATACAGCAAACATGGAGTATATCGCTAAGGAGTATCCTGAGTACAAAGAGTTAATGGAACATTTAATCCATCACTCACTTGTTAAAACACGGAAACAAAGTTTCACTTACAAGTTCCTAGGTATGGTAGACATGGACGACATCTTACACGGTACGTTCAACCCTGAGGGTACAGAGACATCTCGTCTATCTTCAAAAGACCCGAACTGTCAGAACTTCCCTCGTAAGACGGAAGATGTAACTCGTTTCGATTACCAATACCCTATTAAACGAATGTTCATAAGTAGATTCCCTAACGGAGCACTACTACAGCTCGATTACTCTTCCCTAGAATCTCGTATCATGGCATTAATTGCATACGATGAAGAGATGATTGACGCATTCTTAACAGGTAAAGATGTACATACGCACACTGCTTCACTAGTATTCAAGAAGCCTGAAGAAGAAGTAACAGGTGACGAACGTACAAACGCTAAACGAGTAACATTCGGACTTGCGTACGGAGAAGCACCATTCTCGTTCGCACCTAAGTACAACATGACAGTAAAAGAAGCAGAGAAACTTTTCGATGACTACTTCAAGAACAAACCGAAGATTAAAACGTACATTGATGAAACGAAAGAGAAAGCTAGACAGACAGGATTCATCTCTTGTATGCAAGGTTTCACTCGTAACTTACGAGACGTGTATTCACAAGATAAACAAAAACGTAATGGTGCATTACGTCAGTCTGTAAATACACAAGTACAGGGTTCAGGTGCATACTTAACGAATAACTCTTTAATCTACATCAACAACATTATCGAGAAACAGGGATTACGTTCTCGTATCGTTCTAACTGTACACGATAGTATTGTAATAGATTGCCCACCTGAAGAAATTCATATGATGGCTCACATCGGTAAAACGGTAATGGAGAACTTACCGATCCCTTGGTTATTCATTGAGTGGAAAGGTGAAACAATCCGATTCCCTATTACTGCCGATGTAGAGATTGGTACAACTTACAATGACATGGTTAACTACGATAAGGATGAACTGAACACGTTCCAAAAAGTAGAGAACTACTGTAAGTACCATATGGACTTAAAGAGCGTAAAGCATTACAAGGAGTCAGGTGTCATTACAGAAGAGAAAGCGAAAGAGTTAAAAGCCATGATTGAATCCAAGAAACACGAGTATCAAATGGCTGTATAATTTCTGTAACTTTTCGTTGACACACAGAATAGGATAGTGTAATATACTAAGAGAAGAGACAAGTAGTTTCTTCTCTTTAGTTTAAAGGATAGAGGTGAGAGTATGTGCTAGATATTAAAGTGGACAGCATAGATTTTCAGGAGCTTAGAATCATTGATGAAAACGGAGAGTACGTGATGTACGACATGAGAGAAGAGTTAAAGGTGAATGAAGCCAACCTTCTTCAAGAAATGTTACATCAACCTTCGAAGTACATCTATTGGTCTTCTATTCTTGAAAAAATAAAATTCTTCCAAGAGAAGACAGAAATGCAGTTAGAGCTTGTTGTTGCAAAGTTTGATTCGGAAGCAAGAGAAGAAATCAAGAAGAACGGGGACAAGCCTACAAAAGACAGCGTAGATGCTTACATAAAACAAAAAGAAGAATACGTAAGTGCAAGAGAGCAATGTCACTACTACGAATACATTGCAGGAAGACTTGCACGGATCGTAAAAGCATTCGAACAACGTAAAGATATGTTACAGTCTTATGGTAAGCAAATTGCCGAAGACAAAACATACGGAGCAGGAGCAGGTTCTCGTATTGAACAGACACCATTCCCTGCACCAACACAACAAACGCAATATTGGGGAGGTCATCAATAATGTTAGAAGGTATTAAAAAAGCTTTCTTCGGTGAAACAGGTGAAGAAGTACAAGCTCCTGTAGAAGTTAACCCGATTGATGATGCAGTAGCTGCTAAACTAGGTTTAAAGGTTGCAGAAGGTCAATACAAGGATGTACAGATTAACTTGGAAACAGGGGAAGTATTCTTACTTGAAGAAGTAATCGTGGATACACCACCTGAGTTCTCCAAGGATCGTTTCTTAGTAAACATGATGGCAGACTTCGCTAACGAAAACAACGTAGTCCTTCCAAAGTGGACTGCCGAGCCGTTAAAGATTGCAAAAGCTATTGCAGATTGGGAACCACAAAATTAAAAAAAAAATGTCTCTAACTCTCATAAAAGTGTAGACATATGATATAATATATGTTAGACTGTTTATAGAGTTAAATATTAAGAGAAAACTAGGAGGAATTAATAGTATGTCATTTGCTGATATCATTAACAACGAGCAGAAGGTTTTAGAACAAAATAGTGGTAACGACCGAGTGGAGTACCCGCAAACGAAACAAAAGCGTTTATTCTTCGAGAAAGACCAACGTGAGTTAATCATCCAAGTATTACCGACTGCTGATTTATTCGGACAATTCTTCGTTCCGATCCGTAAAATCTTCTTATCTGCTAAAAGCTCTAGTGGTAAGGACGTTAACTCTAACTTCACGTTAGATGCAGACGCTAACCCTGGTTCTTTACTAGAACAGAAGATTACTGAGTGGTCAGGATTAGGGATGATTCCTAACGGCTATGGTGGACAAGCATCACCAAGACGTACATACTTAGTAAACGTTGTTCGTATCGTACAAGACCCAACTTCTAAACAGTGGGTACAAGAGCGTGATACAAACGGACAATTAGCAACACGAGTATTCGAAATGCCACAATCTGCATTCTCTAACTACATTGAGAAGTTAAAGAACCCATTGTTAAATACTTCAGGATCAGATTTATCGTTCATGGACATAAACCGTCCGAACCCAATTCAAATCACGAAGCCTGAGAAGAATAGTAACTCTAAAGAGTATAAAGTTGATGTATATAGCAGCATCGTGTTACCTCCATTAGGACAAGGTTGGGAGCAAACTCTAGAAGACTTACATTTACAAGCTACTCCTACAGAGCGTTTAGTAAATGGTGACAAATGGGTACAAGCTTTCATCGACATGAAAGAAGGTCGTAAGCCGAACCAAGGTAACGCAGGAGCACAACCAGTAGCACCACAACCTACATCTAATCCATTCGGTACATTTCCTGGACAAACTGGACAACCAGTAGCTCCACAACAACCAATGGGACAACCTGTAGGGCAGCCAGTAGGACAACCTGCGCCAATGCCAGGATATCCTGCACAACCAACGGCTCCAATGCCTACATACCAACCACAAGGTCAACCTGCACCAATGCCAGCATACACGGCACCTGCACCACAACCTGTAGCACCTGCACAACCAGTGATTACAATGCCTACAGGAATGGAACAAGGTGCAGTAGCAGTAGAACCTGATCCATTCGATATCGGTGTACAAACTGACTTATCTCAGAACGGTGGAGTTGCACCACAACCTACTCAACAAGTAGCGCCAACGGCTCCAACAACACCTGCACCAACATATACAGCACCTGCAACACCTGCACCAACTGGTGAGCCAGCAATTCCTGCTCCTAGTCATGCGACAGGTGGATTACCTAACATCGAAGACCTGTTAAAAACTGAGTTAAACGCTCAGTAACATAATAAAAGAATAGTAGTATCCAAGTTACCTAGCCATTCTGTGGCTAGGTTGACTTAGGTTATATAATCATTATTGACTAGGGGGCAACAATAAATGGAAGAAGTTAAAATGACAAAAGAAATGGTAAAAGTTGACCACGATTTATTAACAGAACGAGTTACAAAGGTATATCGTGAAAAGGAATCAAGTTTCCACGCACCACACTTATTCACTGTAACATCTGCTGAAGACGACAAAACATTAGCAGTTATCCACTTCCAAGAGGGCGCATTAAACGTTGCAGGAGTCAACGGAGTAATGAATGAAGACTTACTAGTTATGATCCTAACTCGACTACAAGGTTTCCAAAATAGTGAGTTTGCTTGCAAAGAGAATGCAATGGCAATCACTAAGATTGAAGAAGCGTTACTATGGTTGCGTAAACGTACAATGGGACGAGAAAAACGTGGTGTACTAGGAACACATACGAAGTAGTTACAATCTTCAATACATAAGGGTTATAGAACTACATATACATATTAGGAGGAAATATACATATGGCAAAAGCAAAATCAAAAGGTAAACAAGCAACTACAGGCGTGGATTTAGATTTATCGGCTTTAAATCTAAGTGGCGGTCTAGTGTTGCTAAGAGATTCCGATTATGCGAAGGTATTCGATAGACTTCCTCTATTCTTACCGAAGATTGACAAAATCCTTGGTGGCGGCCTACCATTCGGACGAATGATTGAGGTTGCAGGGGTTCCATCGGGTGGTAAGTCAACATTCACTCACCACGTAATGCGTGTAGCTACTGCTTTAGGTTGTATCTGTGTACTGATTGACGTAGAGGGTACGTCAGATAATGAGCGTCTATCTTCTCTAGGTATTGACACAAGTAAAGTATTAGTAAAGCAACCCGACCCTGACAAAGGTACTGCACTAACAGTTGAAGAAGTTGGACAAACAGTAGAAGAGACGCTAAAACTATTCGGAGAGAAGTATCCTCACGTACCTGTAGTGTATGTATGGGATTCTGTAGGTTCTACACCTTCTATGGTAGAGTTAGAGAAGGACTTCGGTGAACAGAACGTAGGGGCTAGAGCTAAAGCCATTACACAGTTCGTAACAAAAGTTACACCAATGGTATCCCAGTCTAAAGCACTGTTTATCGGCATCAACCAAGTACGTGACGATATCGGTGGGAACCCAATGTTCAAAACATACAAAGTACCTGGCGGTAAAGCATGGGAGCACGCTGCTACACTTCGTTTAGAGATTAAGAAGAAGTCAGCTATCAAGAAAGGTACAGGAGCAACGGCTGAACGTTTAGGGCACACAATGGGTGTTAAAACGCAAAAGTCAAAAGTATCTCGACCATTCCAAGAAGCAGACGGATCGTTACTAGCTGATACGGGTATTGACTACGAATACAACATCGCTAAGATGGCTGAGGAAGCTAAAGTTCTAGGTGGGACTAGCCAAAGTTACGAATATGTAGATGCTATGGGTGTTACGTACAAACAAAACAAAGCAAGCTTCATTGAATGGTTACGTGACGAAGGTAGTCATGTTCGTCAAGAACTATTAAACAAATTAATTCAGGTTGAGTTCCCTGATGGGTATACGGCACTGAAGAACGAAACATTAGATATCTCAGGTTGGATTGACCAAGTAGTTCCAGTGATATCTCCTGAATTTTCGCAATCTTCCGATAATTCAGACAATATCGAGGACTTACTATCGAAAGAAGCAGAAGACATTCTAAAAGGTTAGGGGGTTTAATCCCTCTAACCATATTATTATAAGGAGGGTTCATCTTGTATAAGGACACATATGGAGATGTTGTAGCAAACACACTACAATGCTACAGGGAGAGAACACAAAGTAACGACACTGTATCACCGACACCGTACAAGGACATCAAGGCTATGTTAATCAAGACAATGGAAGAAGGTAAGCGTGTATTACTGGACATTAAAGACTCCTATAATACGCAAACTGTAGTTGTACTATTTGAAAAAGTATACGACCGTTGGGCAATGGGGACCGCAGTTTGTTATTACGAAGGAGAAGAAGTGAAAGTACCGTACACAATCCATTACTCTGATATCCTTTGCAAGCACATTAACATTAAGGTGATTGTGGAGGGAGAGAATCCTTTTGCCTAGAAACGTAGAGAAAGAGCAAGAGCAAATTTGGAACGGTAATCGGTTTATGGTTAGTACAGAAGAAACGACAGGGGTATTTATACGAGACGTAGATAAATTGTTCCATCAATACAGAAACTTACGCATGAGCATCTATAACCAATACAAGGGTTACTTATCTTCCGATCCCGTTACACAAGATGAACTACGAAGCTATATTGATGAACAATTTATACGCCTTGTTAAGGAGTACGATATAGGCTCGGATGTTGACTTCCCTGGGTACATTAAGATTAAGTTACACTCACGAGTGAAGAACTCATTCATCAAGTCAGTATTCCGAGACAAGCAACGTGTATTCGTCACAAGAAACTCATTTGACGTGTCTAACCTCATCGAGCAGAACCCTTGCAACGATGAGGAGCTAGACTACTATGCGACACTTGAATACGCTATTGGGGGCTTTAAGCCCACTCAAATGGAGAAAGAAGTATTGTTCTACTTACTACAAGAACTAACAGACCCTCAGATTGAGAGAGCAATAAAGGACGACCACCCGAGAGAGCGTATCAGTTCCGCTACGATCCGAGAAACCATTAAGGATATGAGTGAATTACTACGAACAAAGTTACTAGAATCGTTAGAAAACTAAAGTAAACTGTTATATTAATAGGAGAAACTTCTTAATGAAAGGATGGTCTTCATGGCTGAGAATAAAGTAGAGGTACAAGAACAGACGCATGTGGAGAAGCAAGTTTACGTCCCTGTAGAAGTACCAGCAGTTGAACCTATGATGATTGTTCGACTAATCGTATTCGTACTAGCATTAGTAAATGCGGTTGGTGCAATGTTCGGTTACGACTGGAACTTATCAGTGGATCAGAAAAACGTATATGATATTGTTTCAGCAATGTTCTTGCTTGGTTCAGGTATGCATGTAGCATGGAAAAACAATAACATATCGAAAACGTCTCGTGTGAAAGCACATGTAGGAGAACAGGTAGTTGAGAAAGGGGAACAGAAATAATGGCTAAATTAGCAGATGTACTAAAGCAAGCAACAGTAACTTTAAAAGTAGGTGACTACTTAGCAGCGTTCACTCGTCCTGAAGGTTACGTTCCTTCTATTAAAGGAACAACTTCACTTCACACAGGAAAATACCTATTCAAAATCGTAGGTGTTGGAACGGCAGAACAAGACGGATCGTACAAGAAAATGAACATCGTTCCTGTAGTACATACAGTAGACAACAAAGGATACGAAGACAAGTTAAAAAGTCCAATCGTAATCGTGGAACCGTTAAAAGTGACACACGCAACTGGTCGCAATGACAATGAGTACAAGGATGTTTACCACGGTAACTCATTCCACACTCACACTGTGAAAGCAGGAGAAGAAGGACGTTCAGCGTTACTTGCATTCCTAGAGTTCACGAAAACTGAATATTCATTAACTGTGAATGACTTCATGGTTGGTGGAGAAGAATTAATCGCTAAAGCGTAAGAGGGCAGAGATGCTCTCTTTTTTTTTTATGTAGAAAACTACTAAATTATGCTAGTTTTTTGTTGACTATTACGAAACATAATGCTAGAATGATATTACAGTTGTTACACACTGTACAATTTAATAGGATACAAGGAGGGATTTAATGTTCAATAAGCAAGACGGAGCAACCCCCATACGGTTGAAACTATTCGTGCCACCAACATTCGAGGGTGTAACTAGTGTAGCAGTTATAGAGGAGATTCTGAAAGACGATATAGTTCTCGAAACTGTATTCACGAACACACTGGATTTCAGGGAGTACGAAAAATTTAAAGACGCAGACATGATACTTGTGTTAGGATTAGCATACCGAGGGTACACACTGCCCACGGATTTCTACATTAACGCAGACGTACCGTTTGTGGATTTCGTTCATATCAGTACATACGGAGAAGTAATTGAAGGTAAACATATCATATCGCTCGTAGATGAACACACCGATCCAATTAAAGTGTTGTATAACATAATGAAAAATATGGCAAGTTCCTTAAATTTATCAAAGCATGTGGAACTTACCGACCAAGCAATGTATATGGTAGAAGCAGTGAATGCGTACCGTACATGGACATGGGAAGGTAATAATACCACACGTATGTTACTAGCGTTATACCACGCTAGTTATAAGCGTCTTCCTAAGCTCCTACACGGGCTTTCCTTACAAGAGGTAGTAAAAGCCCACGCACCTGTTATTAAAGGTCAGTTAGAGAAGCTAGAGGACTATATAGAGAGAAAGAGCCAAATGGTTCAATCACGTCAAGTGGTAATTGACGGACAAGAGTGCATACTGAAACTGGTATATGCAGAAGAATACATAAATGAGTTAGCGAACGATATCCTTCACCAGGAAGATACAACGGTACCTGTTATCGTATGTGTAGGGAGAACCACAAAATCAAACGACATATTTTCTGTACGAACGAAAGGGATACATGCAGGACGTGTGGCAGAAGTGATTAATGGTGGTGGAGGTAAGGAGAACGTAGCTACATTCTTCGCACCAGTTGGATGTGCAACACTTATGGCTAATGCGACCGTAACCAATATTCATAATGGTTCGTTGTAGATATCATCACTTAATAGTGTGATATAATAAAATTCGGAGGGGATTTTTTACATGATTAAAGCAAAGGCATTTGAAAAATGGATAGGGACGAGTGGTTATGTTTCCGATCCTGAATTTGACAGACTGACTGAATTACTTAGTAAGTTACCAGTCGTTGATGCAGGGAGCAGCGGAGGATTAATCTTCGCATCTGAGACAATGGTGTATGCGACAGCAGACGAACAGTACTTGCGACTAACGTATCAGGTACGAACACCGAAAACACCAATGGGGATGAAATACACTTACTACTTTGGAGAAGCCTAATAATTACATGGAGTGAGTAATTTTGGCTAAAGAGAAATTAACGAAACATGAGCAAGCATCAATTAAAGAAGAGACAGGCGCATACGTAGTAGTCATGGGTTACTTAAAACGAGAACGTGGACAAGTAGCCCCGTCTGTTTTCAACAAGATTATTGTGGAGCTTGGATACGATAAAGTAAAGAAACAAGATTTAATTACAGTAGCAGAGAAGATTGAAAGTAGCGATATCTTATCAAGTCTGTATAAGAAAGCGTACTTAGGTGAGATTACAATTGATGATATCCCTCACGCTTACGAAGAGGAGACGCAAGTGAAAGAGGAAAACATCTTCTCTTATGTAACGAACTACTTAATGGACAAAGAGGATAACACTGCTAAACTGAGAGAATACAGAAAATTACAAAAAGATGGAACTCTTATGGCTCTACTAATGAAAGACTTGAAGAAGCATTTAGTAGAGGAACTAAAAGGTCTACCTCGTGCGAAGTACTTAACGTCAGAACCGTACAAACCTAAAAAAGGGGACAAGCATTTAATTCTAGCTTTCTCAGATTGGCATATCGGATTCGTAAGTTTCGACATGCATACAGGTAATCACAACTTCGAACGACTTCAAATGTCTGTAAACGAGATTGTAGCGTACACACGCCAAATCGTACAGGAGAGAGACATTAAACATGTATATGTAATGTTCTTAGGGGACTTAGTTGAGAACTTCTCAATGCGTTCTACACAGTCATTTGATTTAGAGTTTACATTTGCAGACCAAATTGCAAAAGGGACACGCATGTTTGTAGATGTGTTGGCTAACCTATCTAAGTTCGTTCCTGTAACGTTCTCTATGGTAGCAGGGAACCACGACCGCTTTGAATCTGACAAGAAGACTGCTATCTTTAACAACTCTGTAGCGTACACTGTATTAGACACGCTAATCATGCTTAAAGAGCAGCTAGGTCAGTTACCGAACGTAGGGATCGTAGATAACCGTAAGGACGTTTACCGATTCGATGTGGAAGTAGCTGGGCAACATATCGTAGGTGTACATGGAGACCACTTACCAAAAGGTAGTGAGAAGATTCCTGCGTACATGAAAAAGGGTGAGCAAGTAGACATCCTATTCTCAGGTCACTTACACTCGCTATGGATTAACCAAGAGAGTTACACACGATTACATATTCAAGTAAGTTCTCCAATCGGAGAAAACTCATACTCTCGTCAAGGTAACTATCCGACAACAACACCGTCACAACAAATTGTTATTTTGACTGAAGGTTCTAAAATACCTGAACTGATCCCGTTGTGGTTAGGTACAGACGGAAAGTTACTATAGGGAGGAAAAGAAAATGACTGCATATGATATTGTATTAGTTACACTGTACATGGTGGTAGTTGTAACATTCGTTACGAATAACATCCAGTTATACAAAGAGTCTGCTAGACTAAAAGAGATGGGACAAACCCCTCTCACGGGCCGCAACCTGTCTGTAGTGATTGTGGCGTTCATTTCCGAGATGTTAACCGTGGCAGGGATTATGTGGTGCTTCCAAGCACTAGATACTCCTGTAAACCCTTGGACTGTAGCGTGTATGTTCATTGTAGGTTACTTAATCCGTAACATTGGTGCGTATGTCTCTGCTTGGGTGCTATGGACTATATTCGTACGGATCGACAAAGGGAAAATGAAACACGAAGTAGAGAAAGAGATTACTAGTGGGAAGGCTCTGTAATAGAGTCTTTCTTTTTTTTTATTTTTTTTTATAAATGTTGTTGACTTTAGGAAAACATATATGGTAAATTAAGTACAAGAGATAACGAACAACATATCGAGGAGGAGACAAAATGATTAAAATAAAATTATTCACAAGTAAATCAGGTAAGGAACTGTTTGAAATGAAGGAGACATTTTGGGCGTGGGAAAACAAGAGTGGTGTAGCACCGATCCCTTTCACAGTTTGTAGAGAACACACAGAAGATATGGGAGATAATCTTATCCACATTAAAGATTTAAGCAGTGTAAAATTTGGAGGTGTTACGAAATGAAACGATGGATATATGAAGTAACTTATACAATGAAAACTTGCCCAATGCTAACGCTTAGATTAGATGACCTGTACGAAGATAGGGACGAAGCAGAGGAAGAAGCAGAAAACTTAAAGCTAGAGTTAGCAGGAGAGTACGCAGTGATTGATGTACGACCTAGAAAGTTGGTGCTACGATGATGCATTTCCAAGTAACAGGTACAAAGTATATGGTATTCGAAAAGTTAACACATTACTATGACGACAACGATTCAGCGTTCGTTATGGCTTTTGATTATGAGAAGGACGCTAACGATTATGTAGCAGCTCATCCTCAACATAGCTATTACGTAGTAAAAGAACACACATACAAAATTAATAGATAAGGGAGATGTTTATAATGAAATTAGATTACGGATCAGGAAGACAACCAAAAGCAGGATTCAAGTCATCGGACTTTATTGGTACACCGTGTTACGATTACTATATCAAGGACTACAAAGTATTAGACTTAGCAGATAATACGTGCGATGTCATTCATTGCCGTAATGTGATTCACCATATTCCAAAGCAAGACTTACCGATCCTATTCGGAGAGTTCAAACGTTTATTAAAGCCAGGTGGACAGTTAATCATCTCAGAGCCACGAGAGGAGTTCCATGAGCAGAATTTGATTCTAGACCTTATTTGGTACCGTTGGGTGAACTACGATACAAATATTATGATCCCTTATGAATATGTAAACTACAAAGAGTATCTAACAGACTTCACGCTGCTTGATACAGTGAATGAGTATAACAACGAGATTATTACATATGTAGTAAATAAACCAGTACAAAAAATTACACGTAGAACAGGAGTGTTAGTATGGTCATCGAACTTAAAACGATCTCTTATTACGAACTAGACGACATCATGAAAGAAATGGAAGCAAGGGGTTTTATGTCTAAGCGCAAGTTTTGGCAAGATTACGCAACTGAATTTGGTGTTAATCGAGGTGCAATAGCGTGGTTTGGTTTCGACTACTACGAGTACACGGATAAAGCGGAAATATACGATGTATACTTTGCAGAAGTTAAACGTATGTTAGGATTACCTGAGAAAACTGATGGTATTATAGTTAAAACAGACTGGTAGAAAATTTTTAATAAAGTTGTTGACTTATAGAAAACAACATGGTAAATTAGATTCATAAGATATTAAACAAATTATCAAAGGAGATGTTAGTGTATGGTATACGGAGAGTGTAAATACAGTTCGAATATTTTACAAGTAACACAAGAAGGTGAAGACCTGAGATTTAAGATTGAAGGGGAGGACGTTTACGTAGGACATGAAGATATCGACGATATCATTGAAAGACTGCAAGAGTTGAAAAGAGACGTAATGCGCTATCGCAGTAGCGCAGTAGAAAACGATTAAAAAAAATATTAAAGGGAGATGTTAATTATGAAAACAACAACATTAAATACGGATCAGTTACAAGTGGTATGGGAGCAGTTAGACGGAGCGTGTGAAGCTGTAGAACGTTTACAAGAGAATGGTATTAGTACAGGGTCGGTAGACTTCTCTTCATTGGTATCACTGAAGAATGAAGTAGAAGAGTTAATGCAAAAACAAGGTAAAGAACTTTCATTTAAGGATATCGTAGAAACAAATAAAATCCCATTCAACTTAGAAGCAGTAAAGCGTGAGTTGAAGGATGTAATAGATGGACGGTTCATGGTACGACAGTATAAAGGGTACAGAATGTTAGATAAGCAAGGTATTTCCACCTATTATGTGTACTTCGACAATCCATCACCTAAAAACAAAGACGGTATAACGGTAACATTAGAAGCACTCGGTCTAGAGCCAACGAAAATGCGTGTTACTAGTGGATCATATGGATATATAATCTCATTCAAAGTGAAAGAGGAGGGCAAATAAGATGATATCAACACGTAAAATCTCAGTAGCTCAGACAGTATTAAATTTAGTTCTTGCAACAGAAGAAATCCACAAAGTAGAAGGTCATGTGGAGATGTTTGAAAATTGCAGGGAGCAGGGTTATAAACTCTGCTTCTACGATAGAAAAGTAAGAACAGTTGCGTTTAGTGAGAATCGTAGTAGCGATGACATTGTAGTGTACACTAGTACGAAACACGAATCAGGTGGAGTATTCGGTTATTCTGACGAGTTTTGGGAAGGTAGTAAGTACTTCAAGTATAACGAGTTCCACGAAGCTGTGGACTATATTATTGGATTAATAGTGGACGAGCCTAAGGAGGATTAATATGGGTGATTTAGCAGATGATGCGGTAGAGTGGGCAATGAGGGAAACATACGATTTAAGGGAAGCAATAAGGGAGGAAGTGTACGCTTGGAAAGACCGAGCTACACACCTCCTGTCTACTAAAACAGACGAACAAATAGTAAAAGAAGTAGAGAAGGTATTAAAGCGTGGCACGTATAATAGGGATTACTTAGAGCAACAACTGTCAATGATAGCTTACTATTATGTGCATGGTAGATTAACAGAAAACCAAAAGTGGGCAATGTGTTTGTTCACTACGGAATATGAATAAAAAAGTTGTTGACTTAAAGACAACATCATGGTAAATTAGGTACATAAGATAATTACTAACATATCAGGAGGAATTAAAAATGGATAAATTCGGGAACCGCATGAAAGGTTATGAAAATGCTTATAGAATAAAGTTACCACAGAGAATGCCAGTAATCGTACGTATTGACGGTAAGGCGTTCCACACTTATACAAAAGGTATGAAACGACCATTTGATGAAACACTAGCATACGCAATGTGGGAGACTTGTAAATACTTAGCGAAGAACGTTATGGGTTGTAAACTAGTATACACACAATCTGACGAAATTAGCCTACTAATCACAAACTATGAAAAGCTAACAACTCAATCATGGTTCGATAATAACCTACAGAAAATCGTTTCAGTGGCCGCATCGCTCGCTACAGCGAAGTTTAACGAAGTTATGAGGGAAACACATCCTGAGAAGGAACTAGCTCTATTTGACGCTAGAGCGTGGGTCTTACCGCAAGATGAGGTAAACAACTACTTCTTATGGAGACAACAGGACGCTACTAAGAACAGTATCTCAATGGTAGCACAAGCAAACTTCCCACACAAAGCTCTGCAAGGTCTAAACGGAAAGCAGATGCAGGATAAGTTAATGTTAGAAAAGAATCTTAACTGGAACGACTTACCTGTATGGCAGAAACGAGGAGTATGTATCGTAAAAGAAATCTACACAAAGAACGGAGCACTACGATCCCGTTGGGCAGTAGATGAAAACACACCAGTATTTTCACAAGACACAGATTACATTAACGGTTTAGTATACCCAGTGAAGGAGGAGAAGTAAGATGGAATCAACAAAATTATTTTCATTCGTTTACTACAAGGACACCACATTAGTAGGATCAAGTTCAGGATTTTACGAGGACGAAACAGATGCAACGAAAAAAGCCCAACAACGTATGGGTATGTACCACGCCAATGTGGTAGAGATTCATAGCTACAACTACAACGCAGGAATATTCTCGAAGTTTATCAGTATCACTTCAAAACGAAATGACATCAAGTGGAAAGATACGTTCAACGCTAGAAACATCCTGGGAAAAGATTTCTACGAATGTCAAAATATTGCTAAGAGTGTAGGTTATAAGTATCTCCTATTCAATGGACAAGTATATAGTGTAACTGGGTCAATTAATAACGAACTTTGCGAAGAGAAAGACTTAATCGTCTAAGGAGGGACAAGCTATGAATCTATATCGACAAATTACAGCCGAAGAGTTAAGAGATGAGATTAACGTAGTGTATAGTAATGCCTTGATACGAGACGAGAAAGACCGAGAAGTCGTGCTACACGCTGTTAAAATGATGAGTCGTAGGGAAGCGAAGCAAGCGATCCGAAAGTATTTCCACGATTCTAGAGACTGTTCTGAGTTCTACAACAGAATTAAGAAGCTCTACTTCGCTCTAGAATGGGTTCAATCAGGTACACCAGTTTACACAGACTACATAAGAGAGGATGATTGATATGACACCGTATATTATACTAGCTTTAATCGGTCTTTACATAGGTAGAGGGATTGTAACTGCAAACCGAGATATTGTAGACGTGAAAAAGCAGCTAACTTTATACCAAGAAGGTAGGTTCAAAGAAGTAGATGACGAAGCGTGGGAAGCAGTAAAAGACATCAACAAAATTGCAGGTGCAACAGGTAACAAGTTCACTTTTGGCTTCATGTACGTATTCCTTGTACTTGTATCCCCATTCGCAGAAATGAAGTACTATCTAAGTCCTACAGGATTAAAAGAGATTTACGCTGATTACAAAATGTACAAGCTAAAGAAGAAACTACGAAAGTACAAAAATGGTACACTAGTAGAAATTACAAACCCACAAGAGAAGGATTATACGTGGGAGTACGAAGGTGAGTGGAACAAACACAAAGGGTGGTTAGGTGAGATTGTGGACTACTTCCCTCCTTCTGAGGATCATGGAGAACGTGAAGCATACGAGATTAAGTTTGAGGGAGTTAATGATACATTTGAATACGAGCCTGATGAGTTTACTGTTATTGATAAAGGAGGAAATTAAAATGAGTTGGAAGACAAGATTGAATGGACAAGGTATAATAATTAATGGACAAGTTGATGCTTACTTGAGAGGTGAGGGATTCTACGAATCTACAATGAGTCCGAGATTCTTCAATGATTTCTCGTTTTCAGACCGTATCCAGTATCCTGATGCACCGTGTTTGCGATTAGACACTGACGATCCTGACAATAATGAGTACACAATGCGTATCTTTGTCTCAGCGCACGAACTTTACATGGAAGTGCAGAATAGTTGGCGTAGCCTAGATAGGTCATGGTATGTACCTGCCCCTGACGGTGTGGACATCGAGAATATTGACGAATTGCTAAACGAATTAATTGGAGCATAGGAGGAGATAACAATGAAAGAAAGAACAATGATTTTTCATAACAATAGAATTTACGTAGTATCAGACATGAGTGAGGGTGGTTTCTTAGTTGTAGGAGCCGTTCCTCTGCCGAACGGACAGAAGTTAGTCGATACAATGGCACAGGTTCCTGTAGAGACAGAAGAGGAAGTAAGAGAGATTATCACAACAGGGAAACTCAAGCAGTATAGTATGCTTGGTAAAAAATAAGGGGGAGTCATCATGCATAAAAGCAAACTTAATATCTCGAACACATTGCGGTCCGAGATCAAACAACAAGAAACTACAACACGAAAATTAGCGTCTGAGGTTGGTCTACACCAGCCACAAGTAAGTAAGGTATTAACAGGTACCAACTACCAAATCGACACACTCGTCAAAGTGTTAGACGGCTTAGGATTAGAGATACAATTAACTAAGAAGGGTGGAGAATAAAATGAAAAAGAAATTAATTGCAGGTTTAATGTCTATTATGGCAATAACAGGTTTAGCAGGTTGCAGTACAGAAGCAGATGTAGTTTCAGAGAATTTATCTAAATCAGCAGATTCATTTGAAGTGCAACGGAGAATTGTTTTCTTAAATGGTATCACTGACAAGTATCTTCTTTCGATTGAAGGGCTATGCTCATTTGACGCTTCAGATTCAAAGAAGGTTAGTGTTACTTGTAAGGTCGGGGAGGGTAAATATAAAAAACACTCTCTAGGATTAAGTGATAATGTAACATTCTTCTCAGAACAAACAGATGCTAAATACGAAGATGCGTACCACTACAAAGTATTATTCAGACCTGAAGAAATCATTCCTGATATTAAGTTACAGACAAGCAACAAATAAACTACTGAAAGAGGAGGAATTAAGATGAGTGGAGGAAGTTTCAATTACTTATGTTACAAACAAACATATGAACTATTTGACGAGGAGAACCTAATTGAACTAGAGAATATGGCAACTAGTTTGATTGAGTTAGGTCATAAAGATGCGGCCCAAGAATTACTAAACATGAAATATACGATCGAGCAGTCTTTAGTACGTGTAAAGACTATGAAAGGTAGATTATATGACGTTATGCACGCAGTCGAATGGTATGTAAGTGGTGATAGGGGCAAGGAAGCAGTTGCAGAAGCCGTAAAAGAGTACAGAGGCGAGTGATATGGACTACACAAATAACTTCAGTGAACTGGTTAGACACATCGAGAAAAAGTTGATGGATGGTTACGAGTCTATAGACATCTACGAAGAGTTGGAAAAAGAAGGAGATTGGACATCTGATAGTATCCACGATGCATACTATATCGCTACTAAAAATTTAGAGTAAATTTATGAATTTAGATAGTTACAGATGATACTTTATATTGTATAATAGAGGAGGAATATAAGTTAGAGAGGGGTTACAGTATGAATCCATTTGAGAATGAGGATTTAATTAAGATTTCAGCAAGTGATTTAACGTACCACAGACGGGGAGTTCTCTACGTAGAGAAACGTCCCTACTACATAGTAGAGTTGATTAAGGAGCCAAACACTGCGTTATACGCAGTCGTGTATGCGGTCCAACCAGGTACAGAAAGCAATCCGAAGAAACGAGCGACACCTATTGTCAACAACGCAAACCGATTTAATGGGGAAACAAGATTAGGTCAGATTGCAAACATGATGTTCCCTGTAAAGAAGACGACAGGATGGAAGGAGAACCCACCACTATTCGTATCACCTGTACTTAGCGGCCGAGTGGCTACACTTACAGGAGTTAACGAAGACGGATTCTTTGAACGTACACCTGATAGATGGACTTCTGTAGGGGGTACGAAGAAGTTAGAGCACGGTCAACCAACAGGAGTGTTTATTGGATTATCTACAGTGAAGTGGGATGAGATTACACATATCCCAGTAGACTCACTTGTACAAGCTATGATCCGTAATAAACAGACGAGTGACTTCTTCGACTTATCAGGAAAATAATAGTTTACTAGGAGGGTAATGTATGCCATATGTAATCGTAACTGAGTACTGCCCACATTGTAAGAGTGAGCAGGATATCAAACATAGTTTTGTCGTGACATGTCTCAACTGTAGAAACGTACTTAGAGACATGTGGGATGATGAGGAGGACGATGACAATGAATAGAGAGCAGCAATTAGAATTAGAAATTCTACAGAAGCAAGCAGAATTACGTAAACTACAAAAGGAGAAAGAGGATAGAAAGAAACCGATTCCTTTTGATCCTGAAGGTACATGGAAGGTAACAACTGAAGGTGACTGCGAAGGACGTAGCACTAGACACTTAGGTATATACGAAGGTCATGTGCTAGATGTGGTGCGTCAGTTAGCAGGACAAGTCTACTACCAATTGACGTTAGAGCGTGTACAACCTCAGAGAGCTACAAAGCTCACTAAAGGAGCAAGACGATCCGTACAGTTCCATGTTAGAGCAGGAGACAGAGAAGAACAGGAAAAGTTACCTTCAGGGGATAGTAACGCACAGTTCAGAGCATTAGCGCAACATCTGAGAGACGGAGAGTCACTTAAAGAAGGTAACTATTATAACGCAGTAGAATTAACTTGGGAGGTAAAGTAGTATGGATAAAACAATAGACTTTATGCTTAAATGGTTCTTACCAATTTGTGTCGTCATTATCGGGTTATCGGGAGCAAGTCAAATTGTATACGGTTCCGTAACCGTAGGAATAATTCAGGTATTCACAGGATTCTATGTTGCAACTATGATTACACCGATGAAAATGGAACGAATGGTTAAGCGTTACGCTATTTGGTTAGGTATTTTAACTGTAGGGATGATTATTAGTCTTATCGTTCTCCTATCCCTAGGAAACTACTTTGGAGCATTCAGTACCGTGTTAGTCACTGGTGCAGGTATATATAACATTTACATTCTATACTTCAAACATGGTAAGGAGGATCAGGAATGATTATACACAAACAGGAAGTAAAAGAAACCATTAAGGTTTACCATAATAGTAAGGAAGAGATGTGGGAGAACCTAAAAAAGTTAAAGTCGGAAGGTTGGTCAGGTAATACTCGTGTGAGTGTGGTAGGTCTAACCTTAGTTCGACAAGAGTTAAGTCACATGGATATTGAGTGGTTGAACGAGAACTATCCTGATTTAGTTATTCATGAGCCTGAAGCAGGTAGCTACATATACACACAACCCTATGTGTTCTACACGGAACACGAGAAAATTATCAAGGAGGAATATAAAAATGATAGATAAAGCTACAGGTTTATTTCAAATTTTAACTACTATTCTTTTAGGATGTACAATCGTATTTAATTTAGCTACAGGATCACCTGTTTACGGATGGGTATACATTGTCTTTGCAGTCAGTCTCATTTGGATGCTAGTAGGTAATCCAACGTTCACAGAGATGTTCCCGTACTTTAAAAACTTATTTAAACGTAAGGGGGAATAAACTTGGGGAAATGGAAAGATAGAATTTGGTTTCACAAGTCTAAAGAGGAGACAGGTCTTCGTTGCTGGTTACACTGGGGAGATGCAGTGTGGCACTATGAGGGATACACCTTTAAGAACGCAAACAAACTAGGATTCAATATAGATGTAGGAGGAGACGAGAACGACCTCTCCTTCTCTCTAGGTATTAAAGGACTGTTTACATTCTACTTCGGTGTAGATGGACTATTACCTCGTAAGTGGAAATACAAACACTTACCTGTCACACGTAACTACGGGATTAGTGCATTTGACGAGTACATAAGTATTGAGTTCCACCGAGACGACTATGGACACGAAGAAGGTTGGAGAGGTTTTCACAAGATGATTAACTGGAAGAACATCATCTTCGGTAAAGATAAGTATACAGAGGAAGAGATACACACGATGCGTGGGTACGTTAGAATGCCTGAAGGTGACTATGCTGCCACGATCCGAGCTTACAACGCTACGTGGACTCGTAAACGCTTCGTAGACCCTGTAACCATCACCCGTTACGAAATTACACCTGACATCCCTATTCCTGAGCCAGGTAAAGGGGAGAACGGATGGGATCAGGAGGATGACGCTACGTTCTGTACAACAATCCGAGCAGATAGTGTATCCGATGCACTGTTCCGTATGGCACAAAGTATCATGCGTACACGAGAAAGAAGAGAAGGTAAGAACTGGGTTCCTGAAGCAGGATTCTCGGACAAGCTGAACCAACCATTGTAAAAAGAGGAGAATGCTATAACAGGCATTCTCTTTTCGTTAGAGAGGGGATACATAATGAAACGATTTTATGAACAAGATATAAAAGACCTGATTCTAGAGAAGCAACATCTATTCGTATCGAATACAGATGCATCTACAGTCGTATTTGAAAAAGGGATCGTAATTGGTTCTACGATTGCAGACTGCTTGATATTCTCACGAGAGAAAGGTATAATCGGGATAGAGATTAAAACAGAAAGAGATTCAACACGTAGGTTAAATAATCAGTTAAAGAATTACAGTCTTGTGTGTGATTGGGTTTACGTTATGTGCCATGATAACCACGTAGAGAAGGTTGAAGATATATTAACTAAGAACGGACATCATCACGTAGGTATCCTAGCATACACGGAGTTTAGAGGGGTAGCTATCCTCGGGGAATACAGAACTCCTAAGCGATCCCCTTATAAGAAAGTAAACGTAGCATATCAGATGTTATGGAAGGAAGAGATTAACAATATCCTCGGAAGTTTCAAACGACAGGTAAGTACACTGGAAGAGTTTGGGATGAAAGTGGATACAGTAGACAGTAGGTCAGGAGGATTAAACGGTCTCTATGTGCAGTCTAATGCTTCTAAGAAGTACTTGAAGAAGTCAGATATGATTAACATGATTATAGGAAGATTAGGTGAAGCGCAAGCAAATACACTGCTTTGTAACATCTTTATAGCAGGTAAAATGCACCCCGAGAAGCAGCTAACTTTCCATCATTTTAAGAAAAAGTAAGAAAAAAGTGGAAATAGACTTCTAAAAGTATGTATGATATCATAAAGATAGGAGTATACTATAACTACAAAGTTATCGGATATACTCCTTTCCTCCTTACATCGGAGGTTGGAGTAGAGACAGGAGACAACTAAATCTAAGGAGGAATTTACAATGACAGTTAAACAGTTAAGCTTAGTAAAATATGCAGGTGAGTATTTCTTTACATTAGCAGACTATACATTAACAAGAAGCACAGAAGGTTACTCAGATAGCGCATCGGTAAAATCGGCAGTTAGAACATTCGTAGTGAAATCAGATGCAACAAAATATATCTCTTTTAGAGGAGAAGCGCAATTAAAGAATATTATCCAAGAGAATAAAGATAACCCTCACTTCCATGAGGACGACTTCCAAGGAACTAGAATGGGTATCATCGCTTGGGATATGTTAGAACCTTTAAATAACCGTTTCAAAGAGAATAAAGAATACAAGAAAGCATTTGCTCAGTTCATGAAAGAAGCTAATGAATATATAAAAGGACAACAAAGTAAAGAATCTTCAGATACTAATGAATCTAATGACCCTACGGAGAGTCGTGCTATAGTTATACGTACATTACGATCCGAGTTGAATAGAGTTGATAAAGAGATAGAAGTTCGTCAAGTGAATAGAGAGAAACTACTTCAGGCTATTAACGCATTGGAGAGTTTAGAAGTCGAATAAAAGTAAAAGATTATGGTATAATTAAATAGTTACAGAATAGGGTTGCATTTTATGGTGCAACCCTTTATTATATTATTTATAGAGGGAGTTACAGTATGAGAGAGAAAAAAGGACAACCGAATGCGGTCCAACGAAGTATGTCACGAGGACTGGGAGCACGAGGTGATGGAACCAAGAATATTAATGACAACGGGAAAGATGCCTATAAGCGCTCTAGACAGAGTACAAAGGGACAATATAGAGTTGGGTTCACAGAACTGTTCGAACGGGTTACAGAGCGTGATATAAGCCTTAAACATACATATGCAAAAGATTTACTCTCTAACTACCTGAAAGTGCCTGTAGATATGATTACGTTAAAGGTAAAGAGGAAGCCACAGCAGACTCTAACCTCAGTAGATGAGGTATTCTACGTTAAAGTAGGATCGGATATCTACGGTAAAGTATCTATACGGGTGCAACGTGTATTACGAGGTAACATGCTTATATTCGTCTTTCAGGAGAAAAAGGCCGCAATGAAACCACCTACTAAGTCTTACAGTAGGAAGACTGGGTTTAAAAAGAAAACATCCAGTCAAATTAGTCAGACCAAACGAAAATCTTACCATTCACGACAAGGAGGAACAAATTAATGCGATTACCAAATGTAAAATCAAAAAAAGGTTCATTAGAAATGTTACAAGGTATGTTAAAGGACAAACGAAAACAAGTATACGGTGTATTCTATACAAATGATTTCTTCAGTCAACGTTACGTAGCTCGTAACCACGTATTAGCAGACGAGGTTAACATTGAAGAGAAGACAGTTAAACTAAAGATTGCTACACGAGTAGAGCACGCAGGTTTATGGGAGCTAGAGAATACGTTAGACACATTAGTTCGTTACGAAGCAGGAGATATCCCAGGATACGATTACACAGAAGAGAACGCTACGATCCCTACAGTTCCTGAACCAATCTCTGTAACGAAACACCTATACAGTATCGACTTAGTTCTAATTATGAAGGAGCCATCAATCACATATCAATCGTTTAGTATTGCAGGAGTTAAGTTCTTAATGATTAACATTCTGCATGTGATAGAAGACGATGGTGACGAGTTCGAACAGAAAGTATCGCTACTATTCAGTGAAGCAGGTAAGCTAAGTGTGTTCTCTCACTTATATAATAAAGAGTTAACACCTGAAGACATCCATATGTTGTTGCATTTAATCATGGATAAGAATATTACAGGAAAAGAAATTTTAGGTGTACGTATCCAACATAAGTCAGGGACAAAGAGTGTACTCGTTCCTGCTGATGAGTTAATCAGTACTTGGATAGCTGCTAAGGATTCGTATGTTTTCAGTGCAGGGTTAAGCTATATTGACATCCCTTACGATAGCATCAACACATACACATTTACAATGCAACCGAACACCATTGCAGGTCATCAATTAGAGCTAGAGAACGAAGAACATACGTTACATATTCTAATGGAGAACTAGTATGATAACATTAACTGTCACTGTAGCGATAATCGTATACGTACTAGAGTCTCTGTTGTTCTCTTGGCTATTGACACTACCTATACTAACTTGGTCAGGAGCAGAGGTTGAAAAAGGATTACCTAAGGGTAGAGCCTTAAAATGGGGCTTCCTCGGTACCCTAATAGGAAACATAAGTATCCTTGCTCTTGTGGGAATCGTAAACCTTCTATTCGATTTAGGAGACTGGATGATTAATAACTTACCGTAAACTAGGATTAATTTCCTAGTTTTTCTTTATATTTACGATCCTACAGAGCCATTTTAAGTAGAAAAAAGTACACTACATAGTACCGTTAATTTTTAGGTTCTAAACTGGTTTTTCGGTACTAATCGTGAACAGCCTGATTTCATACAAGATATTCCACATTCGTAAACGTTAAAAAACCATACTACGTTGTGTAACTTTTAAACAATTTACGAAAAAGTTTAAAATTTACTGTATGATTTACTATATTATACGTAGACGTTGATACAGAAGGTTTTAGAGGACAATTTCCTCTATTTACGATGTGAGTATATTTGAAAGGGTTGGGATTTAAAATGGCAGGAAACGATAAAAAGAAATTAGGATCAAGCAGTGTATTGGTGCAGTTGTATAAGAATAAAAAGTTATGCACGAAAGTAGACAACATGTTAGACGAAGGACTAACGTACGACTACATCATAGAGTTCTGTAAGGATAATGACTTCAGCATTTCAAAAGCTTCATTAACGAACTATAAAAAGAAACGTGAAGAAGCAATTGAAAAAGGAGTACCGTTACTTCAGTTACTGGACAAGCGTGCAAAGGATAACGTTACATACATCTCGGATAAGCAAGTAAATGAGTTTTGGAAGTCACCTGAGGACGGATCAGAAGAATCTATGTCAATGGCTTCCGTTACAGATATGACAAAAGTAGGTACAATCTTTAACGATTTAGAACTACTGGATGAGATTATCAAGAAAGGTGCAAAAGGGTTACAGGCATTTGACGTAGTGGATACACCACTTGCAATGAAAGCTATCGAATTGAAAGCGAAGATTACAAACAACCAATTAAGCGGTCTATCTATTGCAGGTCTACGTGAGATTAAATTACGCCAAACTGCAAAAGAAACTGCGATGATGCAGGTTATCATGGCATACGTACCTGAAGACCAACACGATAAGTTATTTGAGGACTTAGACCTTGCAGAGAAAGAGTTCTACGAGAACTTAGACCTTACTGAAGAAGACAAACGTATCAGTAAAGCGTTAGAGTCTGCTGGTTTAGGAATATAAGGAGGGAATAACCAATGAGTGGAGCAGTTGATATTACACAATACGAGAAGATTGAGTACGTAATGTACACGACACTAAAGGATAAGCTAGAAGCACTTCTGAGGGGAGAGGTGCTTCTTGTTAAAAACTTCGAGCGCAGAATGAATCTTGATGTACTAATTAGAGTAGTAGATAAACGATTCACTGTATCGCAGATGACGTACGATATTATAGAAGACCCAAGCAATGCACGATACTGGGTTACATTTAATGTAGGAATTAACGACTTATCATTGTTCTCTGTGTTCAAGTTCGATGATAAAGTATTCAGTTACAAGAACAAGTTCCGAGTGGATGACCGAGTGGACTACATAAGTAAGTCAGGTACAAAGGATGCGGCCATTGTAGAAGAAGTATATGTTTCCAAGACCGATCCTGAAGTATTCCTTTATAAGTTATCCAGGGAAGACGAGTTATATGAAGAGAAGGATTTAATAGCCGTGAAATCTATGTAATACAGAGTCTAAAAAACTCTGTATTTTTTTTTTGTTTATTTTGTTGACAGTAGGACAACCTATATGATATTCTTTGGTTACAGAAGTTATTACAGTTTTTTAAGGAGGAAAGAAAGTCATGAGTAAAGTTGAAAAGTTAGACATCACGAACGACTTTAATGAAGAGGATACTCTTTTCCAACCAAGCGTACATACGGTAAGTGAACAAGAAGAGAAGATTGCAAAGGACTATCAGAACGGTCTAGGAATTAAAGACCTGACTGATAAGTACGATGTAGCAGTCGGTACAGTCTACAATGCTTTACGTAGACAGAAAGTTACACTTCGCAAAGGAATGTACAACTCCCGAGCAGGTAATCGTTTGATTACAATGACAACTTTAGAGAAAGATAGTTTAGTAGCAGATTACTTAGCTAACATGCCGATGACTGAAATTTATAAGAAACATCGTATCAATAAGCACGGTTGCTACACGATCCTAGATGAACGCAATATTGCGAGACGTGGTGGTTCTCGACTGGGTGTAGGTAAGAAGGTTGAAAAGGAGCAAGAGGATGAGCAGTTAACTATGATTCTAGAAGATTTAGAGAAGAAACGAGTTGAGATTACGAAAGCTTCTATCGTAGGTTCGACATTACATGTAAGCATGAAAATCGTTCCTGAAGTTAAGCTAGATAAAATAAACGTAGTTATTGATTACAAGGGAGGAAATTAGTATGCCAAGTTCATACACACAAGGAATTGTTGATGGAAGAGAACGTACAGGGAAAGAGTATCTAATTCGTTATGCGAAAGGTTTAGCAGCTTTAAATCACATGGGTAGCAAGCCGATGGAAGCTTATCCTGAGTTCCAAAAGCTTGATGTGCAACGTTACCAGGATAACATTAAACATTTAGAGGATGAGCTGTTTGAGGTTACTCATTTAGGTGAGTGGGGTTTAAACGCTAGATGGAAAGAAGCTAATCTTGATGAGCAGTACAAGTTTAACAAGCAAGCTAGAGAGGACGTAGACCTGCGTAACCGATACGATAAAGTTATCAAAGAAGTTGAAGCATGGGAACCAACTACGGATCGTTTAAAGAAAATGAAAGAAAATGCGATAGAGCACTTGAAGTATGTTCGTGAGCATGACTGCCGACCTGTGAATTGGAGAGAGACAGAGAGCAACCTGTATAAGCCAATCCATTACGCTACACCTGAAGACTGGCAGAAAGCTACAATAGAATCTTTAAAGAAACAAATAGCATTCAACAAAGAACAGTTGGCAGAGGAGATTAAACGTACACACGCTAACAACCTATTTATCTCTGATTTAATCTCTTCCTTGGAGGGAATGCAATAATGAAAGTAGTCGATCCGATGAAAGTTGCATTTGTTCTCGATTATCTACATAGAGGTGGAGAACTACGCATGGACGGTTCAACGTTCGTATGGTTACATAATGAAAAGGTAGGAGAGTCCGAAAACTATGAATACTTCATTGATGGGTTAGCTCGTAAGATGACGAAGACAAACTTATCTACAGGTGAAGAGACTCCTCACTACATGGGATGCAAAGATATGACCTTACCTTACTTCTTCAGTATATTGGATGAAATCGAACCTACTGTGTACACGGAAATGTTAGTTAATCTACAACAAATGAGGGAGGGAAAACGATGAATCTAAAGAAAAAGAAGGAGAGTAAAAGTAACGTGAAAGACACGATATACTACTCAATGGCTGGTTTAGTGTTGTTGCTACTTGCGGCCATTGTAGCACTACTGTTTGCTTGCATACCGATGGGAATTGTGTGGTTCGTTCTTGTAGGCATATTGCAGTACTCGATACCTGTTAGATTGATTTACTGGGTCGTATACGGATTCACACTAATATTTGTCATTATAATGGCATTAGAAGACTAGGAGGGAAAAGAATGAAAGGTATGGCAGCTTTTGTTGGTATGGTAATTGGATTGGCGCTTGTTGGATTGGTGGCATTGTTCTACTCGTTAATTCCTGCAACAATGATTTGGGCTATCGCAACGCAAGCATTTAGTTTTGATACAACGTTTAAAGGGATTTACTGGGCTACATTCTTCGTAATGTTCCTGTTACTTCTGTTCAAAGGAATCACAAAAGAAAAATAAAAGGTATAAAAGGGTATGTTAGAGGATATAATGACTGTAACATACCCTATAAAATAGAAACAAAAAATTTTTTAAATAGTTGTTGACTATAAGAAAACAACATGATAAGATTAAGACAGTTAAAACAAACCAATTAATTAGGAGGAAACAAAAATGACAAAAGTACAAGTGAAGCACAACACTACAGGTGAGGTTGCAGTAATCGTTGAAGATTCAAAAGGGATCGTAACAGTAACAAAGAATGGTCAAAACGTAACATTAGCGAACCAAACGGCAAAATCAGTTGAAGCACAGTTCAATCAAGCAGGTTGGGTAACACAAACACCTGAGACAGAGTTATTCGAAGCTTCGCACAAACAAGTTATTCAAGTGGAAGATGTAACATTAGTAACGGAAGTAAATAAAGCAGGGGGAACAAACGTTGTAGAAGTGACAGAAGAAGAAAATGCAGATGATTTAATCCCTGCTAAAATTAAGAAGGACTTAGACGAGTTCCTTCGCTTACATGCAGAAGCTGCCAAGTTAAAAACACAAATGGATAAACTGAAAAAGGGTGTACGTGAGTACATGGACAAAAACGACCTTACAGAGGTTAAAGGATCAAACGGTAAGAAAGTAGTCCTACAAGAAGGAATGAAGTCGAACTCATCTTCAGTATTCACAGACTACAACTTTAATGATGTAGCAGCGGCCCTAAACGATAACGACTTACTGAAAGAAGTAACAGAAGTACGTATCAATGGTGACAAGTTAAAAGGTCTTCTAGGTTTAGGTAAACTTCCTAACGAAAAGGTTAAAGAAATTCAAGAACTTAAAATCGCGATCCCAGGTACACCGAAATTCGTAGTAAAAAATAACTAAATACATAGGGGCTTCGTGCCCCTTACCTTTAAAGGAGGGAGCGTAATGGGTGAGAAGAGAGAAGTGATAGTTGGTAGATGTGCTTCACTCGGTTGGGCAGACTTACACCTAGACGATGTAGTACTCGTTGTGTGGGATTCAGCAGAAGCGTTAAAACCTATACAACAAGGATTCTCAGTAGAAGCATTACCGTGTATAACCACTGTGGAGATGGAAGAAATTAAAGAAAAAGCAGAAAAGAGAGCACAAGATCAGTTTAAAAAGATGTTATCAAAACCAAGACGAAAAAGATAAGGGAGATGTTAATTATGAATATCAACAAATTATTAGGATTCGGTAAAACTTATGGATTGGGTGAAGGATTAAGATTCTCAGGGATTGACGTTACGGACAAGTCGGACTATGTAAGTGTTATGGTTAGCGACTGGGACGAACGAACGTTAGTAAAGGAAGTTATTGATAGCTATGTAGCTTCTAATATCCGTTCCATGTGGCTTCACCGAGTGGACACTACATTATTAAACGAGATGTTGGAGATGTCTAAGTCCCATAAGTATATGGAGATTCGTGTTGACATGTACGAAAACATTGACGATCCTACTTTATGCACAAAAACAACATTCGAGGGTATTGGTTACGGTTTCTTCGGTAGCGTATATCGAGACGATTACCACTCAAACATCGTGGATTTACGTAGTGATGTAGATAAATTCACCAAGTCCACACAGACAGACCTCGCTAACGATGCAACAATATTTGCAGTTGTTACTGAGTACGGTGATAACGTTATGTATCATTTCATCGGTCGTCCACGATTAGACGGAGACGTAATGTTTACATTCTCAGATAAAAAGATTCGTGACTACGATAACTGAGGAGGAGGAGACAAATGACTAAATTATCAGTAGGTACACCTACACCTTATAAGGATAAAAACGGAAGAGTAGTTAAAATAGGGGATCGAGTCGAACTTGAGGGGATGTACTTTGAAGTTACCCAAAATGATTTTACGGATGAGATTGTTATTGATGGTGACACAGGTATGGAGTCGCTACAAAAGATATCGTATATGTGTGAAGTTATCTCGTTCAGTCAATTTTCCACACTTCCCGAAGCAATAGACCTTTCACTTAGTAGCAAATATAAGGACGCAGATGACGTTCTAAGAAACATTTGGGAATTACGTAATAAGTTCGTAGCTAAGTACGGGAAGTACGTTATGCACAACACAGTGTACTTAGGTGAGAACTTAGTAACTTTATTAAATGACAACCACCCGTACACGAACAGTGTAGCTGATGTGTTTGGTATGAGAATTGTAGAAGTAAGGGAGACTGACCACATGTCTTTAGGACTGACCGTAACAAAACACTAGAGCGCACAGACGCTCTTTTTTTTTATACCTGTATCGTCCGATCCGTAACCTATAGGATATGCTGTAACTTATAAAAAAATTACAAAATAATATAGACAAGCGTTAGAAACTTGTGCTACACTGATTACAGATAAGTTATCTAGAATAACTCAGGGAGTGGTAGTAGCATGAATAAGAAAAGGGTAGGTAGCACTTACACCTTCGCCAAAAAGGTACTCACAAAGGAAGAAACATATGAACTAATTGAAAGGTCACAGGCGGGAGAGGAGGAAGCGACAGAATCATTAGTCGAACACAATGCTAGACTTGTCACCTACGTGGTAAGACGAAAGAACAATCCATACCACGAATACGATGACCTATTTCAATTAGGAATGATTGGATTAATAACTGCTATAGCGAAGTTCGATACCTCAAAAGGACTACAGTTTTCCACTTATGCGGTCCGATGGATTGATGCAGAGATTGGCAACTACTTGAAGAACCGAACTTCTATCTTAAAGGTTCCGAGGGAGATCGGTGCAATCGTTAATAAGATTCTTGCGGTTAAGTTGAAGAACGAGGAACCAGCTATTATAATGGAGAAGTTAAAGTTAGATACAAGTCAGTTGAACAACATTACAATTGCTTTAGAGGTTATACACAATGAGGTCATTAGTTTGGACAAGCAGACAGGGGATGAGAGAGATGACTCACTATCTTCCATTGTCGGACAAGATGTTAACCAAGACTGGTTCTCAGGTTTAGCATTTTACGATATTATTAGATTCCTAGATGATAAGGAACAATCCGTACTTACATTAAAGTACGTTCACGACATGTCCAGTAATAAGATTGCAACATTGTTCGGTACATACGCAAATAAGATATCTCGATTAGAAAAAGTGGCTTTAGACAAACTACGAGAGCGTTACACATACGAGGAGTTGGTAAACTAAAAATAGGGAGTGGGAGAAATGATATTATGGAAGGTAAGGGGTATTGAACTAACTCGGGAAGAGACAATCGAACTTGTGAAAGAAGCTAGAGCAGGATCAGAGGAAGCAAAAGAGAAAATTATACTTGGTTACAAAGGTATGGTGTATACACTGGCTAAACGTTTCAGCAGAAGTAAACAACATGAGTTCGAGGATATGTTCCAAGAAGGGTTGACTATCTTATTAGAAGTAGTGGACAAGTTCGATATCGACTCAGGTTACGCATTCAGTACGTACGCTTATCCATTTGTCTTCGGTAAGATGAACAACGTTCGCAAACGGTACAATCCTATTAAAATATCAGCACATATTACCGATATTATTTCGAGGATCAGAAAGTATAAGCTAACGGATAGGAGTGAAAAGGAGATATATGAGTTCCTTAATAAAGAGTATGAATTAAAATGGGTTCGAGCTGCACTTGAGTACATGCGTAGAGGTAAGGTTCTAAGCCTTGAGAAGACTTTTTCCGAAGATGAGGAGAGTGACTGGGCCGCAACATTGAAGGAGGTGGTGTCCAAGGACGCTAACGGTGATTGGGAGTTGATGATGGATATTAAAGGATGTGTACCGAGTCTAACATCTTATGAGCAGTATGCGTTCTGTGAGCACATTCTAAAGGATAGAATGCAGTCAGATATCGCAGAGGAGTTAGGAGTAAAACCACAGACAGTATCCAAGCATGTTAATAAGGCATGTAGAAAAATTAAATTAGAATTAGGAGGAGTTTAATATGCCAACAACTTATGAAACATTTGAAAGCAAAAAGCAAGCAGCTATTAAATTATTAAAGGAGACAACACTCACTCTACGAGAGATTGGGGAACGTACTGGTCTTTCAGCAGGTACAGTAGGATCGTGGTCAAAGGAACACCGTCCTGCACATATTGCTAAACGAAATCAACGTTTAGGGTCACTCAAAGGCGCAGAGACTACACGAAAGATACTAGCAGGTAGACCTAGAGGTAAAAAAGTTAATGTGGTTCTTCCGAATATCGGAGACTTCAAGGAAGATGGTGAGTCTACAAATGTGGTTATGTCAGTTGATACAGAGACTAGCATAAGCAACGATCCGTTCGAATTTAACTTCAATATCGGACTATCTGAGAAGAACCTTACAAAGGAAGAAGTGCTATCAAAACTCCATAATGCACTAAACATTCTAGACCGTATGCCTGTGAGTACTGTGTCATTCGAATTAACTATTAGAAATGGAGAGAAGTAATATGGAAAACAAAACACCGAATTACCTTGTATGGGATATAGAAGAGGTATCAAGTGTATGTAGTCCTGAGGAGATGCAGATGCTTAACAATGTCATCGACAAAGTGTTACAAGCAAGGTTACAAAGAGGACAATCTAATAACGTACAGTACTTAGTAATCCCTAGCTTTAAGCCGTACTACCGTCCAATCTCAGAGATGTTAGGACTTATACAAGCTTCTAACAACCAAGGATATATGCAAGGATACAATGATGCAAACTAACTTCCGATATTTTTTCGGAAGTTTTTTTTTCGTACAGGCAACTTTCTCCACGTTTACCCATATCATTTAACTAAGTAATACAAAATAACACTTCCTCACACAGAGGAAAACAGGAGGTAATACTTTTGATTACAAATAAAACAATCCGTTTGAACCCACAACCTGATAGTCTTTCGGTAGCTGCTTTAGATGATGGTTTCGGTGATATCAAATATGATTACAACGGTTCACCGTTATTAATCCCATCATTCGTAATTCCTTACAAACCAAAACCAAAGGATGACTTCTCCACTGGAAGTAAGTTAGAGTACATCGCATGTGAGGTAGAAGGTAGAAGATATGTAGTCGGTGATTACGCAATTAAGATGGGAACAAATGTTGACTGGATCGGTGGAGAAAATAAGCACCTGGATAAACGGTTCCCGATAATGTTTAAGACCGCACTAGCTAGGATGGCACGAGGGGTGCAGGAGAGAGTATATACGCTAATGATGAACCTTCCTATTAAAAACGATACGGCAGAGCGTAGAAAGGCTCTAACCGACCTTGTACGAAATACACATGAAATATCCATATCTTACGATGGTGTAGAGTTCATGCCAAAGATAATCACAGTAGAGGATGTAGTTATCAAGAAACAACCTTTTGGAAGCTTATGCGATGTCATGCTAAACAATGACGGAGAAATCATCGACCACGATGTAGCAAAAGGATTCGTAGTTCTAGTGGATGTAGGAGCAAGAACACTAAATATTCTGACAGTTGACGGATTAGAGGAACAACCTGAACTGACTACACATACAAACAACGGAATGTTTCAAGCATATACGGCAGTTAGTCAGTATCTAGAATCGTCTCATGGAATCATGGTTCCTGATGGAAAGCTTCCTATGATAATGAAATCTAAGGAAATACGAAACATGGATATTACAGACCTAGTAAATCAGGCATACGAGAACCACGCTAACACGATCCTAAACGTACTTGACAAACTTTTAATCGACTCGTACGGGTTTGTAACTACAGTGATATTTACTGGTGGTGGAGCAGAGCTAATGAAACCGTACTTGGAAGAGAAATACAAAGGTACTAACATTCGTACATTGTTCCTAGATAGATATGCAAACGCAAGAGGGCTTCGCAAGTACGGTATCCGTTCTGCGAAGAAGCAACAAAAGAAAGGGATTAACATTCACGTAGGGGGTAACTCTTATAACGGATAGGGAGGAGGTTTGAGTGAGACAGTCATTATATCTTAGGGAGAGATTAGATGCCGATATCTTAGATGTAGTAGAACCGTTAATGAAGCACGCAAGCTTCGCACACGTAATACGAGAACTGATCCGAGACGGTATAAAGTATAGAGCGATGCAGAAGAGTGGAACTATGTATGAGAAAGTAACACAAAGTAATACAGTCTCGAAACCTTATAAACCAAAGGCTTCAGGAGTGAAGTATGAGAATATACCACAAAGTAATACAAAACCATTAATGAATGTGCAAATTAAGAAAAAGGAACTATCAAAACAGGAAATCGAGAACAAATTAGATGCATTCTAAATCCATCTTACCCGTATTACCTAATTACCCAATTACCCACGGGTAAGACGTAATTACCCACTAATTACCCACATTTATGAGTATGTTATTTCCGAGGGTAATTAGGGTAAAATCAGTCGTATCAAGGGTTTTACACGGGTCACACGAAATTCATCTTTCCCAGTCAATCAATAACACGAAAATCATGCAATACAGTAAGGATTGTGTAAAGTTGCTCCATGTTAATATCAATTTTCTTCTTCTCCTTAATTTCTTGAAGAACTAGATGGTCAATAAATTTCATTTGCTTTTCGTAACGATACTCACTATCTGTACTGAACCACATTCTTCGCTTCCTCCTTTATAGTTGAATCATTAAGTTACCTGTAGTATTGCCAATTAAAAAATAAATATACATGGGGGTTTTAAAAATGGGTATTTTGACAACTGGTGTTTCAATCGTGGTTATGTGCTCGGCAGGTATTGCAGTCTCTACTGTATTTAAATGGTTACACAACTACGAGTTCAATATCGGCAAACCATCGAACGGATCGCGGTCGGGTGCAAATGACCGTATTAGCAGTTTGAATGACCGAGTTAAACCAGGCAACCGTTAATAATAGAAGGTAACTATAAAGGAGGAAGTAAAATGATAAACGTAAACTTAGGTGCTAAAAATTTAGATAGTCAAGTGGAATATGTACCATTTAAAAAGGTGTCAACTATTACTGAGGAGCCAAGTTTTTTAGTCGAAAACGTAGTGAGGGAGGTGACGGAAGCAACAGAAGGTCGCAAAGTAAAGAAGGTACGCAAATTGAAGAAACTGGTAAAGGTTTCACTGTCCGTATTGGCAGCCAGCATCAACATCGCTCCGAGAGCAATGGCATCGGGAGTAACAGGGGGAACACCTCTTCTATCTCCATTAACACCTGCGGTCGTAATGGAATGGGGACTACAACTAGCATTCATAGCAGTAGCGGCAGGGGTTGCAGTAGCAATGGTTACACTTACAACAGCAGGGGTATACAGAATGCTCAGAAAGAAACAGGAAGCCGATGCATGGAGCCAAGACATTCTAAAGGGACTAACGCAAGTACTCATAAGCGTACCAAGCATTTACCTTCTTTACTACTTGGCGAAGTTACTCTTCCAAAACTTAAACTTCTTAAAACTAGCCTTATAAAATGTGCAAAGGTTGCAATCATTCCTCTAGCTACAGTTTCTACATTCTTCTTGACTTCCGTAACTGACAGAACCTATGCGGCCGTAACTGATATGGGTACCGATCCGAACTCCTTCTTCTCAGGAAGTAAGGGTAACATGTTCCAAGGTGTAACAAACTTCTTTACAGGTAAAGTGCAAGAGACATTGATTCCTGATCCGATACAAGAAATTATTAATTGGTTCGGTGAGTTTATAAAACTGATTAAAGAACTACCTGTAAATGTAGGGCATATGTCGGCAGACCTTATGGCTTGGGTATACGAACTATGTGGAGATTTAATCTTGAAGACACCACTATGGTTATTCAGTAACGAATGGTTCACGAATATGACTTTACTATTTAGCTCAGTGGCATTAGGTGCAGTTGCAGTCCTAACAGTTATCGAAGCAATCAAACGAATGTTCACAGGAGTAAAAGATGGAAGACGACCAATGGTAAAAGCTCCGATGGAATTTAAAACAATCATTAAACGTTGGGCGGTCGTGGCAGGATTAACAACAATCGTTCCCTTCTTATTCCAAAAAACATTCCAACTCCTGAATTATATATCCGATATACTCATAGGTATGAACGGTAAGACAATGGCAACAACTGCTCTATCGGAAACATTCGGTACATTGGATATTATAGCTCTCCTAGCATTCGATGCAGTACTGATTGGTACAGTAATCCCTGTACTATGGCAGAACGGACGTAGATTTTTCGACCTACTGGTTTTGGGGATCACTGCTCCGTTAGCATTAGGAGCGTGGGTGTTCGATTCGAAACGTCACCTATTCGACCAATGGTGGAAGAATGTAAAACATCTATCACTTGTTCAAGTATATCACTCTCTATTCCTACTTGTATTAGGTTGGTTCATATTCGGTATCCCTACACCTGTAGACTTCACAGGTACAGTCATCAAGTTATTAGTTGTAATCGGTGGGTTTGCTCGTATGCAGAATCCTCCGAGATTAATAGCGCAACATTTAGATAGTGGTGGAGGACTCGATGAGATTACGAAGAAACCACTTAGAGGAACAAGACAGAAACTTCTGAGTAACTTTTCTTTCTCTAAGAGTGCAGTCATGAGTCCGATTAATTTACTGAAAAAGATTAAAAAGAAATAGGAGGAACTACCATGAGTATGACAACGGCAATTATCATTTTGAACACGACTATGTTATTGACAAATGCTACGGTGAATGCGATTCAGAGTATTTTACTATACAAGGAGCTGAAGAGACGTGTGGACTAAGACGAAGGGAGCGAAGAACATATCCAACTACTTCTCAATTGTAGAGGATATCGGTAAAGCATTTGAACAGATTATGAATTCAGATACAGAAGGTATATTCGGTCTAGAGCTTCAGTTGTATCCAGGAGGGAGAAGTCTTGTTCTCGTCTCTCCTCCTAGTTTTCGGATCGGAAACGGAATTAGTCCTCGTCAGACGCTCGTAGAGGGCGGTACAGAAGACTTATCCTACTATGAGGGGTATTTACTCGAACCTAACTTCTTGCCACTATATGGGGCTTATAAAGGTGCCTTATTGAATGAACTTACTTCTATAGAATTGAAAGGAGGTGAAATCATTGAATTGCAGTGGCTGCTCCGTAGACGGTACGACAATTGGAGACCGAATGCAGTAGCAAGATATAGCAGTTATTTAGAAGGTAATGACTATCCGTTACAATCGAAACTCGGTAGAGGTCTTCAAACTAAAATTCTGAAAACTCTGAACAAGATAGCTTCGTTCGAAACCAAGAGACCGTATATACAAGAGGTAGAAAATAAAATTGTAGATGAAGCGTACCAATTCCAGTTAAGAATAGTCGTCCGTTCTAAGGAGCCTGAGAGCCTTGTACAGAGCTTGGATAACGTCCTAAGCAAATACGACTCGTACAATGCTCTCCGACTTTATAAACGGAAGGAGCGTGGGATAAAGCAGGAATACACGGATCGTATCATGACAGGAGATACGGACACACAGATATTGAGTAGGAAAGAGCTTGTATCCTTATTCGGTGGGACCGCAATAGAAGTTACACCAGTACAACCAGCCGTATCCGAGAAACAGTTAACGGACTATAAAGTGACCGAGGTTAAGACCGATGGAATAATAGCTCTATTACCGAAGTATGATAGGGAGAAGGTTGAAGCAGACGAAGGATTAATCACAAAACTGGCTGAAGCAATGAAACGAGTTGGGTTAATTAGTCAAGCACGTCTAACAAATAGTTCCATTACTTCAGGTATCAGGCTCACGGTTATCCAGTGTGATATACCGAAACAAAAGACATTGAGCCACATTGTAGGTAAAGCAGTCGATATACAGGCCGCACTTGGAGTTGTGTCTTTAAGCGTTAAACAAGGAAGCACAGCAGACACAGTACGATTCACGATCCCAAACGAAGTTCCTTCTATAATAGGATTACGAGAACTACTGGAAGATGCACGGTTCCATGAGTATGCTCAGGATGCAGTACTACCATTCATTGTGGGAGTAAATGAAATAGATGAACCGATATACCTATCACTCGGGAAGCTTGTGCATTTGATGATTGCAGGGACTACAGGCTCAGGTAAATCGGTATTCGTAAATACACTTATCATCTCGTTACTAGCTACGTACCCACCTGACTTACTTCGCTTCTATATGATTGATCCGAAACTGGTAGAGCTTAGTCACTACAAAGACTTACCACACGTAGAACATGTTGTCACAGATATGCAAAAAGCATCGGCTATGCTCAGTAAACTGGTACAGGAGATGGAACGAAGATACGCACAGTTCAGCGAGAACGGGGTAAAGAACATCAAAGTGTATAACGAGAAAATAGAGAAGAAAATGCCTTATATCGTCTGTGTAGTGGATGAGTATGCAGATTTACGGGACACAAACCCTGAAGTAGAAGAGTATATTGTTAGACTAGGACAGAAAGCAAGAGCTGCTGGTATACACTTAGTTATTGCTACACAGAGACCAAGTGCAAATATTATCAGTGGTCGAGTAAAAGCGGTCATACCGAGTGCAATAAGCTTCAACCTTAACTCTAATACTGATTATAAAACTGTATTCGGGAAAGGGATCGGAAATACGAAATTATTAGGACGTGGGGATGGGATCATGAGGATAGAAGGTTGGGAGAAAGAGTTCCAACGCTTTCAGAGTTCCATTGTAAGCCCCGTAGAGTCCCGTGAGGAGCAAGTATACAAGGACATAATAGATTACTTCTCAAATACGAAAAGCGTTCCATTAGACGTTCAGAACCCTATTATAGAAGGAGTTGTATTTGACGGAGATATAGAACTTGAAGAAGGGGATATAGAACTGGACTACGATATCATTACAGAAGAGGACTTATTAGAGAAGTTAAAAGGTGTTATAGCACGTACGAGAGAGACGAGAGTAGCAGAGCTACGCAAGTTAATGAAGATTAAAATGAACGTACTATCTGAACTCATGAATAAGTTAGTAGAAGAAGGTTGGTTAGTGAAGCATCCTTCTAGGGCTAAAGGTTATGAAATAAGCGTGGACGAAGTAACCCTTGCTAGGTATAAAAAATAAATGTTGGCTAAAAGGAAACAATTTAGTTCTAACCTCATACAATGAGCCATAGACTATAACATGTAACACAAAGTAATACAAAAACAAAAATCGGGAGGAATTACTTATGAAAAACACAACTAAAAAAATCGCAATTGGTGGAGCAGTAGTAGCGTCATTATTAGTAGGAGCACTTGGTGGAGCAGCAGGAGCAAGTTCATACTTAAACGACAATACAGTGGATTTAGTATCATTTAAACAGTGGAGTAACGAGCTTACGGATAAAGTAGTTAAGAAGAATGGTACAATTAAAGACTTACAGGCTTCCGTATCCAACCTTGAGAAAGCAAACAAAGAGTTACAGGATTCAAATACACAGAAAGATGCTCAGATTGAGAAGTTGAATGCAGAGGTTACTGCTTTTACAGAACAGGTTAAAGTCCTTCAACAAGATATTGCTAATAAAAATATGACAATTGATAAGTTGACTGCTTGCATTGCAGAACTAGAGGGTAAAGTAAAAGGACTACAGGATAAAGTAAATGGTCTTGAGAAGAGTAATGCAGAGAAACAAGCAATTATTGATAACTTGACTGCAACATTAAAAGCTACAGAACAACAACTTAAAAATACACAGGTTATTCTAGCACAAACGAAAAAAGAACTTGATGCTGCTAATCAATCAGGAAAAGAGAAGGATAAAAAGATTGCAGATTTAGAAGCTAAATTGAAAGAATACAGTGATGAAATTAATACATTGAAACCACTTCAAAAACAGCAGGATCAGAAAATTAAGGACTCAGAAAAATAATATGACAGGGGAATCCATTACGGGTTCCCTTTTTACTTGTCATATTTTAAACCATTGATACATAAGGGATACTTGAACATTTATTTAACTTTTTGTCCTATTTAAATTATAAGTGGTCTGTATTTATAATTATTATATTTATTATTAATAATAGTAATGTAGTTATAATAGTATTTAATTAAGATAGACGATCCGAAAAAACTTTTAAAATAGTTGTTGACTTGTAGAAAACCACGTTATATACTAAGGTCAGAAAGTTAAACAAGGAGGTGCTTACAAGTGAGTAACCTTTGGAACAACATCTTCAAGGTGGAGTTAGTTTTCGCAAGTGGGGAGAAGAAGACAATTTACTTCTTCGGATCGTTAAAAGGTGCGATTAGAGACTTCTTCAAAACTTACGGAAATTTACAAGTAGTCGCAAACTTCTACATACTTGGTGGTGTTTGGTTAAAAGAAATCGGTTTTTAAGGAGACAAGGTAATGAAGTTGCTTATCGGAGTCGCAGTGTTACTGTTAGCATTATGGATTATGGAAGACTACAAAAAATAAAGGGGATGTTATTATGGATTTCATTAGAGAGTTAAAAGAAGAGTTTATCGGGCTACCTATACGTATGCCGTTTATGGATGAGAACCAACGCTTCAGAAGATTAGAAGGTATCGAGTTCAAACAAGATGTAACTTTAAGTGTACAAGCTAGTTTCCACGCTTACTGTACACCAAGAGAAACTACGTATCTGCAAGACTATGAAGCAATGGAAATGGCACTCATTAAAGGAGGTGAGTTTGTATCACTAACTCAGCTATTAGTTCCACACGTAGAGCTTATGAGGGAATTGGACGAGTACTTTGAAGGTTCAGTTTACCCTTACGTCCCAGTGGAACTAATTGAACGAGTGTATCACGCTTTACTAGAAACATTCGGCAGAGACCACGAAGTTTTATCGGACAAGCCACCACGAACTGCACTATTTAAATCGTCAATTACTAAAAGGGAGGAAGATTAATATGAAAACAGTTGAAGAGATTGTTGCACAGGAGCCTGTATACCTAAACGATTGGGAAGGAGAGGACAAGTACGGTGTTATCTCGGACTTCGAGGACATCTACCTCAAGAAGGAGGACTACGAAGCAACTGAATCTCCTTACCCAAACGAGGAGTACTGGAAAGAGAAAAAGGATCGTATGCGTCAAGCATTAGAGGATTGGAAAAACATACATATCTTATTTGCTTCTTATGGACAAGCCAACTATTCAGGAGATGCTTGGGTACTATTTGAACAAGGTGGAGAACTATTCGAAGTGAGTGGCGGCCACTGTTCTTGTTACGGATTAGAAGGTCAGTGGTCTCCTGAAGAAGTGTCACTTCAGGAATTGGAACACCGACTTCGTGAAGGTACATTCGGTGAGGATGACTACTCGGATAACAACTTCAAAGAGGAATTATGCAAGTTCTTAGGCATAGAGTTAAAGTTTAATAAGAGAAAGTCGTATTACGACTACAACTAAGGAGGGAAAATAATGGAATATGTATTAGCGCTACTAGCTCTGATGACTGTAGGTGGTATAACTTTAATGGTTATCTACTACAGTACAGATGGTCAGTTCTTCTTAGGGATAATGTTCGCAGTTATTGGAGGAGTATTCTTACTTGTAGCAGGGATAGCCACTCTACAAAACCGTCACGATAGCGCAGAGTTCATCGAGAAGTATGAGATACTAGAAGCCACAATCAAGTACAATCGTGGGATCGGTATGAGTGAGTTCGAACGTATAGCGTTGAACGAGAAAATTGCAGAGTATAATGAGATTCTTGCAAAATACAAATATGCGAACGAAGGTCACTTCTATGATATCGCAGTTGTAGACGAAGTATCTAAGTTAGATTATTTAAAATAATCGGACAAATAGGTCAGAAGGGGGTGGTGTCATGAACGTTAGAATATTCTTTAAGTATGGTGGGTACACAGAGGTACTTGTCTATAGTCTTAGTGAGTTGGAGAGTAAGTATGGTTATGGATTAAACGAGATTTCTAGATTAGAAGTGTTATAGGAGGGATTATTGTGAGTAGTGTACCAAGAGATATGATTGAGGATCACGAGCACATTGCTAAGTCCATAGAGGATCTTTTATGGGAAGGTAAGCCATTTGCTAGTAAACGAAAAGAACTCTCTAAGGAGGAGCTTATACGCTTCTTAGAGGGTACCTGGAAGGATGCATGGGACAGTTATTTTGCTGGTTCGTATTATATGGGTTGGATGAGTGGAGAGGAAGTCCGAGAAGAAGAGGACAAAAAGTTCGAGCCTTATTACGATTCTAAAAAAAACAAAAAGATGTTAGAGACTTGTCTACAGGAGTTAGACCGTGAGCTAACGGAGGACATGCTTTCAGACATCAAGCCTGAACCTGTAAAACGTTACGAACCTATTATCGAGAGTGGATCGTACGTAGTAATTGATAACGGGTCTCCATATAGCCATAAGATTCTAGGGTGTGTACCTGATTATGAGAATGGTCACAGCTATGTTGTAGAGGACTTCACGTTCCCGTTAAAACGTGAGAACTTTATTCAAATACATAGCCGTTAAAAAATTTTTTAAAAAGTTATTGACTGTTAGACAACATGATAGTATGATGAATATAAGAAATACAGCACAGCACACAATAAAAAATAAAATTAGCATTGATTTCCAGTTGACTCCTTGATACAATGGTTGTAATCAACTAAGAAAGGGGAGTTAACAATGAATGCGATTAAGATATTGCTAGGATGTGCAGTAACGATCGTCTTGTTCCTACTCTTCATGTTCATCATCATGTTCGTACCTTGGGCTTTCCCGCTAATCATCATCGGTGGTATTGTCTTCGGAACTATGGCAGGATGGCACTACGGGGGTAGAAATAGAGATAACGATAACTGAAAGGAGGTGAAACCAAATGGTGTCTAACTTAGTTTACGAGATTACTAAACTGATTGCAGAGCACAAAGAAGGTAAGTAATGATTACGGAATACGGATCGTAGAAAGGAGGTGGTACATGTGGAAAAATACATAAATTTACCTGGTGACGAACCAATGAAGACTCCATTCGAGTACGCAGTAGGTGAGGTTATCCGAGTGAACAACAACAGGCCGCACAAGTGTTACAAGAAAGAAGTAAAGGACGGAAAGCTATTCCAGTACTTCAAAGAGGGACGAGTAGTTGTAGTATGGGATTAAAAGATATAAAGGGTGATAGAGATGTTGGCAACGGAGAAAATACAAAAAGCAAAGGAGTATTTAGAGCAAGCCGAACAATGTATCAAAGAAGATAACAAACGATTGGCAGTAGGTAACTTGGATCATGTGAAGGACAACGTGTTTGGAGCTATCTATCTACTAATTGCTGAAGTAATCGAGGAGGAGGGAGATTACTAGTGGAAAAGTACACCTTCGGGTTTAAAGAAAACTGGCGTGACTTCCTAGACTTAGCAGAACGTACGGTGTCCAAGGAGTACTGGTGGGGAGACTTATACTTTTTGTACCACGAGGATGACGGAGAAGATGCTTATGCATTCGCAAGTACTGGTGAGCTTGACGAGTGGTTAGAGAAGATGTTTTGGGATGGGTGTCATTACGAATCCAGTGACTTAGAAACATCTATGGATGAGTTCAAAATATGGAAGTTGATCCGTGAATCAGATGTCAAGAAGTTCACGTCACTTTATAAGGATGCAAAAAGGACAAGCTTGGTAGTCGAGGGGGAAACGTACTACAGAACACCTGTATCAATATGCGTAGAGCAAACAATACTTGTATCAACAAGTAGTTACTAAGGAGGGACGAGCTATGAAGTGGATAAATAGAGAAATCGCAACCATATACCTGAAGTCAGGTAAGGTTGTTGAAGTAGAGTGTGATGAGGTTGTAATGTCTGAAGACCCTGAGACGCAAAAATTACGTAAACTAGAGTTCAGAGGGTCAACACACCCTAAAAAGCTATACATTAATGTAGATTCGGTAGAGTGTATTACTACTAAAATAGTACCAATGCGAGTGTACTAATAATAAAAAAAAACTAAACTTACATAAAAGGGAGATAATTAATTATGAAAATTGTAAACTTTGGAAGCACATTTAAAATCTACGGAGACGACTTAAAAACATTTGACCAATTACCTGCTGCTACATATAAGGTAGATTTCCACCCGATGCAAGGTTTCTCTTTAGAGAAGATTGACAACTTTGAATCTAAGGAACAAAAGATTTATGGTAGCCACCAAGACAAGATTGATAAAGTGTTACGATCCTACGGCAAGTTTGAGCGCAGTCTAGGTATCATTCTAAGCGGTCACAAAGGTATGGGTAAATCAATGTTCGTTCAATTAATTGCAGAAGCAGTAGTAGCTAAAGGTATTCCTGTAATCATGGTTACGAAAGCATATCCAGGGATCGCAGACTTCATTGAAGAGATTGACCAAGAAGCTTTAGTAGTGTTCGATGAGTTTGAGAAGATGTTCAACCCACGTAACGATAAAGCAGAAACACAGGACAACCTGTTAGGTCTATTCGATGGTACGTCTCAGAAGAAGCGCATGTATGCTATCACAGTCAACGACTTATATAAAGTGAATGAGTTCATGTTAAGTCGTCCTGGTCGATTCCACTACCACATTCGTTTCGACTATCCAACGGCTACGGAAATCGAAATCTACTTACGTGATAAGATTGAGCCTAAATACTACGGACAAATTAAACAGGTTGTTAGCTTCGCAAACCGTGTAAAACTGAACTACGACTCATTACGTGCCATCGCATTCGAGTTAAATGAAGGATATCCGTTCCGTGCTGCTATCGGTGACTTAAACATCTTAGCAACTGATTCCCAACGTTACGATGTAAAAGTTACACTAGGTAACGGTAAAGTATTCGACTTAAAACGTAAAGAAATCAACTTATTCAGTGAAGAGGTTCGTCTAGATGGATACATGGGTGGAGGAGACTACTTCTCATTATCATTCAACCCTGAGAACATCGAAGAAGAGTTAGACAAAATGACAGTGGACGGAGACTACGTGAAAACGGAGACTACAGACCAAGACGGAGACCCAGCAGAACCAGTTGAAATTGTATCTCTTGTTATTACAAAGGTACAGGAAGCTGGCGTTAACTACAAGTTAGCGCACTAAGGGACAAGCTATGAAAGTTATTAAACTAAGTGACGGTAACTTTGTGCAGGAGATTAACATAGCAGGGCATATCATTATATGTCCTCTCTCCTACCAAGCTAAGAAATTTGTTAAAGATTCTGATTTAAAACCCTATACTGACTTTTTGGATAAGTCTTACAGTCCATTCATCTACAAGGTTGTGGACTTCAAATACAGTGAAGAGGAGATAAAGAAATGAAAATTAACTTACCAACAGAAAAGAAAGTAAACAATTATCAAATAGGGGACGTTGTTGTACTGGCTACAACAGGATCAGCTTACTTTATATTTAAGAATCCTGCTACAAAAGAGTACTCTCTATTAAAAGAGGACATGCAGACTTACGCTACAGGACGACACGCTTCACTAGAAGCACTTGTACTTGAAATGGAAAGGTTGTCGGGTAATGTTACACACTACCCTAAAAAGGACTATACATTAAATGTAGTACGTAAGGAGGTAAACTAATGAAACAACATTTAACTGCTACATATGTGTTTGATCCTTTAGATGTCGTAGAGTTTAACAAGGTTTGTAGTAAGGTTGAGAAGCTAAAGGACGCAGGTTACGTAGAAAAGGTTAGAAACATGAATAAAGAAGGACAAGTTATCATTAAGCTAGAGTTCGAGGAGGAAATGTAATGACAGTTTACGAACATAGAGACGTAGCGTATAACTTTGACGAAGTAATGAAAGATATGCAGAAGCTAAAGGAACATACGCTACGTCATGTTAAAAAGACCGAAGAGATGGTAGGTATTCAACCTAAGCAGTCCTTGAAGACATTACATATCCACGGAGTAGAGGTTAAACGTACAACTGGTACAGGATACTACGATAAGAGTTTGTACGTGTCTATCACCCTACCAAAAGCTGCTTATGAAGCTATAGAGGACAAAACGATTATCTCAGGATTCCTCTTCACAGAGACATATAACAAGCTACACATCAAGTTAAAGATTATCGAGTCTAACAAGGATCGTTTAGAGGAGTTCAAGAAAGCTATTCATGCAGTCGGCTCACTAGACCTGATTGCACACCTAGAGAACATTGAAATTGCACGACAAAACTCTCAACTAGTAACGAACATCTTCAACCTGTTAGAGCGTGCAGGTGTTAGTACAAGTTATTATGGATACAAAACGAAGCGGTCCAGTAAACAGTCACAACAATACTATAACTTCCCTTCTGAGATTCGTGGACAGATTGCTACTAGTTATAGAGAAGACACGTTAGAGGTTCGTAAGCAAGAATTACTGAAACAAGTGGACAACATTTGGAATCAGGAAATGAAAAAGGTTGAGGATGAGCGTAAGGAGAAAGAGAGAGCTGAGAAAGAGAAGCAAGAGAACCGTACACTGGCTCTACTACTAGCTAAGTATGACTTAGATATTTCTCAGGATTGGGATGACCTGTTAGATACTATCATCGAGAAGAATAAGTATCTATACCTTGCTCACCGTCTAGAGCAGAATCGAGGAGACTGGAATGATGGTTGCTCTTACGCTGAATCAGGGTTAGATAACTTCACGATTGAAACTGAAGAGGACAAGAAAATCCATGAGGACATCTACTACTATATCAGCACATGGGATCAACATATGGATGGTCGAGTATTCCGTGACTGTACATACGATTATGGAACTATCTTTGGTATAGCAGCTGAGAAAGATAGTGACCTGTTTACAGACTATGAAACTGTAAAAGAAAAGGTAGACCGCTGGTAGGAGAGGGTGGTATAATTGGGTGAGTGGTTGCTAGAGTTATTTGGTGCAATACTAGATTTAGTAGGGGCTATCGTCTCTAACGATGAGGAGGAGAAATAGGATGAAAATAGTTGATGAGAAGGTTTACGAGGATTGGAAAGAAAAGAATACAGACGGTTACGGTGCAGGTATCTTCCGATATGCTGAGAAGTGGGCTAACTTAATGGAAGAAGAGATTACAAAAGGTTCTAGAATTAGAGACGTAGCTCAGAAGCTATCCCACGATGCAGATACAGAAGGTATTACAGGATTCATGTATGGGGCTGCCGTTAGTATTCTCTCACAATGTTGGGTTCACGGTGAAGAGTTGAAGAAGTGGCACAACAAAGAGTACGACTATGAGGGTGAAGGGGTAGCTAACCCTGCACTCGTTACTATTACAAAGAAGTAGAGGAGGATTTAAATGTTTAATTTCATCGGTTGTGGTAGTGCATTCAACACAGAATTAGGTAATAACAGTGCCTACATCAAGGAGGAAGGTATTCTATTCATGATAGACTGTGGTAGTGCCAACTTCGATAGAATCAAGCGTAGCGGCCTGTTAGAGGGCGTAAACGACATCGTAGTATTAATGACCCATACACACCCTGACCACGTAGGATCGTTAGGAGATTTAATCTTCTATAGTTACTACTGTATGGGAAAAGTTAAGGTACCTCAGCTTACAGTGTTTGCACCGTATGACATGAAAATTAGTAAAGTATTAAAAGGTATGGGAGTTGAACGAGAGTGTTATAGGCTCATACAGTTCGATAACTCTAACGAGTACCCGCCAGGATTACAACAAGGAGAGTTCCGTATCCAGTTCCAAGTAGTTCCTAACCGTCATGTACCTGAGATACTGTGTTACGGTTACTTGATTACATATAAGGACAAAACGATTTACTATAGTGGGGACTCTAACAGTATTTCTCCATACATCTTGAGCATGTTCAAAAGAGGGGAGATTGACTACTTCTACCAAGATACTTGTCAGGCAGACTACGAAGGTAATGTTCATCTATCGTTGCGAGAGTTAACTGAACTTATCCGTCCTTGGGACAAGCGTGAGAGAGTCTACTGTATGCACTTAGATGAAGGGTTTGACCGAGAACACGCAGAGAATCACGGCTTCAATGTTGTACAACCTACTATAACTATATGATAAGGGGAGAAGAAACAGAATGAAAAGTTCATTATTTGTACCTGACAAAATTAACGTAGGGTATCAAGAGCGTGGTGGTACGTATACAGGTAAGTTAGCATACGTAATCTACTTCGACCAAAAAGGTAAGCTTCGTAAAGAAGTATCCTGGAATAGCTGGCGTGACCAAAAGATTGATAACCTTATTACAGAGAACGTACCGACTTCAGGATTCGTATTGAATAAGAAAGCGGGGGACTATAAGTACGACTGGAACCATCGTCAAGCTTATGCTCGTGTATACGATCCTCGTGGGTTCGAGTTCGAGATTACCATTGACAACCTGTTATACATACTAGAATGTTGCGACATGTTCAAAGGAAAAGGGATCGACGGTGAGTTAGTATATGCTTGGGAAGGTAAAGACCTTGTATTACTGCCTGTAAACTCTCCTGACTATAAAGAAATCATGGAGTATAACAAAATACTGAAAGAGAACAAGACTATTAAAGGTAAAGACCTGAAACTAGGTTACAAGTACTTGGATAAAGACGGTAAAGCATGGGTGTACTTAGGTCGCTTCCATAAGTACGATAGCTATACAGGTAAGAAGAAGAAAAACAAATTCTACTTCTTTGCTCAGGAGTACATGACTTGGAATAACGGAGAACAGGTACCAAAGTGGACTATCGAAACTGTAGGTTCTCTAGGTCAGAAGTTCATTACTGAGTCTCCTGATGGTTGCGTAGAGAACTTTGAGGAATTGATTGAGATGTTAGAACGTGATAGAGAGTATTCTCCTATTGATAGCTCGAAAGATGAGTTTATACCTCTAACGTTTGAAGAGTTCTTAACGGACTTAAAGGATAAAGCTAGGGGTTATGAGAAACTGTCAGCGTGGTTCTATAGCCCGATCCTCAAAAAACCAATAGATTCAGACTCAAACTACCACACTTATTATGGTAGAGACGATCGTGTCAAAGTAGTACCTAGAAAAGTTAAGAAGTCAAAACCAGGTCGCTATTCATGGTCTACTGATTATGAGTGGGTACAGGAGTACGATGGTGAAGGGGAAGACAAACGACCAATATTCGCTGTAACAAACGGTGAGCACCAAGAGTACCAAGGATACTACAACACCTATAAAGAGTACTTTAAAGGTACACTAGAAGAAGTATTTGAATACTTAAAACCTGCCACTAGACATGTGTATCTAGCGAACGGTAAATTATATAGAAAGGATCGTTAATATGAACAGACTGGGAGTTATTATAGGGCTATGTATTGTAGCCCTAGTAGTCTCCTTCTCTATCTTTAGTTACTACCACGTAACTACAGTAGAAGGAGTTGTTACAGATAAGTATAACAAGCGTGATGGTAAAGCAGACAAGTTCTATATCGTCATCAAAGACGAGGACAACAAGGAGCAGGTACTAGAGAACACCGATAGCACTTGGATGTTTAAATGGGACTCAGCAGACATCCAAGCAACAACGAAAGTAGGTAAGAAGTACAAAGTAGAGATGCGTGGTTGGAGAGTTCCGATCCTATCCATGTTCCCTAATGTAGACAATATTAAAGAAATCAAAGGAGAGAAATAAAATGGCAAAAGATATCGTAAGCGTAAATGATGAGAAGGTATTAGCATTAAAGAAATTGGTAGATGAAAAGAAAGAGAAGTTAGCAGGTAGAAAGGCTACACGCTATAAATCTGTGACAACTTGCACACTGGACTTAGATGGTACACGTCATAACTTCAATGTACTGAACAAAAAGCAGTTGAATGGTATTCTAGTACGTCTGCACGCATTAGTATTAGCTGCTGAGGACTTAGAGATTGAGATTGACGTAGTAGAGTTAAGTGGTTTCCCTCTATCGCATTGGATTACTGACTTAAAAGGTAAGATTAATGAAGTAGCGATCCGTGAGGAAGAAGCAGAGTTACGTAAAGCAGAAGCGGCCCTAGACAAATTGCTATCTCAAGGAAAGAAAGTAGAGCTAGAGTTAAACAACTTAGAAGCTCTATTGAAAGGTTGATAGACTATGAGATATATTGATGTTAGACGAGTAGAGATTCACTTACTTAGTCAGAAGACAGTTGTTGTCGATCCGAAGTACATCATGAATATTGACCTACAGCACGTTAAGAAGCGTATTAATATGGAAAATAGCTACTCAGAGACGCAGTACTCTGAGAAAGCTTACATCCGTATCTACAAGGAGCATTGGAACAAGGACTATAAGGACAGAGAATCGTTCCGAAAAGAGAGTGAAGAGATTATAGCTCAACTAGAGACAAGTGACATCATATCTATCAAGTTCGAGTTTGAAGATGACCTACCTGCTCTTGTTAGTACTAACTGGGGTAGTACAGTTCAACGAAACTATCATGTAGACAGCACAGGAGTGGTAGGATACCCTCACTACGCTATCAATATTGAACCTAAGTAACCTGTAAAATACAGAGCCTAAAAAACTCTGTATTTTTTTTTTTAACTTATTGTTGACGATTGGACAACCTCTATGTTATTCTAAGTTTACAAGATAACAAGGAGGTGAAACACATGAAAAACTTGGGGTTAACGATAGGTGTATGTGTCATTATAGCAGCCTTAGCAATAGTTGGTGCAGTAGTTGTATCAGTCAAGTTAGGGGCAGGTACTACAGTTGTAGTTGCTCTAGCTATTATAGGAGCTTGTACTATACTTGATTGGATTACGGGAGGTTCTATTAACTAATAGAGGGGAAGATTGATATGAGAGAGACAGCACAATTTATATTCTTTTGGGGGAACGATGATATTTATTCAAACTTCTTTTACTCACCGTTCAAGCACAAAGGTATCATGTTTAAATGGTCAGAGCAAGCAATTATGTATCGCAAAGCTAAACTATTCGGAGCAGATAGAATTGCAGAGCTGATCCTGAGAGCACAAACTCCTAAGCAGTGTAAGGACTTAGGTAGAAGTCGAGAGATACCTTTTGACGAAGGTGTGTGGGTTGGTTATCGTGAAGAGATTTACGGAGATGTACTATTTGATAAGTTCTCTAACCCTAGCTTAAAGAAACAGTTACTAGCAACAGGAGATAAGATTTTAGTAGAAGCTAGTCCGTTTGATAAGATTTGGGGGATTGGTTTAGGGGAGAATCACCGTGACGTAGAGAATCCCACTAAATGGCGTGGATTAAACTTACTAGGTGAAGTTTTAATGGAAGTACGAGACAATCATAAGGAGGATAAATAATATGGGACTATTCAAAAATATCACAATTCGAGGTAGACAAGGTAAGTCGGTCATCAACGGTAAAACATACGTAGGTAACAACATTACAATCAATAACGGAGTAGTTATTGTAGATGGGGTAGTACAAGAAGGATCGGTAAAGGACAAACTAGAGATTACGGTACTCTGTAATGTGGACAAGATTGAAAGCGAAGAATCTATCACAGTTATCGGTAACGTGACTGGTGACATTCATGCAGGTTCTAGCGTATCTTGTGACGATGTGACAGGAAATGTACAGGCAGGTTCCAGTGTAAGTTGTGACGATGTAGGTGGAGATGTACGAGCAGGATCGTCTATCAGTTGCGACAATATCAAAGGAAATGCTTTCGCTAACATCATTAGTCGGTAATGTATAAAAATACATAATAGGAGTGAATAAAATGATAACTTACGTATTGAAAGGTTCAACTGAAGAGATGGATTATACTAATTCTGATGTACTATACGGAGGGACAGACGTTCAGGCAGCATACGAGATTGCAAGAGACAGTCATCACGAGGAGTTTGAACTGACAACTTGGGTTAATGGGGTACACGCTCAAACATTCGGATCGGATAATGGCAAGAGCTGGGATTTAGAAGTGGACAAGGTGTCTACTACTGCTAAGAAGGTCGAGGAGTTAAGGAAACAACTAGAACAAGAGGAAGCTAAACTAGCTACACTCAGCACGATACACACCCCACAGCTAGAGAAGGAGGGACAACAATGATATCCTATCACGTCAAGTCAGTACAAAAAGTACAAAATCTACCTAGACCGTTAGAGATGACGCTATACGTGGGTAATGACCGTGAAAAGGCTCTCGGTATCAAGGACGAGTATCCTGTACTATACGCAGAGGTTTGGGTGGAAGGTATTCACGTTGTGACGTTTAAAAAGGAACGTAACTGTAACTGGATTACTGAGTATGACCGCCTATCTGAATTATCATCTGAAATTGAGGATCTAGAGAAACGACTAACCAACGCTAAAGCTGCTCAGTCTCTAATTAGTACTTATAAAAATGATATCTACTAGGAGGTAAATATATGTCTAGAGAAGAAAAAATTCGTTGGATTATTGAAGGTTGGGACACGTTAGGTGAGTCATATACAAGAGAAGAAGTAGAGTCTTGGGATGACGACAAACTGGATCATGAATTTAAATGGTTAGACCATTTACTAGACAAATAGGAGGTAGCGATATGGAATACATGTCAGTAATGGATTTATGGAAGAAATTAGACAAACTGAAGGATACGCACCCTGACGCAGAGGTAGTGCTAGGGCAACACACCGATCCTCGAACGTACTGGGGGCTTGTGGATGTGAAGTACGATCCTATCTTCGACACAGTAGACTTACATTCTAGACCGAAGGAGGAGCAACATGTTAGTCCAAAACTATAAAGGTATCCGTCTTCAACTTATTAATCGGAGGTACGGAACCCGTAAAGCAAAACGATTCACACTAGGAGGTACCAATCAGAACGTTTGGATACCGAATAAGCACCTAGAGGACGATGGAACGATTAAGCAAGGGGAAAACATAGACTACGTGTTTAGACGCTCACAGAGACAGCTAGAGCTTGCAGGATACACGGAGCCTATCATCGGTATTAAAAGAAGAACATTAGTAGAGGGGAGAGTATAATGAGCGCATTCTTATGGATTTTATCAGGAACTGCATTGGTTGGAGCAACAATACTTCTTTGGGGGAGATATGAGTACTTGAAGCAGAAGCGTATTGGTGAAGAATTGGATAGAGAACGAGCAGAGTTAGAGCAGAAATTAATAGAAGAAGAGAAAGAAAGGGTTCGTCTAGAGAAGATACGAGCTGAAGTGAAACCACCAGTCGTACCAGTAGAACAGATGGTACCGAACCTATTCAAAAGTGTTCACGTTAGTCCAAAGAAAGAGGAGCCAGTTGAAATCGTATATCCGATGTCTCGTACTCAGGCCGCACCGACTATGAAACCAACAACTAATCCTGCACCAAGACGCACAACTACTAGTGTAAGCAGTACACCAAAAGCAAAGTCAACACCTAAAACGACTGCACGATCCACTAGCAGACGTGACGATGACGACTACAATAACTCAATAGTATTAGGTAGTACTTGGGGGTCATACAACAATAACAATGATTCTGACACTTGCTCACGTAATAGCGACTATACTCCATATTCACCTAGTAGTGATGGCGGTAGTGGTAGTGATAGTGGTGGATCGTGGGGTTGCGATTGATAAATGGGAGGGAAAATTATGAAACTAGCTAAAGAACTATGGAAATTGGCTACGAGTAAACTAGGGACAAACTCCGAGGGGTATATAGAGCAGGTAAGACGTGAAGCTAGAAAGGCAGCTAACAAGTCACATATGCAGGTTGAAGTTCGATTACCTGATGAAGCGAGAAATCTGAAGTACGCAATTGCAGATGCTCTATATGAAGACGGATTTAATGTATCTACAAAAGAGTATACTCGTCTATGTGTGTTTTATGTTACTGTAGACTGGCAGGATAAGAAACTTAAAAAACCTGTACACGATATCAACCCATACTGATAAGGGGGGAAGTAGGATGCCTAATGAACCAAAGGTACAAAAGTTCGATGAATCGTATTTACGGATCGCTATTAATCATATGGAAAGATTCAAACCCAAAACATTAAAGGATGAACACCACAAGGAAGCATTTCTCTTCTCTATGAGAGAGATGCTAACCCTTATGGAAGCAGGATTACTATTAGGTTATCAAGAGCACAGTTCTAAGATACAGAAAGCTATTATAGAAGCAAAAGTATATGAGGAACTAGCTAAAGATTACGAGATTGTAGTCCGACCTAAGAGATACTATGCACCAGGAAGTAACTACTATAACTAAGGAGGGATCAACATGCAACGTCCTTGTGAAGACTTTCTATTAGTAATTGCAGAGACAAAGGTACATAACGACCAACTAATGAAGCATAACAAGTACTTAGAGGATAAGTTGAGAAGAGATAGACGGTATACTTACTTATTTATAGCATTAACAATATTTTGGATGTTAAAATACTTTTTATCCTAGGAGGAAACAAAATGACAAGTTATGTACGAGTGACAGATGTAAAACTACTACTGAAAGATTTAAAACACACTGATTCTACTATTGACCACGCTATGGACTACCTATATGAAAGAGCAAAGTTTGCAAGTGTTGATGACGGTAGCGATGCACATGAACACTACTATGTTGCTAAGTCCATGACACGTAAGGATAAAATAGATATGTGTTATAAGGTAGCAGTATCAAGAGGTGAAGAAATAGAGTGTCCGTTTGAAGATATGCTGGAGCACAACCTAGAAAAAGCATTCTTATACTACTTCAGAGTATACTGGGAAAGCCACTTTAAGGAGGAGAAGGAATGGCTATTGTAGGAGATTACATGGTGAATGGTAACTGTACGATCTGTGGGAAGTATCTACCAAAAGGTACACTATGTTGTGACAAAATGGTACAGAGTAACTATAACAAGTGGTGGGACGAAATGCAAAAGAAGAAAGAAAAAGAAACTAGTACACTAACTATAAACGTTAAAAAACGTTCCATCGGTATAGGAATAAGAGGTATTAAGGACATCATGAAGGAAAGCGGTCCGAAGTTCTTTGCAGAAATAGTAGAGAAGAATAATAGACTACGAGAGGAAGAGAAACTAATGAATAAAGAGAAGTATATCTTACGAGTGTACAATGAAAAAGGTGCAATGGTACAGGAGCACGAAGAAGCAGAGAAGTACAACATTATGAACCGAATCTATGTAGCTATTAGTGTTCCGAATTTCGTACTACAAGATATGGACATTGTGAAACTAGGTAATGTAAGTGAGAATGATTCACTGATTATGTACAAAATAAAAGGACGTTTCGTTCGATAAATGGTTAAGTTTAAGATGCCTGTGTGGTTGTGTAGGTTCGGTATTCATAAATGGAAAAGCGTAGGTTTGAGTCGTATATATGATGCGACTCACTACAAATGTAGTAGGTGTAACCAAACAAAAATAGAATGGTGGTAGGATAACGATGAGTACAAGTGATAAAGCAGTAACATGGTTAATGGATCGGGCAGATAAGTTAGGTGGATTTATTGATGAACTAGCAAAGCAATTAGGAGTAGCTGCTACGCATGTATATGAAGTATTAGTAAAACAACAAATGGTAGACGGTATTAGTTTACTAGTAAAAGCTGGTGTATGGCTTGCAATCTTAATCCTCTTGTGGACGTTGATGAACAAACTAGTATTCAAGAAGTGGAGTAACTTCTACAATGACGATCCGTATGGTTTTGACGCACAGTTTGCACTAGGTATTGTAACTGTTCTCCTTGCGGTAGTTACTATCTTCTTCAGTTTCTATATTGTAGACTGGTTAACACTAGGTATTAAGAAACTATTAAACCCTGAATACTACGCACTAGAAGATATCATGACATTTATCAAAGGGCAGGTGGATAAGAAATGACACAACTAGAACATTTCATGTACATACGTATTCTATTTCAGGAAGCCGAAGGTTATGGACAACTAACCAAAGTGTATGATGAACTTACAGTATACTGTGATAAGTTTAACGCAGACTTTGGACATACAGTAATACTATTATAAAGGAGTGAGCATTATGAGATACAAAAGATTACCTCCTGATGTTGAAGCGAAGATAACAGAGCAGTTTCTACGAGAGACAGGAGACTTCCCGTTCTGTGCTGGTAGAACTTCTGACATCGAAAAGCTATATCGTTGGGCTAGATATAACACAGATGTAAAGATAGAGGAGGATCGTAATGAAGAACATGGTATGTAGAGTAGTAGGTATGATGATTATAGCATTTGGTGGATTTATGATAGGACAAGCATCAAGCGGATTGCAAGCGTTCCTATACTCAGTAGGATTCTTTATAGTCGGTTCCATTATATATGACTTAGCACATAGAAAGGAAGATTACTAATGAATGACTTTCAAGTAATGGCATTATTGGGGGCTATAGTTACGGCTATAGTCTTCCTGATAGTTGTAGTAGTATACAACTTTATATTCGTATTGAAACTGGCCGCAGTCATTACACTTATCGGTATCGTAGTACTCGGTATCTACGCAATATTTGCAGGGATCGGATACACTGTCCACTTACTATTAAACCTATTCAGTAGAAAGGGGAAATAGAACATGGAAAGTGAAAATTGGAGTCTAGAAGATTTAAAGGACAGTATATGCCCTATTTGCAAAGATATCTTTAAAGTTGGTGTGATTCATAATGGAGAGTATATATGTTGTAAGTGTTTTGATAAAGGGCAGAAGGAGGTAAAGAGATGACAAAAGTAAAAGCTACTTGTATCCATTGTGAAGTAGAGGAAACCGTATCGAAGAATGGGCTAAGAGGTGGAAACTGGTCATGTGACGTATGTGCAGGAATGCAACAACATAAGAGACGTACATATAAACTGTTATTTATGGAACAAGGAGTATACGGAGCCGCTTTACTAGAAGATATCTCACAAGACGAGCTAGGAGAAATTATCAACGAACTATTGACAGTACATAAAGGAATACTACTAGGGCTAACAGAAATAAAAGAAGAGAAAGCGAAGGTAGTTCACTAATATATAGTATATAGGAGGATTATATAATGACAAATGAAAATACAAATACGAATACGAATGAAGAACTTGAACCGATTGTAGGTCACTTAGTAGTAAAGGGAGGATTACATTCGGAGTTCCTTAACGCCACAACAAGTGCAGTTAAGAAATATACCAAACAAGGGTATGATGTAGAAACACATTACCAAATGGTGCTCGATCCGAATAATGGTGAGTTAGTACATTCTGCTTATATAGTAGGTAAACTAAAAGAAACGAAACCTGAACCATTAATTGACTCATTCGAGATAAAGAGATTAGAGGAATGGGTTGAAAATGAATATATAATGGGAGAGATGCCAAACGGTGCGTATAATACGATTCAAGCGCTACTAGAACAAAACAAACAAATATAAATACAAAATACAAAATAGTAGTTGACTAACAAGAAACAATCATGGTACTATAACAGTGAGCTTAATAAGAGAGACAAACTCTACTATATAAGTAATAAACATGTATGCTAGAATCTAGACGGATCATAATATGAAACATTGTAAGCAACGACAAGCGACATAACAGTAAGAGTGAGAACTTCTGTTAAAGCACATATAGAATGGAAAGTATAGCAATACATAATAAAAACAAGTATAGTAGAAAGAGTTTCAATTAATAAGCTTATAGAGGAAATAGGTACAGTACAAAAGAATAGTATATAGTAAACTGGTATCTATATAGTATATAAGGAATGAGCAACATAGATAATAACAAATAAAACGTATAGGAACGAACGAGTTACACCTATATCTATATACACACCCACCCAAAAGTCGATATAGATTTTAGATTTGTAATTATACTATAGAGCCTTCATGTTTTCAACCGTATATACTATATAGTAACACGTTAAAGGTAAGAGTATCAACTATATAGAGTGAGTCGGAAAATACACGTATTCTTCAAATACCCTGTAGTTAGACATAAGACACACTACACAATACTATATAGGAACGCAAAGCATTACCAGTAACATCGCTCACACATTCTGAAAGCTGACTCCACATAGTACATGACATAGTATAGGCACTATAGAACTACTATATAAGAGAGACGCAAAACGAAAAACGCAAACCGTAACTACGGGAAGCACAAAACACAAAACATTCGATGAGACTCGAACCTGGGGCGTGCAAATAAGGTGCGCTATAGACTAGACTTTCATACCTGCATCTATAAATCTATTAGAAGTCCCTTAGTATATAGTAGGAGGATTGGCAGCTTACCCCATAGGCCGCTGATCCTTTTGCTATATTGGTAATGTATAGTAAGGGAGGGAATACATAATGATATCATTTGCGTATACAGTACACTGTGACGAGTGTGCGACTCAGCAGCCGTTAGTAGCTCAGAAATTGACTGATGCACGATCTGAAGCTAGTAACCTGGGCTGGACCGCAGAGAAGATGGAAACAGGAGCACAACAATGGTACTGTCCTGACTGCTCCATGCAGAAACTACAGGCCGCACAACAAGGATAAGAGCGTTTATAGACTGCTACGGTGCTAGTTAATACAATTGCACTGGAAGCAGTCTTTCTGCGTTAATAGAGGGCGTGAGAGCCGTTAAAATGGACGTTATACTGGGCAGCATATAATTACTATTATTCCCGATTATTTTAAAATATATTCATTTATTTTCTATTAAGTTGTTGACTTTAAGGAAACAATCCTGTATTATATAGGTAAGAGGTAAATAACACATACTATATAAGAGGAGTGAGTTAGAGTGATTACTACAGTAGAGAAGCCGCAAGTGTTTGACATAGGAGGTATCTATAAGTTAGAGTTGGTGAAGACAGGATCGGGCTACTGCGGTGAGTATACGATTCTAAAGTCAGGTGCTACATATTCATTCGATGGTACAGGGATGACACGCAGGAAGATATTGCAGAAGTTTTGGGATCGGGCTAAGAAAGTTGACCCGAATATTTCAAATAAGGGAGGGAGATAGTGTGATATCATTCAAAGATAGACATACTGCCCACTTAATCTTCGTAGAGCAGCTAGACGGACAGTTCGTAATTGATAAGGATAGCAGAGAACTGTTTGTAGTAAACAAAGCGGATCGTACGAATGTGGAGCACGCACTAAGAAATGGTCAACATCGTGTAATCGTATGGGATGTTAATGGTAACTTGAAAGCTAAAAACTATCTATAATAGGAGGAAATTAAAATGACAAAAACATACAAAGGGTTTGAAGCGTTAAAAAGAATGATGGACGGTTGGATTCAAAAAGAGGACAAGCCATTCAACATCTATCGGTTTGAAGATGGGATCGTTAAGGCTAAGAGCTTAGGGGCAGATTGTTACTTAGACACTAATATCAATATTAACCTATTCTTCAATAATACATTCGTAGACTATGTGGAGCCATTAGTAGCAGGTGACACGGTTAAAACTACAATAATGGCTGGTACTCTATATGGTGAAGTAGAAGCAGTATTTGAAGAATATGGTACAACCTGCTTCCGCTTCAAAGGTAACAAAACTCCTTACCGTGTAGATAAGGCAACCCGTATTGAGAAAGATGAATTAGCCGCACTAAGAAGAAAAGCTACATTCGAACAATCAGGCCGCATGGTGGACGAGTTCCGTAAAGGAGATATTGTCAAGTTTAAAGTAGCAGGTTACGAGTATATAGCAGAAGTTATGCAACAAGGTCTTGGTAAAGATAAAATGGTAGAGTTTAGAAATGCGTACTCAGGTATTGTACCTGGTAGAGATATTACACCAGTTAAGTTCGCTACATATATTGATGCTACTGCTCCTGAATATGTTAAAGTCGATCCAGTAGCTCCCTGCACTGCTCCAATGTTAGGTGCTATGGTAACACCTAACAACTACAATGTGGGAGGACGACTATAATGGCTAAGAAACCTTTTGCTTGGGACACTGAAGAATTGATTAAAGAGTTCAATACACATGAGAAAGTAAAGCATGAAGTATATAAGTGTACGTTAGCAGGATCGTCATACGTTGTTATCCTTACTTATAAGCTTACGAATGAAGGTTGGAAGTTTAAGAAGAATAATACGATGTTGAAAGAAGTATTTGATATTGCGGCCGATGCAGTAGCAGGATCGGACATATGGTAATTAGCTTACCACTGTTCGGTATCATGTTCGGGTTCTCTATGTTCATAGTTGGTACGGTGTCATACTGTATTGGTCATAGTCACGGAGTAGATTGGATACTAGATGAGTGGGAAAGGAAAAGGAGGAGAGATTGGTAATGAGTAGCGATATGGGTGTATGTAACTTTTGTGAAGAAACGTTCTCAAGATGTGGTGAGTTTGTAGGATGTGAATGTGGCAAGAGCTGGTGCAGTGAAAGTTGTGCAGAAGCAGATGGATACCAAGAAGAGGAAGAAGGTTATACTCCTCCTGGTAGTAATTGGAGACAGGATACTAGCTGCGACTATTGTAGGAAAGAGGATCATGACGATGATACACTACTAGAATATGCATTAGAACTGCTAGGTATGACAAGATACGAACTAGTAGATAAATATAATAGTAAATAAGTAGTAGCTCCCTGCACCAGTGGGGAGTTTTTATTTATTATGTCAATTATTTAGTAGCTCCCTGCACCAAGTGGTAAAACGTTAGTAGCTCCCTGCACTGGCTATTCGTTTGGCAGCAGGGCCGCATGATCGTCAGAATATTCAGACTATTTATACTTTGCAGCATTCAGGTTTATAAATGTTCTGACTATTCAGAATTGTATTTCGGATCGGTGGGACTGTCAAGTAAATTTACTTTACATATACGTTTGATCCTGTTTTGAAATAGATTTAAATTCCCTATAATAGAAGGAAAAGTTTTTTAAATTAATTTTGGTTATATTGTTGACTTTTGGGCAATATATCTTTAGTATAGGTATCAAGCAATAACAAAACTTGATAAGGACGTGTGATACATGAATCAATTTAAAGAAGCTAATTTTACTATTTGTGGTGAAGGTATTCAATTAAAAGGTTATGCAACGATTGAAAGAGTTTTATATAGTGGAGGTTGGGAACTTCCTTACTTCCCTAAAGAGTCAGTGGAATTATTTATGCAAGATAACTATAGTGTAGGGATTAAGTCATGGTATATAGAAGAAAATGACACTTATGTATTAGCAAGCACTTTTGATAAGGATATAGAAGAACATGAAACATTTTGGTGGACTGGTGAAAAAATAGAACATAACGGAGAAACAATTCACGTATACTGTTTAGACGGTTTAACGTGGGAACGAACGGAGGAGAAGGAAATGGAAAACAATAACGTATCATTAGAAGAGTTTAAAGCACATATGGACGCTACTGTAAATGAAATAATGGATTTACTGCATGAAGGGGAAGACATAGAAGGTTACAACGTTACTATATCATTAAATGGTAAATCAATTGAAATAGACATGAATGCAGACTTATACGCAAACCTAGAAAACATTATAGATGATGAAATTGCAGGTATTTAAAAAAGTTTTAAAATGTTGTTGACTTTAAGACAACAAACAATTATACTGAGTATAGAAATTAAAAAACAAATTAAATGAAAAGGACGTGTCAATTATGGAAGAAAGAACAATTTATGTATATCAATATGATGAGTTAACAGTGAGTGCAAAGGAAAATGCTCGTAAATGGTTTGCAGAAAGTTTAAATGAAGAATTTAGTTATGAGACTGAATGTATCTCTGAGAACATGCAAAACGTTTTAGAAAACAAAGGTTATAAAGATTTCGATTTAAATTGGTCTTTAAGTCATTGTCAAGGTGACGGAGTAGCGTTTTATGGTACATTGTTTACAACTGAATTAGTCAAGTTAGCAGAACGTTTATTATCTGATAAGGAGTATAGACGCTTGAAAGCAATTGCAACTGGTGAAGACTTCTCTATTGAAATAAATCAAGTGGGATATGGACGTTATCACCACTGGAATACAATGGAAACATATCTAAATGATGAACATGTTTTCAGTGACTATCCTAAAGTTTGGGAACTGCTACAAAAGTTAGAACGTGCCGTTTCTAATGATATAAAGGATATTAGCAGAGAACTAGAAAAGCAGGGATATGAAGAAATTGCATACTATTTCTCAAAAGAGTCTATAGAAGAAAATATCCGTGCAAACGAATATGAGTTTGACGTGGACGGAGGTAGAATATAATGACTAAATTTAAAATTATAGACGGTGGGGACTCTTCTGTATCTTTCCTATCAGAAGAGAAGTTAAAAGAACTAGCAGTTTACTACTATGACAATTCGGATGATGTAAACGAATATGATTTTACAAATTTAGAAACTGCAATTGAATTTGTTGAAAGAGTTGATAAGGTGGAGTTATTCAACATGTCACCACGTCAAAAAGAGATTCTAGAAGTGTTTAGCAGAAGTTTAACGCTATTAAATGATGAATGTAGGGAAGACGATAACTTTTGTGAATTGGTTGCAAGTCTATATGCTTTTAACCGTGCTATTGATAACGTAAATAGAGAAGTTTGTGAGATGATAGAAGGGGAATGATTTTCCCCTCTGCATTTTAGGATCTTAATTTGTGTCAAGTAAATTTACTTGACAGTTAAAACAAATAAAATTCTTTTTAAAATGTTGTTGACTTATAAGCAACAATGAATTATACTGAGTATAGAAATTAAAAAAAAAACAAATTAAATGAAAAGGACGTGTCAATTATGACAAACGAAATGATGAACGTACAATTAACTGTAGCTTTAGGGGAAGAACAAGAAGAACGCTTATACACTTTCTTACAAGAAGAATTATCTCATAATGAGTTCGTTGTGCTTGATGAAATTACAGTGGACACATATTTACTTGAAACACAAAAGGAAAACTTATTTGCTTACAATGTTGGTCACATTATGAATCATTTAAAACGTGAGGTTGCAATGGATTTAATTAACGATGATATTGGTTGGGAAGAATTGAGAAAGTCTATCCTACATGCACAAGAAAACTTGTGTGAGTCTGCAAATGGATTGATTCAAGCACTTACAGACTGGAAAGCACTTATTTTAAGAGGAGCCGAACTTGATGGAAACGGGCATTTCATTTCTCCTTATGACGGAGAAGAACACGAAATAAAGTTCGAAGGTTTAGACTTGTTAGTCTATAAGGCATAGTGGAGGGGTTTCCCCTCTGCTACTGTCAAGTAAATTTACTTTACACCAATTGCTGCTATATCGCCGATCCTAAATATAGATTAATAAAATTCTTTTTAAAATCTTGTTGACTTTAAGACAACAAACAATTATACTGAGTATAGAAATTAAAAAACAAATTAAATGAAAAGGACGTGTCAATTATGAAAGAATTAAATTGTAATGAGGTTGTAAATCAGTGGGGAAATTTTGGAGATAATAACCCTATCGAATACGGTACTAAGTTTGTAAAGGCAGATACAGAAAATGAAGGTTGCTATCATGTTATTGTTGTGGAGAGTCTTGCGTGGACTCAAGGAGAAGACGGTTGGTTTCTATCTCAATGTTATGTGGATTTAAATGATACTTGGATTGATTGGAATAAGATTACAGAGTTTTCAGGGATTCAACGCTATGATGAGACAGAGGAAGAATATAAAGCGTCTGCACTAGTCGAATATTACGGCATTTACGAGTTCAACGGAGAGCCACTTTCTAATGAGTTTGGCGTGGACTTTAACGGGGTTGTAAATGAAGTGAAGAAAGAAGCAGAGGTTATTGCACTATTAAATGAATATGATATCATGCTAGAACGTAAAGAGGAGGTATTGAAAACAACTGTCATCTATAATAATGAAAGTGAGTTCTTTTATACTCTGAAAGATGACGTGGAAAGTATTAGTGAAACTGTAGACGGGGAAGGAGTTCTACATTTAAGTGATTATAATAAAATCGTTGTTAGCGAGTCATTAGAACAACTTCAAACAATGCTAGAAGGTTATGACGTTGAAGTCATGACAGAGGAAGAGGAGGAAGAAGACAATGAGTAAAACTATACCTCTTCATGAGATTGAAAGCTTAATCTCTCAACTAGAAAAACATACAGACAATGACAAAGAACTACTATCAAAGGTGAAAGAGCCAACATTAAGAGCACGCTTAGAAGGTAAAACGGTAACATATGATTATGTTATAGGAAAACTCATATTCATTATGGAAAGGAGTTTATAACATGTATAGCGTTCGAGTGTACTTTATACACCCACGAAAAGGCTTGATAGTACGCTATCTCACGTTTGATACTTATACAATGTCAATGGACTGTTATTACACGCTAACAGGTGAGAGGGAAAGCAAAACATATCCTAAAGACTTATATTTCAATCTAGCTACTATCACGCATACGGCAATTGGTGAACTGTTTAATGAGAACTCTATAGAGTGCGAACTACTAGCAGAATATCTAAGCAAAACTATTTAATCATTCTAGGATCTTAATTGGTGTCAAGTAAATTTACTTGACACTGATATCTTAATAAAAATTCTTTTTAAAATGTTGTTGACTTTAAAGCAACAACATGAGATAATGATTACAGAAACAAATAACAAATAACTTATGAAAAGGTGGAAATTACAATGACAAACACAAATACTTACAACGGTTGGGCAAACAGAGAAACATGGTTAGTGAACGTACATTTTGGGAACGAATTAACATCTTATATCGTAGAACAAGCAACGGACGGTATAATTGATATCACACAAGACGAGGGAACAATTAGAACGGACATTGAAAGAACGTGTGAGAGTTACTTTGATGACATGCTAGAAGAGGAATTAAACGGTTTAGGAAGCTTCTTATCTGATTACATTGACTTATCTCTTATTGACTGGGACGAAATAGCAGAGCACATTTATAGCGATGACATTAAAAATATGATTGACGAACTAGAAGCAAGTGAAAATGAAGAAGAGGAGGAGGAAGAAGAGTAAAAACTCTTCTCCTTCAAAGGAGGTTATAACAATGACAAAACCGATGACGTGGAAACAACAACATTTATTAAACCAATTAGGAAACGTACTAAACGATTTAGCAGAGCAATGCGAACTAGATGATAACTTTCATGAAATTATGATTGACAATAACGATATTATTCCGATGTCTTTAGACGAACTAGCTTTTGAGTGGTTTGCAATAGCACAAGGGAAAGAAAGAAGGAGGATTGACGGTAAATGAGAGAGTTCGTGAAGGAGAATTTAAAAGGTAGTTTAAGAGTATTGGTATACGGGACTATTGGTTACTTATTAATGGTATTATATTCATATCTAATTGCACTAAGCTATACAAACTAAATGAAAAGGACGTGTATATTATGTTAGCATTATCAGAGTGGAAAGACGTACTAAGAAACTTATCAGAGGAAGGGGAAGAGGTAGAAGTCATATGGTTAGAAAGCACTAATGAATACGTACTATGTCATGAGTCAGAACTATATGAGGATGGATTCAAGACAGAGGAGGAAGCAAATACAAGGCTAGAAGACATATACAAACAACTATCAGATAGTGAAGAGTTTAAAGCATATGACAATGCTAGTTATAATAGATATCAAGATATGATGAGAGAAGCAGGACATAAAGAAAGTGACTTCATGTAGAGGTCGCTTTTTTCTTTTGTTCATTTTAGGATCTGAATTTCTGTCAAGTAAATTTACTTGACACCTCCAAGCTGCAACTTTCGACAATTCGACCTATTCATACTATTCTGAATTGTCTGACTATTACCCCACCCCGTGCTGATCCGACCATACGTTCGTATATGCGGCCCAGGGAACCTAACCC